GTCATAGCCTGTCATACCGTATTTGTTAGCACCCCAGCGCATACCCAGTTTATCCAACTGTTCTTCTAGGTGTTTGATTCGGCGAATTAATGCGTAACCAGACATGTTAGGCGTGCTTCATGCAAGTGTTTTCGGCCAGCATCTTCCAATTGTCCGACACTTTAATAAGGTCAGCAATCTTGAGTGCCATACGCAGGCTCATTTCACGAAGGCGTTCGCGGTTAACGTACATAAAGTCCATGATCTCTTCGGGTTCGTTTTTCTCAAAATTATAATCACGGAACAGTTCGCCTTGCAAGTGGATTTGCTTGATACGCAAGAACTTGTCGCGCATGGTGTTGAGCGTAAGGTCCAAGAAGTGGCAACGGCTTTGCAGCGCATCCAAGTGATCTTGTAGTTTCTTAGACTTGAGATTGTCAAACTTAAGGTTAGTAATAAAGATCACTGAACCTTTGAACTCGAAGTAATTGGGCACACCTTCACGGCGCAGCAACGAACTGTCCGAGTTCCAGTGAATCTTACGCTTCTTGCCTGAGTCTAGTGCAGCCTTGAGAATGTTAAGTGCAATATCGTCAAGCAAAATGCTATCACAGTCATCGAACACTAAGACGTTGCGTGGATCCGAATACTTGTACAGGGTAGCATACAGACCAATTGGGGTCATTGCACCTTTGATAACTTCATAGCGCGGACGCTTGGCGCTGATGCTGTCAAACAAGCCGGCGCGGTCCAATTGTGCTTCTACGCCATATGACTTGCCTACACCGGGAGGGCCTACAACAATCATTGCGCGAATGTCTCCGGCAATAGCAGCACGAGTCATGTCGTCAAGGATCGAAAAACGGCGACCAATGCGTTCAATAACTTCTTCGTCGGTTTCGTGATGTGGTGCTACTGGTGCAGCAGTGGTAGCATCTACCGGAGCACCACCAACAAATTCTACGTCAGCAATGTCGTTGACGCGGATGCGTACATTAGTGAACTCTGGTCCAAAATAGCCATTTGAATCAACGGTTACATAACCGCCTTTGGCGCCAGTTTGGAAACCTTTGACCAGTGTAAACGACACATCGTTCACTGGTTGATTACGATAAGTGCCCTTAAGGATCTTAACAGTACTCATGTCTAGCCCGTCCTTGTTTTGTTATGATAGTAGTATTATAGCAAAGTCAGAATTACTGGTCAACCGTTGCCATTCCAATCCAAAGTATTGTTGACATGCTGTAGGTTATTCCAGGCTGCTTCAAATGAAGAATCTAGCTCGTCGAAGTCAGGGTGATCGTTGGGTAGTTCGTGCCAAAGATCCCAAAGCAAATCCATTGCTTGATTTAAATTTCTTTGATTCATTCCCAACTCCTTGTTATTCACTATACCCATATTATAGCAAAATGGCTATTTCTGGTCAACCTTGTTTGGTCTTGTTGTGCTCACGTATTATAGCAATAGATTCGGCAATTAACCCTATAATACACAATATACTAAGACCCGATAATATCCAATATATTGTATTCATATTAAAAGTTTTCTTCTACACGTTGTTCAACAACAGCAAAGAAATCATATAATTGCTGAGTTAAATCTTTTTTATTTGGAATAGTTAATTGATTAATTAAACGATCTAATTCGTCGATTGTAGAATCAATCTTATCTAATATTTCACCGTTGCTCATTTTGCCAACTCCTGTGTACTTACTATAACCAAATTATAGCAAAATGGTAATTATTGGTCAACCAATAAAAAACCCCGCTTTGGGCGGGGTTTTGTTACTATTATTCTGTAACAGTAGGAACTCTCATATATGGTAAAACCAAATATTCAAAAGTTATAGTTTCGCCTGCCGAAACATCAAATGCCCAACCCGACCAGTCTGGATTTTCTGGTGTGCCGCCGGGCATTGGAGTAACAGGTGTTGGAGGCCACTCTGGAGGCAAGCCATTGATTAGGATTTGTGTACGGCCGTCGTTGCCGTTGCCCCAAGGTAGTGCCCACTCAACACCGGTACCGCCTTCTCCTTGAACTTCTGTTTGTGTGGTGGCAATTTTAGCCACGCCAGAAGTAATCGAAATAGTTACAGCAACGGTCTCTTCAACGGTCTCTTCACCTTGATATTCTAGGACAAATAGTTCTACGCCAGGGACATCAATAGGTTGTCCTACGCCAATTTGACCGCTATAAAGTTCAACACCATTTAACAAAACTGTTGCAGCAGCAGGTGAGCTCATTACACTACCTGTAAATTGCAATTTTCTTGTCATTTTTGCCATGATATTTTTTCCTCAAAATATTAAATTCACAGTATAAGGCAAGCCATCAAAAAATGTAGCACAACCCGGAATTAGATTTAATTGATTGTAACTGCGACCACAATCTTCTATAGATATTTATACTAGAGCCAGTGTTTGTTCACTAATTTATCGTGAATTTCATGTGGTTTTGGGCTACCATGGAATACTAATATGCTTACGTCAGGATCAAGTTTTGTTCCCAACCCAGGTGCAACGGGCTTTTTACCAGCAAAATCCCAGCCGCCGTCGTGCGCTTGCCATCGCCAACTATTAACACGATGCTGAGCTAGGTAACGTATATTATGCAAAGGCACATTTTCAAAAATGTAGTCTTGATCACCGTAGTGCTTACTAGCTGTTTTAAGTTTGTCTAGATTAATGTTATTGTATATGTTTTGCCAGCGTGTATTATTGAACCACATCACGCTCGAGTTAATCTTAGTAAGATTTTTTCTATACAAGTATTGAAAATCTTTTAGTGCCCAAAAATGCTCTGTAGGCAATTGCCAGATCCAGTCAATGTTTCCTGTGATCACTGTGTCTAAATCAAAATAAAGCAAATCGCCTGCAAATTTACCAGTGTTAAAAAGTTGTAGTTTGTACCACCAACTACGTTTAGGACCTCGAATGCCAGACCATTCGTCGAGTACATGCTTTGTCATTGAATCAGGAACGCTCCGTTGTTCTTCGGTGTAAACATGCAATCGCACAGGTATGCTTAAATTACGTTGCAAACCACGATGCAATTTTTCAACATACTCCCAAGAATATAAAGTGTCGTGTATTACGCAGGCACAGTCAATGCTGGTTCTAATCTGTTTATCCATGATCCTCTGCGTATCTCGTCAACTGTGTATTCAGTATGTGTTATTTCTACAAACCACTGCTCTCTATCCACTTTGGGCGGATTTTCAATCTGATTCATTTTAATGCTTACCGGATATGCCAAGCTCGAATTATCAACTATAGTAGGACAATCTTCAATGGCTGCTTGTACGCCAGGTCCGCTGTTGTAATTTATTACAGCATGATAGTCAAAGCGCAAGTCAAAATTATCGTAAGTACCACGTATTTGTTCCGGCTTTTCGATAAAAGCAAACTTTGGAACAAAGTTTGAATTTAAAGGCGATCGAGGGTGCGGCCTTACTACAATAGGGCGGTCGGTGTATTTTTTAATTTCATTTATGTTTTGTGTGATCCAATCCTCAATGCTGGTTAAACATTGAGTTTGTAAACTGTTTCTATGTTGAGCAGCAACAAGTATAGAGCTACCGCGACCAATTTGTGTAGCCATCGACAGTCTTAATTTACGAGGGCGGTCGTAATCTAAATTTGTTTGGTGACCATAATAGCCTAATGCATTTATATTATTAACTGCAATCTTCCAGGTTCGCCCACGATATAGTGCACCAACGTCCATAACAACTACAGGCTTATTTTGGCTACGGTAATGTTCGTAAACTGCTTGGTTAGGCTTTAATCTGCCGTGCCATAACACAGACCAAATAACTGCTGCGTCTGCGTCCATTGAATTTTCTTGGGTTTGAATACCAAATCCCCGACAACTGTCTAAAAAGGAATCCAATGGCTCTGTAGAGTTTCTTGCGCAAGAAGAAGGAAAGTATGCTATGCTTTTAATCACTAAATATTTAACCATGATTATATCCGAAGTGCAAGGAAATAAACCTCCAGAAGAGTTTTTTATATACACCGCATGTGATTCAGACTACTTTGATGAATTTGCGCCGCCATTGATTAACAGTATCAAACGCAATACTGACTTACCGTTACACATACATATCTTCAATCCATTATCTAAACAATTAGAGCTATGCGAAAAATTGAATGTGTCAGTTAGTTGGGAAATAATTGCGGCTGAACAGTTTGATCGTGCAGCAGATAGATTTATTGAAGTGCCTACCAAAGAACCAGCAAAGTCAGAATACGAACGTACACATAATGCAATGGGCAAAGGCAATGACAAAAATCTTTTACATAGATTGCAAAAAACATATTTTGCCTGTGCTAGATTTTTTAGGCTAGCAGAAATGTACCAAAGTCAAGGTGCATTTGCTATCGACGTTGATGCGGTAGTTCGACGTCGATGGCATAATTTAGAAAACAATTGCGATTTTTACATACACCGAGTCGAAGGGAAACGTGCTCGTTTTATGGCTGGGGGACTATACCTAAATCCCGGTGCTGCTGCTAATATGTTTATACAAACTTACGCAAATTCTTTGCGATCAAAGTTTGTTTCCAATTACATATACTGGGGATTAGATCAAGATTTATTAGAACAATCAGTACCTAAATACAACTGGCATCAACTTTCAGAGAACTTCATTGACTGGAATATGAAACCCGATAGCTTTATATGGACAGCCAAAGGTACTCGTAAAGATCACGAATTGTTTCTTAACGAGAAGAAGAAATATAGTACTTGATTGCTTCCCAAAGATCGCCACGCCTAACTTCTTCGTTGGACCAATGGATGTTTGCGATTTTATGAATCCAAGATTCTCTGTCCACCAAAGGCGGATTTACTAATTTTTTTAAATCTGTAAATGCAACATCTGCTGCCCAACTGTGGACAGGATCTTCAACATAACACGGTACACCTTCGATAGCAGCAACAACATTGGGTGTTGAGTTATATCCAACTGTTGCCCAGCAATTTTTAAGATCGTCGCGAATATTATCTTTGTCCGATACTAAAATTTTATTGCCGAACGTTTTTTGTAATTTATCTATTTGCTTTTGGCGAGCCCCATCGCCGGGGTGCATACGCACAACAACAGGGCGATCTGTGATCGTCATTATTTTTTCAATTGCACGATTAAGCCATTTGTCCTGGTCATTACCAAACATGTTCCATCCTTTAGGACGTTGTGCAAATATCACAATATGATTTCCTTCGTTGCGCCACGGTTTCATTGTAGTGTTATGCCAAGCACTATAGTGATCCCATTTGTTTGTGTCTAAATCGCGAAAAAAATAAACACCATCGTTGGGGTATACGCTATTTAAACTGTAACGATGCCACTCGTGTTCCTTACGAGCATAGTGTAGAATATTACTGTCAACAAACACTTGTGGAGTCTCGGATGCACGTAACGCATTAATGATCTTCTTACGAAAATTATCTTCAAGTGTGTAACCTAAAACAAATCCAACATTTAAGTTGTTTTGAGGCAATGAGTTGTCGCTATAATTTATTACTTCGTCGTTGTGTTTTTTTACTCCACGGGCAAAGTTATCCATTAACATAACTTTGTTAGAAAACTTTCCAGGATTACTAATTGAGCTGTAAAAAATCCCTACCTTCATCAATCCCAATCCTTTGATTTAGTCATTGAAATGTTACCTTCGTTTGGCAATGTGTGTCTTCCCATTAGATGATTATGTATTTGTATCTTACATACAAACTGATTAATCGCATTGTCCGACGGGCACCAATAATATCGATAAGTTTTTACTAATCCCGATGCAGCCCGAGGTGTAATTGCGTACCCCGATGTGCCCGGCATGCTAGCATTTTTCCACGGAACTGCCTGAGGCGGTGCACAGGGCGACTCTAAATAAGTCTTATAAGGTTCGTTTTTAAATGATTTTTTACCCAGCGATAATATCAGAACATCCTCAAACTCAACAGGCAAGTAATTTCGATAAAACTTAACGTCATCTTCAAAGATCATTATCGGTTCGTCGAGTTCTGTACACTTTTCCCATAACCGGTAATGGCTATAAAAACAACCAATGACCCCAGGTCTTGACATTTTTCCAACATCTTCGTCGGAGATTCGATGTCTCTCGTGTATAATATAATGATGGTTTTGAATGAACGTTTCGTACAGTTCAGGCTTGATATACTTTTGTAAATCAAGATCTGTTAGTTCCTTGCTTTTAATACTAAAAGGATAAAGTGTTTTCTTTCCTTTATTTGCCATCGAACTTGCGTCATCCCCTTGCGTTCCGGGAAACAAACTTGCATCAATGTTCCACTCTTGCAATTGGTCAAGCATTTGATGTGCTTGACGTTCGCTGTGTTCTTTACCTTTAAGGTATATTACAAACGCTTTCACTTATACCCTTATTCGCGGCGTTCGATATCATCTTCTTCACACTCGGTGCCGTACTGTATTTCCACAATCTTACAAGGTGTGTCGTAGGGATTAATTAATTGGTGCCATTCGCCTGCTGGAATTTTAATTGTTGTGTGTGTATCTAGCGATGTGCCCGGCATCATATATCCACTGTCCATGCATTTGTCAACAATGCACTTACCTTCAGACACTAACCATAACTCGTTACGATGTTGGTGCTTTTGCATGCTTAACCGCTGACCCGGATCAATGGTTAGTTCTTTGACTTTAATTCCCGGTAAATTGTGCAGGACACGATAGTAGCCCCATGGACGCTCTGTTTTAGGTGCTTTCCATTCTTGAAGAATCCAAGATGAGCTATTTGTTTTGGCAAAGCCGCCGACACCAAAATGAAATTCTAGGTTGTCATCGACAACGTCCATTTCTGGAATGTTTTCGTTGGTGCGGTCGCCACCGTTGGCAAAAATAATCTTGTCTTGAGGGTAGCTCTGACGTACCATCCAAATAGCATGCTTGGCGCTGCCGTCCGAATCATTAAAATCAATAACAAAATCTACACCAGCAAGTGCACGAAGTACAGCCGTACGTTCTCGCAATGGCATAAATGGTGCGCCCTTTTTACGAGTTAGCCAATCATCTGAGTTGGCTCCTACTACTAGGATATCACCTAAATCACGTGCTGCTTTAAGTAGTGCCAAATGGCCTGAGTGTATCGGATCAAATCCGCCGGTTACTAAAACAATCTTTTTCATGCGGATATTTATCTACGTACATTATTCGCGAGCCAATAACTCATTAATCATATTGCCGTGTGTTATTTTGGTTTCGTGGTGTACATTTACAATTCGAGTGGCATTAGATTCTAATCTATCCCATAGTTGTTCTCGTAGAACATTTAGGTCTTGCTTAACTACCCGTTTGAGTAATAATATAACTTGAGTCATTCGCACCCACGGATCTTGTATGCTGTCGTAATAATGATTTTCAAACAAATCATCAAATACATCGTACCCTTGTCGGCGAACTTCAGCAACCAGACCCGGTACAGCATACCATAATGGAAATTGATACCATGCTAATGCTTTAAATGACTTTTCTGTTACAAATATGCTGCGCCATACACCAGGATCAATCTGACTAGAACTTTCAACAATCAAGTTTACTGGTGCACGATAAAACAAATCGTGAGATATCCGATGTTGAGTTACTCTATCAACGTCAGGTTGGTCAACAACAATCGGAACTGAATGCGGTTTTACCACATTTTCTATTTCTTGACTTGTGCGACTGCCGCTGGTACCAAATGTTAGAATCATATCTTCCTTGGCAAAATTAGCGTGTAGCCTTTTGGTTAAATGTGCGCGGCCGATACTAGGTCTACGCATTAGACACACAAACTTATGAGTCATTGGCAACTCTCGCCAATGTATATTTTGAGCTTGTAGATTTTCGAGCCAATTGCCGTTGTGGATTAGTCTATTTGTAATAGTGATTGCAGGGTATGGCAATTTAGTTACATCTTCAACACAACTAAAAGCCACACGAAAGTTATTAGAATCTAACCCATGCGATGTTAGAAACTCATGCAAGTATTTTAAATCTTCTGCGCTGATTCCTTCGGGTTTGAGATCAACGAACCAACGATAATTAGACACATCGCTAACACTAATATTGTCATTGCTTAGATCATTAATGACTATTTCGCCAATACCAGGCGACCTAAGTATTCCAGAATTTATATCGAGCCAAGCAGAGTACCACAGCACTCCCTCATGGAATGCAATGCGATACGTCATACTTGTATATCTTCCATTCCTGCTGTACGTAATCTAACAATATGTCCCATTTGCCATTGTTTGGCATCAAGGCCCTTCATAATGCCTAGCCATTTATTGCGCAACAATGCCACTTCGTTAATAATTGTTTCAAAGTCAATGACTTCATCTTCGCCATCAACATACTTTTCAGCATCTCGGCTAGTCAGTGCTCGTGCGTAGTTCTCAAGATACTTTTGAAAATGCTTACGGCGTATCTTACGCAATTGAATATTAAGATAATTGAGCACAGCTTCAATCTCTTGAAGCTGATTAAATCTGTGCTCGGTGATACCGGGCAATTCCTTGATATTACGCTCTACAAACCCACCAATACGGCATTCATTTTTAGCGCCGTTGAGTTCGTGTTCATAGTGTGCAATAAAATCTGGAATTGCACCGATATTAGCTACTACTCGACTATACCACATTAGTAGTCCTCGTCTTCGTCCTCATCGTAGTAATCATCGTCGTCATCTTCTTCATCTTCTTCATGATCCTTAACATACTGAGCTAAGGCCTTTTTAATGTCTGAATCACCTTTGAACTCTTGACGGATGTCTTCGATGTCAACATCGTGATCAACCAATACGCTTACAACAATCTCTGCTGCTTCTTGGCGGTCAATTGACGGAATAAACGATTTTACTTCAGACCAAATTACACTTGCTAAATCAACAGTCATAGTATCACTCCTCTGTTTCTGATTCTGATTCAGCAGTACTTACCGTTTCTTTCTGATTTTTAAAATCAGCCATTACCTTGTCCAAGCAACCATCTTCATTTGATTCCCAGGCCTTGCGGAACTGCTTGATAATCTCACCGTCGGATGTAATAAACATCAATCGGTTACCGTCCTTCTTGAGTAGGCCTTTCTTTTCAGCAAGATCAGTCAGACCCGAGTAAGGATTCATACCTGTTTCATATGGAATTTTAACTTGCACACCTTCAAACGGTTTAGCATAACGTGTTTTCATTACTTTACATGCTGCACGAATACCCATGACGTCCGATACTTTGTTACCATCCTCATCTTCTTTGAGTTTTAGTTTCTTCATAGCAACAACAATACTTGATGCGTAGATAAAACCTTGGCCGCCTGAGATCTTGTCGTCTGGATCAAACATGTCTTGCGATGCGTATGTGTGGTTGGTAACTACCATGCCCACGTTATACGAACCAAACATATTAACACAGTTACGAACTAGTGCTGTTAGTGCTTTAGGCTTACGACCTAAGTCGCCCTTCATTTCACCTGCGTCAAATTGATTAACATCTGTGGGCGTTAGTAACATACCTAGAGAGTCGATAACAAACATAACCTTAGGACGTTCGCCTTCGGGCAATGCTTTGTAGTCCGACATAAATGTTGAGATTGTTTTTGCAACGTCATCGATCATTGCCATTGACAGTTTAAGCAATTTGCTTTCGCTGGTATCAACACCTAGTGCTTTTAGCCAATCTTCGTCGAGTGCGTTTTCTGTATCGATTAGCACAACAAAGATGCCTTGTTCTTGTGCATGTTTAACAATATTACCTGAGCAGATATAAGACTTACCTGCACCCGAGTCTCCAGCAAATACAGTTACCTTGCCCAACGGAATACCTTTGTGAAAATCGCCGCTGATCAAATAGTTAAGGGCATAGTTGCCTGTTGAGATCCAGTCTGTTGGATCGTTAAAACCAATCGACAGTCCGTCAATTGACTTGGTAATTTCTTTTCTAAACTTGCTTACGTCAAATGGTTTAGCCATGATTTACTCCAATCTAATGTTTAGTATTTTAGCAGTTTCTTGAACCGACTGCAACGAATTCTTCTCTACAATTTCACCGAGTTTAATGTGCCCAAAAGCCGACTTTGGTAGATTTGTTAGGTTGTGAGAACTTAACCAATCTTTGTAACCATCTATAGGACGCAAATAAGTTGATTCGCCAAACTTCAAAATAAAATTTGAAGAATAGTGTTTTTGTATTTTCAAACCTGCATAGTCTGGGGTTAAGTTGTCTTGATAACATTCAAACAAGGATTTTCCTAGTGTTGAGTAGTCGAGCAAAACAATGTCAGTTTTATTATAGTAATCGTCAAATAACTCGTAGTCTTCGGGTTCAAGCAATGTACGTTCGATGGTATTAAATTCTACACGCATCAAAGGTTCAACCTTGTATGGTTGTATTTCTAGTCGATGGCAATAACGATTGATATGTCTTACTGCTAGCTTAACATGCTCAGGAGCTATTATCATCAACCTTGTGGGCTTATCCCAATCCGGGCCGGCCAATCTTTCAAATTGAACGTGAAGTTCGTTATAGAACTCAGGATTGGCAAAATCCAGTGCAGTAGGTAGTGCTATGAATTCTGTTTTTAAGAATCCATTAACAGTTACAATTGCTTCTTTTAACTTTTGTTGTGCTTGTTCTTGTGTATTAAAATACGAATAAGTGTCATCTTGTAGCAAACTATTTCGTTCAAGCTCAGTTGCTAGCAATTTTGACCAGCGATCAACAAACGCATTATCGAGTAATTTAACTGTTAACTCAAACCCAGTGTCAAACGTAATTTTTACATTCATAATAATTGGAGGATACGCTTTGCATACCCTCCATACTTATTATTGCTTGTTTTGACGGCTGCGAATCATTGCCAAGATATCTTGAGCATTTTGACCCGATGCCTTTGGTGCTTCTACTGGTGCTGCGGCTTCGGCAGGAGCATCTGGTTCAAAAGGAACATCGTCGTCAAACGAACTTGCTGCTGGGGCAGACGCTGGTGCTGCTGCTGGTGCTGCCTTTGGTGCTGATTCGGTTGCGGCGGCGGCGCCTGCTGGTGCTGCTACACCTGCGGGACGATAGTATTGTCCCCAACGTTCTGCATCATATGGCATGCCATCAACTGATGCTTCAAACATTTCCTTCATTACCTTTAGTTCAACGTCAGTTGGCTTCTTAGGTAGGAAGTCTGCTAAGTTGAACAAACCATGCGCTTCGATTGCTGCGGCTTCGGCTTCTGTTAATGCTGATTCCTTGCGAGCCCACTTGGAAGTTGAGTAGTCAGCATAACCACCCTTTGATGTCTTACTAATACGGAAATCTAGACCACGCATATAGTCAGTTGGTAGTTCTTCAAGTTCTGGATCCATTAGGCTAGACTTGATGATTTGGAATACCTGTGGACTAATAATAAAACGACGGATTGGGTTTTCTGGGGTTTTATCTTCGTTTAGTGGGTTTTCGCGTACAAAACCTTGCATTAGGTAGCTACGCTTTTTCCAGTACTTACGACCCATATCTTCTAGCGACTTGTCTTTGAACCAAGTGCGAACTTCGGCTAGGATTGGACAAGCTTCGCCCCACATTTCAACACAAGGAACCTGAACAGTAACTTGCTTACTATCCATTTCTCCCTTGATGCCGTTGAATGGCAATTTGATCATTGCTCGTTCAACCCAGAAAAATGTATTCTTTGAATCCCCATCAGGAAGGAAACGAATGGTAACGTTATCGCCTTCGTTAATGTTCCAGTGTGGGTAAATTGCGTTATCGCCGCTGTATTGGTTTCCGCCTTGCTTGGTCTCTGCGGCTTGTAGACGTGCGCGGATTTCTGCTAAAGATGCCATAATGTTTTCTCCTTAAGATGGTCTTAGTTGTAGTGCCTAAAAATATGCCTAAATGCTAGCACCATGAACATAGTGTAGCATAGATATTTAGCGTGTCAATAGACTTTAGGAGATTTTGTTTGCCGTTTAAGCGCGAGTATAACTTAGTACTAAAACTTCGCGAACGGTATTTGGTGGAATGAGTTTGAGCATGCCAACAAAACTACGAGGTTCGCTTAGATATACGCTAGCTAGGTTTGGAACATATTGTGTAGTTACACAATCATGTGGGTATATCGGCCGCTTGGGAGTATAGTCGATTTCCGAATTCTCGTTAATGTCTGCATCAACACAATACGAATACCCCATGTCGTATGTTACAGCGTCCCCCATACAAATGTTTAGTTGCACATAAATGTCCGGGTGCAATCGGTGCATCATTAATCTTGTGCCCGAAAGATCGATGCTTATGTAACCAACTTGTGGTGCAAGTGCTCGACCTACAATTGAACTTACACGTTCGGTTTCTTCTTGTACTACTGCCTGCAATTCTGGGCTATCAGACCAAGGAGTAAGTATTCGATTGTCATATTGCATTGTAAATGCTTGGCGACTTTTACGATAGGAATCTCGGATATACTGAAAACGTTCTTTTGAAAAGAAGTCAGTAACTTGCCAAACTTGGTTACTAAGTTGCTCTACGCTCATTTAATATTTGCTAAAGTGCGTATAAAGTCTAACTCATCAGATTCCATAACTGGAGGTTCGTTTGGTTCGGTTAGATTAGGTTCAGCTTGTTGTGGGTTAGTAATTACGCTAGTATCAATACCTAGTTCTTTTAATCGATTAACAACGGCTGCATTATCCCAAATATTAGCATCTGGATCTTGGTCAGCAAGAGCACCTAAGATATCAAATAACTTGTCATCGCCAACAATATCATATAACAATTCAGTGGCGTTGGTTGCATCTGGACCCACTGCTACAGGCTGTGACATTAATCTGTTTAACTCAACTTGTGCTTCCTTGTTGTCAGGTAATGCCCAGGTACCTTCGGTTACACGTTCGGCCCATGATTCAAATTCATCAGCGGGTTCGGTCTTTTGAATCTTAACCAAAATAGGTAGTGCACCTTCAATACGTGGATCGAGGCTTTGTTGTGTAAACAAACTACGAATGGTTTCAACTGCTTCGTCGGCAGGCGTAATTGTTGCTGGATCAAACTCATCTAGAGTTTGACGATAGCCGCGTTGGCTAATCATGTGTTTGGCTTTACGCTTTAGATCAGCATAATGGCGTACTGCCGAATCTAACATGTGCGCTGCCTCACCGTCGTAGTTCTTGTGTTTAGCAGCACGAATGAAACTGCTAAGAGTATTCATTTCGTTGACCATTTCGGCAATGTGCTGGCCAAAAGCATCGTATGGTGTGCCACCTTCGCTTACATGGCGTGCCATTGCTTTGGCTCCAACTAGTTTGGTAAATGGTAGTTTAAAACGTTCACCTTCAGATGTTTCAACAAACACACTCTCAATATGACGGAAACGTGCTTCGCCTTCACCCAGTGGGCGGTTGTGTTTGATAACAATCTTGGTTTTCTTAGGTTGATCTGAGTAACTTGTTTTACGGGTGCCGTAATAGCCTTCGAACAAACGGCTTTCTTTAAGAGCAGCCATGGTCTTCATGTTAAACTTTAGGCGTGCTAAATTATTTAGACTAAAAGTTAATAGATTGCGCTTGGCAAACATACGCAATTGGTACAAGAAGTCATACCATTCTTTGCGGTCTGCTTCTTCCATGGTCTTGCCAAGGTTGTCGCCAAAGTAAACTTCAAGATTTTGTTCGTTGTCAAGCACGATAACAACAGTACCATAGTCCTGGTTCGCAGTTTTATAGTCAAAACTAAAGATATCAGACGAGCCAGGATCTGTAGTAGGCTTACCTGTTTTATCTAGGGTTTCTGGCTCAAAATCTTTGGCAACCAGTAGGTCATATAGTTGTTGTGCGTCGTTGTTATTTGTGCTCATAGTATAGTATTTATTAGAATATTGCTACAAACGGCATTGGCTCGATTGTAATATCATTGTGATCTTTGATTTGGCTATCTAATTCTTGGTGGTAAGTTTGTAGTATTTGTAGCATACGAACTGTTAGTACTGTGGCCATTACTAAATCGTCAGTTTCGCCGGGTTTGGCAGCATAACTTGTACCCATTGCTACGAAGCCCTTGAGTTCCGAGATTAAACTTTGACTGTTAATCTGCATACGATTAGTTTCGATTAGATTTTTAAGTTTAGCACACGCAGCAAGTTTAGACTTGTTTGTAGTGTTAAATCCCTTACGATATCGTTTGCCGCCGGAACTAACTACTGAGTTGTCACTTAAAAAATATCCTTGGATATTTTCTTCACCGTATTCAGCAATAGAAATCAGTGCTGCTTCGCCAATTGTATTGTTTTCCACGGAATAGTAAATGCTCTTTGAATCTTTAACCGTGTCGTTGATATGTCGGCAAATATCAGCAAGGATGCGGATCTGCTCGGGAATGGTAGTACGGTTATGACGCCATTCTGCAACTTGAATTGTGGTGTTGGCTTCAAATACTTGTATAGCAGCAGCGTCACCGCCAGTGCCCAAACTCGGGTCTAGAGCAACTGTGTAGAACTTGTTAGGCTCTGGCCTTTTAAACCAACGCACTTGTCCTGTTTTGTATAGTGGTTCAGTTGGAAATAAGTCAATAAGTTTAGTAGGAGCAATCAGTGTTTCGTCGTTAATAATGAACTCGCAGTCCATTTCTCGACGAAAACGTTCTTCACCCAGAATAGCACGTTGCTGTGTTGCCCATTGTTCATCGCGGTCTGGGTGCTCTTTCCAAAAACTACGATATGCTTTAAATCCATTGACTCCAACCTCAGTTGGATTACCAAATTCATCTTCACACTTTAACGCACTTTTCCAAATTAATGCAAATTGGTCTTCGTCGGAGTTAGGAGTGGATGTAATAATTGCCTTACCACCAGTTGCTAGTGTAGGCGTAATTGATGTCCAAAATTCTGTGGCAATGTTCGGACGCACAAACGCAAACTCGTCACAGTATAATAGTGAAATAGACATACCCCGGCCGGTATTTTCTGTGGTTGTTTGGCTAACAATACGTGACCCGTTGTCGAAATCAATTGATCCTTTGTTATAACTTACAACACCTGCTCGAATATGGTCCGGGCATGCTTCATAAGCATAACGAATACGCTGCATAATTTCCTGTGCACCTAAATATTTGTGTGCCGCAACCAAAATAGTCGAATCGGGTACAAACATTCCATACCAAAGTAAGTACCCAGCAGCCGATGTAGATTTGCCCGTTTGTCTTGGCATCATGCTTATAGAGAATCTATAATTATGATATGTTTCTATTAGCCTATCCTGAAATTCATAGGGATGGTACTGCATCTTGCCTCTAAGAGGATGCTGTATATAAAAGAAATTGTCCATGAAATATCGTGGACCGGTAACAGGATCCGCACACAAAGCAAATTCTTGTATTTGCTCGTCCGTGTAGTGAAACGAACGGTGCGGTTGTTTAATTAAAACGCCTTCAAGTGATTTTGACATACATTTACTTAGCCGTTAACTCACAATAAATATCTAAAATGAGCGACACATTAATTTTAGCGCCAGATTATCAACCAGTAAACTTTTTACCGTTATCGACAATCGACTGGCAAACTGCTATTAAACTATTTTTCTTAGATCGCATCCAAGTTATTGAATGGCACGACGATTGGGTCGTACACAGTTCAAGCATTAGTATGCGAGTACCCGCTGTGGCTGTAACAAAGAAAGGCTTCGGTAAAGGCAAACATGCACGATTTAGTCGTCAGCATTTGTTTTTACGTGACTTGTACCAATGTCAGTACTGCGGCGAAACGTTTGAGCCAAAACAACTAACTGTGGACCACGTTGTTCCACGTAGCGATGGTGGCCGTACTTCTTGGGAAAACTGTGTGAGTGCTTGCAAGGCATGTAACTCTGCTAAAGGCAGCAAATATTGGCGTCCAATTCACGAACCATTCCGTCCGAGTTACTGGAACTTAGTAAATAGCATTAAAGATACATTCACACATGTTCGTCACCCAAGTTGGGCAACATATCTTGGTTTGAAAAACGAACCGATAGTAACTAATACAAAGCGTTCAGCTTAGTTAATAAGTCGAAAAATTTTAAATCTTTGTGATATGCATAGGCTCCTTTTAACTCAAGGAGCCTATTCCAATTATGTTCTGTAATATTCTGCGTTGCTTTAGCAAACTCTATGGCGCCATTGTTAACAATATCTGCAACAACATTAACAATCATATCAGTGCGTTTTACAACGTCTAATTCCAGATCGTAAGATTCATTAATATAACTACCAAATGTCTTAAACCCAAGTTTGCGTAACTCGTTGAGCGCACCAGGTGCAGCTAATGTTACAAACGGCGTTTTTCCAGCAATTGGTCTGATAGTTTTTTCTGTAAACCAGCAAACGCGATCAGTTATTGTTTCGGCAACAATCTCAAAAGCACACGAACTATAAAAATCAATGCACGGAATTAAACTTTTTTGCCACACAAATTGATGCCCGGTGTTGCCATTAAAAACAAAATCAGGATTTCCTCCAGCATTTTTATGATAAAATGCAACAGCATTGGATGTTAAATTTCTTGATTGCAGTTGCTCCCACAAGTAAGTGCGTGTTGCATCTTCGCGGGCAAGCATAAGCAAAAAATCTTTGGTTAACTGTTTGTTAATTTTCAAACTTAGACGTTGTTCAATTATATCAAAAAATTTCGACTCGGAATCAAAATCTACTTGTATATTTGTTAACGAGTGGGAGAAACAAGAACATTCAAGCACAAACCATAATGAGTTATGTGAAACTAGTGTATCAAGTTGTTGCCACTTGTCTATGTCTTTGTAAAAAAGCACAGGCGAATCAGCATTAGCAACTATCAATAATTTATTGTGCTTGGTGTATTCTATAATATCTGTTTTTGAATATCGATACAACTGGTCAAGAATAATGTAATCAGTTATTAATATTGTATCAGACTCTGTTATCGGCAAGTAAAATCTCTGCTGATCTGCATCATATAAATCAATCAACTGGTAATCAATGTCAAAATGATTTAAAAAATACTTCCAGTGCTGTGTTTCGGCAGTTGAACAAACTAATATCTTCATATGTTTTGGTATTACTGACACCAAGATTTTTTAGCTTCACCATAGTATTCTCGGGCATATCCGTTTTGAATTAACATTGTTCGTAGACTTTGGCCATTTAAAATAACATCACCTAATACACGACCACCGTACTTATCCCAATCATAAATGACAACTTGTTGTTTAGTTGATTGTTTAACTGCTTTAGTAGTAAACTTTGATGCTGCTTGGCCTTTAGAATCTTCGGCTGTGCACTTAGCGCGAGAACCTTTTTCGGGTGTATCAACGCCGAAGATTCTAACGGCCAATTGTGGCTTTAGTGGTGCTGGCAAATAAGGTGCAGCAATAACCACTGTGTCACCATCAGTAACTTTAATAATTTCTGCAGGGTATGCAACACCTTGTGGTGCTTTGTCTGCAAAAGACATTGATGGCAATAGCGCCAGTGCTAAGAAAAGTTGATTCAATTTAGTAAACTCGATTAACGGTAAGAATTACGCCAGGTGATATTGGAATAATGTTATTGGATGGGGGAATTGTAGTAATAGCAGTAGTGCCGCCTAGTGACGCCCACTTTAGCGATATTACATCGTTGGCCGATAAATCTAAGAAAACATTAACGGTGATAATGTTGCTACCCGGACGGCCGCCATGAGTACCTTGTATTGTGCTGTAACTTGCGGTATTGTTTATAGTATTACCATTTAGTGCAAACCATACTACTGTGTCGTCAACATCGTTGCCGTAACATTCACTTTGTACGCTAAACTGAAAGTTATAACGACCGCTATGTTGTAATGTAACCTCACCTGTGGCAGTATTTAACGACATACCGTTTTGCATTACAACAGTATCAATTAAAACTGTTGCAGATGTGCCTACAGCAACAACTTGTGCAGCACCAACGCCAGCACCAGTATTGTGTGTTGATCCATTTGATCCTGCTTGCCCACGTGTAATGCCTGTGAATGTTGTGGCTGTCTTACCGGTATAACGAATAACTTCGGCACCAATTCTAATATAGCCACTGTTAGCAAATGGCGCAGTTGATGCTACTGCAATAGGTGTGGTGCTGTTTGAGTTAATGCCAGCAGTTAGTGTAGTTGTACCATCGGCATAATAAGCACCGTTGTATAACTGAGAAATAGTTGATGGAACGGTAACGGTAACTGCATTGTCAAGTCCGGCAGTGGCAGTTACACCATCGCCAACAAAATTAAAACTTGTGACTGTGCTGGTTAATAGGTTGCCTTCGTCGTAAACAGCAACATTAGCCGGTGCACCTGCAGGTGTGGCTAACAATACTAAATTTCCGTTGTTGTCGCCGACATATAGTTGTAGTGTGTTTTGTTCTACTACTAATTCTGCTGGACGAGCGTTGCCATCATACTGCGCTGCATTAACCTGGGCATTGTCCTTCATTGCTGCCCGGCTAATGCCAGTAATATCAAGCCATGGTGGAGGAGTAGGCATTATGATTCAGATTTCCAAGGGCGTCCAAGAGTTGGAGCAACTGTTCTATCTGCCCAGGTAGTAAATTCGTTGTAAATTCTATAACTTGGAGTACCAACATCTTGTCTAATAGGCATTGCTACATCAAGTAACTTAATACTTGCTTTGGCTTGCTGAAATGTTAGTCCTTGGCTTGCCATAAGGGCAGGAGCATTATCAGTAATATACTGATTCCAGTTATCGTATCCAGAAGGGGTAGGTGGTAGTGCCATAATAATATTTATGGCTGTACGTTATTTTGTTAACGTGGGTAACCTTTGAACGGTTTTACTGGGCTTGTTGATGTAACAAACGACGGTTCTTCGCTTTTAGGACTCGATACTAGTTTTTTGCCGCCAGGTGTGTTGGTCATTTTAAGTGCCTGGTCGATTACTTTTTCAATACCAGAGTTCATTCCAACAACTACACCGTGTTCGCCAAATGCTGTTTCTGGAGACCAGTCTGGGCGAAAATTATTAACATCATCTGTGGCTTGATCGCTACGTGCTCGAGCAATAGCCACACCAAATCGATAATTGTTATAAGGATCTGCTGCCGATAATCCAGGAATAGTAAAAGTCCATTGCATAGGATCCTTGTATTCTGGATCTAGATCTTTTTGTTCTACAATAAACTCACGTGCTCTCATCGACGTCGGTAACCTTTGAACGGTTTTACTGGACTAACATTGTTAGTCGATTTAAGTTCTTCACTGTCCATGTCACCATGGTTTAGATCTTTATAAGATGCGCCGGCGACTTCGTATGCTTGTTTAAGCATAGCCTGCTCTTCCTTAGTATAAGGATGTGCTGTTTTACCTTTGCCTATCCAACTCTTGGCGTCCATTTCAATGGGGTTAACACCGTCGGCGCAGGCCACTGCCATTCCCAAACGATACCCAACGTAGTCAGTGTTCCAGCGTTCACCATCACTGAACCAGTTAAGACCGCGAGTTGCTTGCTGGTATCTCTTAGATACCTTGGCTTCGCTGGCCTCAGTGATGAACTCCGCTGCTCGCATTATTACTTCTTAAATGCTTTAAACAAGTTCCAAAGACTGTTTTCGATCTTTGCAACTTCTTGGCTTTCCTTAACTTGAACAGCAGTAACAGGAACAGTAGTTTGACCATTACCTGCAACGGTTGTCTTAGGTTTGTTTAAACCACCGGCTAGTTTGTTTGTTAGCATGTCTGTGTCTGCGTATTCTTCGTCTGGGCCGTTGGCTAGTTCATTTGATTCTTCAACCATTGAACATTCGCATGGGTTTGTGCCACATGCTTCGCAACATTGTGCTTCCTGTACTGCAGGAACACCGCCGCCAGCAATACCAGCCATCTTTAAAATTTCTGCTAGCTTGTCAGCATCTTCATCAGTAGCACTAACGTTAATGCTCTTTTGACCATTGCTGTCGACGTTTACATTGATGCTCATGCCCTCGACAATCATTTTTTCTACTTGGCTGTTAATGCTTTCGTAAACACCCTTGCCAAACTGATAACCACCAGCACTTGCTTTCTTAGGAGCAGCAACACTTGGAGCAACTGAACCGGCACAAGTTGTTTCTTCAACTTGTTCTTCGTCCTTGCTTTCGTTCTTGCCACGTAGTTTTGCTAATACTGCACCAGCAACCTTTTCACCACGTTCTTTGCTGCCATACTTTTTACCTGCTGACTTAGCAATCTTTTCAAAGTTCTTGCCTGGCTTGCCAATGTCTTTACCGGCACGTGCCTTTTTAGCAGAGTAGTCGCCTGTTGATTCTTCTTCTAACTCTGCACCGACCCAGTTGCCTTTGAGTATTTCGTCAACTAAATCGCTAATGCCAGCTTTGAATGCTAGTTGACGTGCTGCTTTGGGCTTACCAACTTTAAACATCTCTGCTACTTTAGTTAAATTTCTAACATCCACTGGGGTGTAACCTAGATCTTTCCAGTCAGCGGCGTTAGCATCATAAAGCATGTGATAGATACTTTTTGCTGCTTGGCGTGATTCTTTAGATTCGTCGCCTGTTGATTCTTCTTCAACACCGGCTTCTTCTTCAACTTTGCCTTGCTTGTGTGCTTTCCATGTGGTAGCATAAGCAATTGCTTTGTCCTTGTCACTTAGGTGACCGTCTTTGCTCAATGACTTCTTAATACCCTTGACCATACGTTCTGCTTTGGCGCCAGGGGGGGCCTTTTCAGCAACTGGTTCTGCACTTAGGCTCTTGGCTTTAGCACCAAGATCACGCTTTACTGATCTTTCACGATCCATGTCGTTTTTAAATGCACTAACTCTAAAATCGTCACCCGATGCACGGTGCTTGCCTAAAAAGTTTTTAGCCATCTTCTTAGCAACTTCAAGTTGCTCAGGGCTTGTGCACGAAGCAATAACCTTGGCTAACTTAACCATGTCAACGCCTTCGTCGTCGCCCTCTTTGATAGCACCCTTCTTAAGAAGTTTGCTCTTGCCTGTTGGGCCTTTGGCACCAATAGCACGTTTGGTGCCTGCTGGGCGACCACGCTTTTTAGCAGCCTTAACACCTGGCTTGCTATCATCTTCGTCATCTTCTGGTTCATCAACTTGTGCTGAACCGCCGTAACGCTTGCCAGCAATCTTACGTGTTGTTGGCTCTGGTGGTAAGTCGCTGAAATCCCAATCATCGCCGCGGGCTTCGTTAACGCCAGCAATTTCGCGGATCTTACCAGTGATAAAATCATACTGTGCATCTTGATTACGACGAACTTTTGGATCCATTTGGTTAGCATAGTATTCGTACATTTGATAGTACAAGTCACTAGTTGTATCTAGGTAACCAGTCTTTAAGAATTCTTCTAAGTCTGCTTTATTAGCATCAAGGATACGTTGTTGGTATGGGTTCTCGGCGGCTGCTTCGCTGACTTTTTTGCCTCCAACATTTTGCTTTACTGGTTGATTTTGAAACGCTTTAGTTAATTGATCCTCTATATCTTTTTTAGCATCTTTTGCTTTTTGTGGATTTACTGTAACCTGTGGTCCAGGTTGATCTTCTGCGTCTCTTGGAAGATTGTGGCCGCCGTGCGGACTTCTGCCGCCACCATAATCCATTTCATTAACTTTTTTATCCTTAATAGCCTTCTTGAAAGGCTCTTTCTTGTTGCCATCCTTGTCAACGTCTAGGAAGTCAGGCTTGGCTTCAGCAATTGCGCTTCCTGCATTTTTTTTCAAAATCTCTACTCGCATTTGCTTTTTTAACATATCCCAGTCTTCTTGACTTGCTAATGGACGAGATAAAATCTTATTGAGCGCAGTAACATCTGCATTCATTGCGGTGATTCTGACTGACCCACTTGGCGTTACTTTCCAAATTGGACCAGCAGCATTTTTATAATTAATTGCAGATTTAATATCTTTTGGTGTAAATCTATTAACACCTTCGTCTAATTCAACACTAGTCAAGGATTCGTCAACTTGCTTGTCCTTGACTGCCTTCTTGAAAGGCTCTTTTTTGTTGCCATCTTTGTCGACGTCTAAAAAGTCAGGCTTTGACTTTTTGCCTTCAACAAGGTCACGCAACTCTCGATAAAAGTCTGCCGAGCCTTCGGTAATGCTACCATAGCCCATGCCTTGACCGGCCATAGCACCGTATGTGCCCATTTCTTCTTCAACACCTTGGATAGCCTTGTCTAAACCTAGGCCAGCATCTTGACCAACATTGCTTAGTGGACTATCTAGGCCCATGTCGTTGGTAAAGCGTTGGAAGATCCATTCATAAGGATCGCCGTCACGTGCTTTGGCAACGCCATAAGGCATTTCACCTAGGCCGTTGTAGTAATCAAACAATGCTGAATATAGATCCTTGTCAAAATCGCCAGTTTGAATTAGTAACTTAACTTCGCGAGGATAGTTGTGTGCGATTTTTTGTAGTTCAGGATCTGTGGTTTTAGCCTCGACTACTTTTGTCTCTGGTGTTAGGCTGTTAAACGATTCTAAAATTTTGTACATGTTGTTCATAGTCTATTCCTTAGCGAGCAAAGCTCTTTGGTGTAGGGATCTTGTTTTGCTTTGTGCCAACTGGACTTGTGTCACCCATTGGGTAGTCGTTAGTTGTTTTAGCCTTTGGTGTCTTACCGCCAGCAACAGTAAAGTCGCTGCGATATGCGTTCTTTAGCACAGCATGACCATAGGGGTCAGCACCGTAGTCTGCACTTTGCTCTTGTTGCTCTTTGTTAGGAGCAGGATAGTTTGTATCTGTTAAAAGATTCTTGCTTTCTTTTTCTTGTGTATCACGTTCTTGATCAAGTTTCTCAGCATACTTACGGTCTTGCATTAACACACGATTTGGGTCAAAGCCAAGTAGTTGTACCATTTGTACAATCTGTGGCGGGATTGCTGGATAGTTAAAACTTACATCGATGAATGTTTCGCTTTCATTTGGAAACTTCGGAAAGTCGAGAAGTTCTTTTTTAACTGGAGTAGTCTTAGGTTGTGACATTTTAATAACGTCAAACTGCTCAAGTTGCTTTTTGAATTTTGCTAGAAAGTCTGCATCTACATCACCGGCGAATTTAATGCGGTAATCGTAGGTTTGACGCGACTCTACTAAGTATTCGGCTAAAGTTTTCATATTTGGATCCTCTATAGCATATTTACCTAATCAGCCTTGTTTGACTGGTCTCGGTTTGCTAATTTTGCTAATAATTCGTTGCGATCAATTACCACGCCCGTGCCTGTTTTTGTAGGACCATCGCCATCATTAAGGTCAGCATCTAATTTTGCTTTCTTAAGTTGTAAGTCAATCATTTTTAACTTTTTGTTAAGTTTAGCAGTCTTGGCTGTAATAGCATGTCCAAGCATTGAACTGGCTACAGCAAAAATTTCGCTAGCATAGCGGCTATCTACGTTCATGCCCAAGTCCATTAGGTCGTCAAAACTGTCACTGGCTTTTTTGGCTAGTGCATCCATTTCGCTGTCGCTGGCTTCTAGGCCCCGTACCGCAGGCAATGCCGACTCAATTTTATCAAGGCTATCTAATGTGGTAGTAAGATCGGGTATTGTTTCTCCAGCAAAATCAGGTGCTGGATCCACAACATCATCGTCGTTTTGGGGTAAATCAAACAATTCTTCTAGTTTCTTAGTCATGCGAATATTTATCGCATTACTTTTTGCCGTTTCTGAATATATCGTCTTCGGTAATTACACGGAACACTAGTCCGTTACGGCGTGCCCACTTTTGGGCAGCATCCCATTTAGCATAGTTCACAGCCACAATTGCTTTATCACGCTGGCTTGCTTTGCTTTCAATTACACTTTGCTTCTTGGGTTTAATTTCAATAAGTTCTGTTACTACTTGATTGGCTTTAGTACGATACTGAACTAAGAAGTCAGGTATGTACTGTGTCATTTTGCCAGTTATAGGATTGCGATACGGTATAGCCACACTTTCGCTAGCCCACTGAAGTATGCTGTCATTGTTGTCGCAAAACTGCATAAAGGTCCATTCCCAACCTGAGCGGTATCTGGGCTTACCTTTGCCTACATACTTCTGCGGGTTTTTTACTTCAAATATGCCTTGTGCAAATTTGCTCATGGTAATACGTTACGGGCAGCATAATAGTTTGGCACTACAGGAGCACTAAGCCCTAGTAATGTTGCATTACTTCTTAGATTGTTAAGATAGTATGCTAGAGTTGCAGTTAATTGCAATTGGTCTTGATCTCGTATTTGAGCTAATAGCTCTAGTACAGGAATTTGAGACTGATCAGCAACTTGAAACAACGAAATTGTAAAATTCTTGGCTGCTAATTCTTCAGCAAACACTGATTTAAAAAAAGCATAGACTACGTCATATTCGTTTTCATTGACCACAGTATCATACTTGTAAAATTCATCAAAGATTCTTACAGTACGGTCGAGGCTAGGAGTTACATAATTTACAGTTGACATAATTTACGGTGTTGGTTTTAGTGTTGCTGGGTTAACCAGCGTTGGATTAATATTTACTGAATTTGCAGGTACTTTTGGGAAAAAGAATCCGTCAGCATAGTTAGCTGCTTGGCGTACACCGCCCGAAAACGAGCTACTACGTATAACATTCTGTGCAAGCAATTGTGCTTCGTTGGTCACAACACTCTTTAAATTAGCACCCTTCCAAGTTTGATTTGCGGCGTCTGCTTTTTGTGCCGCCCCAATAAGTCCAAGAACCGATCCACTTTGTAAATCGCTAATAATACCACCAATGGTATCAACCGCACCTCCAGGACCAAGGACGCTGCGAGTACTGCCGCCTCGAGCAAGCGGACTTTTAATTGTATCGTAGTGTGCTGGGTCAGCAAAGCCCTTGGCATTGCGATCAGGATACGATCCAGTTAAACTACCTTGGTAGTACTTAACTGTTTCATAACGAATAGTCATGTTGTGTTCCATTGTACCACCACCTTCTGAATAGTCATAGGTGTCATGACGCCATTCAGTGATCAATGGATTAATCATTGTGTATGCTGCAAATTGATGTTGGTTTAAACCAAAGATTGTAATGTCTTTGAAAAACGGTGGTTTACCGCTGTAACTACTTGTGCCATCCCAATAACTTTCGCCAATATAGCCCCAGTCGTTAGTAGTGCGCACATCATTGTAAATATCACGGCCGTTGTAATTATACTTAGGATCGCCTGTACCACTTTGACCCAGCGAACCATTGGTAGCTGTCATCCAATAGTCTTGTGCTGGGTCTTTGTAGTAATAAGCAAAATAGTTATACCAAAGATTACGAATTAAATCATTGCCGTCATCGTGAAATACGACACTTGCAGGCTGATAATTAACCTTTTTCTGAATCAGACGTTTGCGATTGTACTGATTCATTTCTTCAACATCCATTTGGTAACTAGGTAACTGAATATTCTTTACCATAATACCAATGTTGTAACGATCTCCCGAACTAAACACCTGTGCTAGTTGAGGAATCTCTACAGTATTAAGCGTAAAATAAACGCTGAATAAGAATTTGTATCGTGGGGCTAGTGCGTAATTATCACTTACGAATGTCTTACTAGCATGGGTGTAATCTTTAAGATACGCAGTCTGTAAAAAGCCCGCACCAACGCCTTGTAAAAAGTCATTACCCCACGACATAAAAAGTCCTATTAAGCAGTTGCAACGTCGCCAAGTGTACGACCAACAACGGCACCAACGCCAGCGCCAACTGGGCTTTGTAGTGCATTGTCAAATTTGACATTCATTGTGATAGTAACTGGTGCGCTTTCACCGTAATTTAAGTCGTTATAGTTAACTGATGTTAGATAGCAACCATAAACTTCCCAAGTTTCAAGAACCGTTGGGGTTGATGTGCCATTACCACCATCAAGAATTTCAATGATTGTAGTAAATTTGTAATCAATACCCGAACTAGCACTTGCTTGTTCCATGAAGTCGAATTGCTTTTGTAACTGTTCACCAACTAACTTAGTAACTTGGCCGCCGGCATCGTCACGAACGTTTATTGTTAAATCTTCCCATGAATGCTTACCAGCTAGTTTTACCTTGCTGTTATAGATATCAAGGACGATTTCCTCAAAACTAACGCTTGGACGAGTAGCATCCATAATTTGCTTAGTTAATTCAGTTGTAGGTTGGCTTACGCCAAGATTTAAGAAAGTAACGCGGAAGCGATACTTTAGTTTTGGCATTAACAGGCCTTGAGTAGGACTCGATTGGTCACTAGCTAAAGGTACTGTCATTTTTGTTAATGATGAAACGGCCATTTGGTAATCTCCTATTATGCTATTATTTATTATCTCTGAGGCCAAAAAAAATTGGGGCCTAAGCCCCAATTTTCTATGTTTAACGACTGTTAAACTGTAGCTGCTGTAGCAACTTGACCTGCTGCAATCTCGCCAGTGTTCTTGATACGAACTGGAATGTAGATGAATTCTACAGCCTTGACTGGTTCGATAGCAATATCGACCCATAGTTCATTAGCATCAATGCGCTCTGGGGTGTTGTTGCTTAAATCACAAACTACTAGGTAGTCGTAAATACCGCGCTTGGTAACTAGATCATTTAGTAATCCAGAAACAGCGTTGGTGATCTGATCACGTGTAATCTGATCGTTTGGTTCAAATACATAGTTTGCACCAATTGCTTGTAGTCGACCACGTAAGTAAGCGATTAAACGTGCTACGTTAATGCGATCCATTGCACTTGTTGTAGCAGCAGTAGTCTTGTTACCGTAGTTAACAATACCAGCGCCTGGTAGATATGTAATTGGGTTGATTTGGTTTTCGTATAATGTGTCACGTAGACCTTGACGTACTGCTGTCGGTACGAAAGCACCAGTTTGACCATTTACATAACCTAACTGGAATGCGTTGTCAACAATACCACGGCGTGTACCGGCTGGTGCTAACCATGGGAATGCCACTTCGTCGTTACGGATGATTGTACGTAACATCATGTGGCTCGGTGGTTGTACTACTGTTGAACCACTTAGATCGGTTGTTTGGCAACTTGGATAGAAAACACCTAGGTATGGGTCATGTGTTACTAGACCATCTTCGTTGTCGTTACCTTCGCCTGATGCGTTAGTACCCCAAACAATAATAGCTGTATCAGTGTCTGGTAAACGCATTGGCGAGTCACCAACCACAAATGCTGTATCATTGCGCTCGTTATTTAGAGCAACCATGTTAGGCATTAGTTCTGGGTAATTTGGTGCAGCAATTAGATTAAACTGACGTTGTTCTTCACGTAGTTCTTGATTTGCATCAATGCCTGCCTTCATTGCAGCAACTACCATTGAACGAACTGCTTTGCGACCCATAAATGGAGCACCGTTGTCCATGTAACCAGAAACGCTAACCCATGTGTTAGTTACAGTAGGCAATGACTGATCTGGGAAGTCAGTTGCATTGAAGTAGTTAACTTGGAAGCTCTTAACATTGTATCCGCTGCGGCGTGTGTTGAATAACAATGTACCAGCTGGATATAGTGCTGAATCAGGAGCATCTAAATCTAAGTAGCTGCTAACTAGTAAACTGGTAATTGTTGGAATTGGATCCATAATAGGATCTGTGTCACCGTTTGGCGCCCAACGTGCATCAGCAAACAAGATACCGTTTTCTGTTGTACGATCGCCGTTGTCGATTAACACCCACTGATCTTGACCAGCAATGCTTTCCCAGCGTTTGATAACTGGATAAACTTCTAAATCGCTAGTATCAATCCATAGATCGCCGTAAACTAAATCTGTACCATCACTTTGTTTAGTTGGTGTCACTGAGCTAACAATCGGACCAGCAGGGTCAGTTTGTGTTAAGTTGAAACCACGAACATCACTGCTTAGTGTTTGGTAGCCAACCCAGCTAGTGCCATTGTTGATCATAATATCAACTTGATCAACTGCACTATAATACCAGTTGCGACCGTCTTGTGGATCTTGGTCTGGTGATGCAGCAGATGGTGTGTAATCAAATAGTACCCAGTCTGATACAACTAGTTCACCGCCAATGCCGTCACGAATGCCAACAACTGTGTTGTTTAATCCTGCATCTAATAGTGCTGTGTCAACCCCGACGTTTGCTAGATAAATTACACCACCTTGAGTGTGTTGAATTTGAATTGCACCTGTGCTTGTAACTGCACAAGTAACAATGCTATTAGGACCAACAGCAGCAGACCATGCAGCAGCAAAATCAGCAGCAGTTGTGCCAGTAAGTGTAGCAGTAACTGGTGTGGTCATTGTGTTAGAGTTCTTAACACTCCAAGAGATTGTAAATTGATTACCATTGGTAAATGATGGGTTCGAGTTATCGCCGGTAACAATTGTTGGACCAGAAGCAACACGCTCAAATAATTGTAAAGTGAATGTGTTATCCTGATTTATATCATACTGTGCGTAAGTTGAACCGGCTGCAATGTTGCGGCCACCGCCTGCTGGATCTAGTGCTTTGTTTGCAGAAGCATCGTTAGCATAAATTTGGCAGTTTTGTGTAATCCACGAACCTAGTGTTGAACTGTATTTCTTAACAACTAGGTTTGCACCGTTGTTAACATTGGTTGTCTTATTCCAAACAGAACCGGTTGGATGTGGTTGTGGGCTAGTCGAACGCCACTGTGGAACTTGATAGTTTGGACTTTGTTGAACAACTGGAGCATAATATAGATTAGGCACGATACCTGCTGTAGTTAACGGAGTACCGGTGTTGCCAACTTCTAAGTCAACAATGCCGTTACCGTCAGCAGTTGAACCATCATTCGATGCTAAACTATTAGCATAAATGTTTAGTTTGCCATTAACAACATTAGCATAAACACCAGGTAAGTCTGAGTGGAAACCATCGTTAATTTCGGTGGCAAGACCCTCAACACTAGTGTCAGCAGGAATAGTAATCAATACTTTATTAATGTTGAAATTATTGCCGGCTACAAATGCAGGATTAGTCTCAGTGCCAATTACAGTTGGCCACGATAACTTCCATTCGTCGCTACCTACTAAAACCCAAGTGTTAGCAGGAACAATTTCTTGAGTGCCGCCAACTACAGGCACAGTTAAACCAGGAGACTTAAAGTACACTGGGTTACTTGTAACTGAACCAGCAGTTGAGCCAACAGTAACAACAGCATAATCACCAATGTTGCCGATAGATGCTAAAGGTACTCCAGAACTTAAATCGTCTGAGCTAGTAATAACCAATGGAGTTTTTAGTGCAAATGCATTAGTTGTGTAGCTCCATTCAAAAATGCCCCACTCGGTCGAGGCTGTATCTAACCAGTATGTGGCATTGTTTGGTTCTCCAGTTGGGCGAGTTAAACTACCGACTAGTTCAGCAAGATCAATGTCTACACGTTGAATATAAGCACGGTTGCTAATACCTAAAACTGAGTAAGCAGCAAGTAAGCCGTACTCGTTGAGTTCGTAACCGTTGATTGGTTGACCTGCAGAGGTCTTATAGAAAAATGGATTACCATAGGTTGCAGCAAGATCGCGCTGACTAGAGATTAAGTAAACCTTGTTAGCGTTAGCTGCGGTAGTGCCGGCTGCAACGCCAACACCGCTACCGCTTACTTTATTTTGTGCTGTGGCTAATAAAATAAACGGAACTGAATTAATTGGGGCTGGTAGGTAATTTGATTCATCGATGATCGATACCTGTACGCCTGGGGAAACTAGTGCCATGTTTGTGGTCCTTTATAAAGTGCTGTTAATATTTAGCGGAACCAGGTAAAACAGGGTGGTTACAGGCACCTACATATAGGTTTTGCTTAAATACCTATATGGAAAAACGTCCTTTATGCAGCGTTTGTAATACAAGGCCTCGTGCTATTGCTTACCACAAATACGGCCGTGTGTACTATAGATCAAAATGCGATCCATGTATTCGACGTGGCCGTAAACAAAAACCAGCAAAGCCTCGATGGCAACTTGCTGGTTATAAAAAGAAGTTAGTTTGTGATCGCTGTGGGTTTAGAGCAAAACATACTGCGCAAACATTAGTATATCATGTCGACGGCAATCTTAATAACAGCAATCTAAATAACTTAAAGAGTATTTGCTTAAACTGTACAGTAGAAGTTACGCGGCTCGACTTACCTTGGCGGCGTGGAGACCTTGAAGAAGATCGCTAACCTGGCGATATAGGTCATCAACTGAACCGTTGTTATTTAGTACATAATCAAAGTCGGTTCCTACCCAAGAATATTCACTAGCATGTACACCTGCTTTTTCAAGTGCGTCTTTGCCCAGTGCCCATCCGCAACGTTGTAAACCAGCATTATAATCTAGTGCTGATTTATACCATTCGGGTTCTGGTCCGCGAACAACACGAATAACAATACCGCCTTGATTGCGGATTGCTTGAATTTCATTAGGAAAGCGGCAATCACTAATAACAACATCGTCCTTGGATTGACGAACTTTGTTTTCTAAACTTGCTACCCAAATATCATTATGAAACCCGCGACGGCAAACTTCTGTGCCCCATAACTGTAACATCAAACGTGGTGTAATTTCTCGCCCTAGGCGTTCGCTCCACCATTCGTCGCGCTGTTCGCGCCATTCACGACTGTATTTTGTGCGCCCTTCTAGTAGATCACGGTCCCAACCAAAGATCATTGAAATCGCATCTTTAAGTGTTGCTGCAAAACTGTCTCGTCGGAATCCGTGTTCAGTAGTTAAGTAATCCGCTATTGTATCTTTACCACTACCAATAAAACCACAAATTCCAATGATCATATGTTTTCTCCGAGTTGTGCAGTAATTATCTGATGTCTGTGACACCCAAATGATTTAATGTCTTTTGTAGCAAATCAATTTGCTTACGCACATCCTCGAGTGCATGGTGAGTTGTAGGAGGCTTTGGACAGTCAGGCCATAAACTAATTACAGTTCTGCTATCACGTACACGATAAAACTTCCAAGGCAGCACCATATTATACGACTTAAATGCGTGTTCTAAAATATTACAATCGTATGTTGGCCCTTGTGCCCAAATAAAATCGTGCTGCCAAGCAATTTTATAAAGATCTTCTAATGCTTGTTTAAGCGGTACACGATCGGGCCCGTCGCCTAGTGCTTCTTCGCGGGCTTCGTCAGGCTGCGTAGCCCACCAAGCTACTGTGCCTTCGTCAATCGCTCGGTTCTCTTGGCTTTCGGTCGTAACCCGACCGTAGTAATGACGATCCAAATAACCCGCACCAAACGGATCAAAACTTTGGGCAGCAATAGTTAAAATGGTAGCATCTGGGCCTGTGGCCAAACCCTCAATATCAATCATTAAATGTGATGCCACGCTAATCTCCAGAAGTTTGCTAAGTTTGTATTATAGCAAAATCCGAATTTTAGGTCAACCTGTGTAATTAGCCAATTACAACAGTTAGAGGCTGCGATCCGTCGACGTATAGTTTGAGATCTTCAATTAACTTATCCATAATGGCTTGTGCTTCAGACTTCATAGCAGCACCATTTAGGCTTGTACCACCTTGTGGACCAGCAATACTAGCAAACTTTTCACGTGCTTCGCCAATTATCATCTTACAAGCGGCTGTCATGTAGTCACGGAACCATTGTACAATCAAGAAGTCACTTAATAGCGTAATTTCTGGCTTTAAGTTATACGACCAAATTAAAATAACTTCACCGTAGCCCTTTGGATCTCGCATTAGTTGAAGTTGTTTGGTAACCGGATTCCAAGTGTAGTTAATAAACCCACCAAACATACGAGCAGCAAGTTCTACATACTGAGTGTAGAAATCGTAGGTTGCCAGGCCACCCGCGTAGTTGTAGTTAAGTAGGTAAGTGTTAAGTGTTGCTGAACTAAAAGGATCGAAACTAGTACTAAACGGGCCATTCATGTTTCCTATCGTGCGTCGAAAAACTTGTCTAACGGTTTGAACTTCGGATGGTAATGTGTAAACGTTTACGTCTTGGATCATAGTTAAAAAACTATAACTTTCTTCGTAAGCGTTTTGTGCACGTTGACGATATGTACCCAAGGTCTTTTGATATGCTGCTTCATAGTGTGCTTGGTCTAATTCAAGGTCAATGATCTGATCGCCAAGTTGTAGGCGAACATACTCAATTAAACTTTGCTTGAGCGAATCGAGCGTAGGGGTTGGTATGTTGTTGTGTTGATCAGTTAAAACAACTTTAGGGTTTGCGCCTGTGTTTTGACCGTTAGGGTTTGGAAAGCCTGCCATACTGGGATACTCCGTTTGTGTACCCCAGTATTTATGAATTAGTAGGCCCTTAGGATGATCAGGTTTTCGTTGCTACGTCCGTTAAACTTAACTTCTGTGGCCTTGATATCTTTATAAGTTTTACGAGCAGCAGGTTTGCCACTGGACATTAGTGCTTTGATTTGTTCTGCTGGCTTACGCAAGGTCTTTTGTGTGCTTTGACCTGTGTCAAACCCAATAATGCTCGAGTTCTTAACACTAAACGTACCTGCGTGTTGGTCAGCAACCACATGGATTAGTTTACGCTTTTTAGTGTCGTAAAGCCATGCTTCACTGGCGTTGACAAGTTTAGCAGGATGCTCGGATGTTAGTTTAAGTTCAGCAAATTCCTTAAGGTACTTAAACTTGCTGGCTTGCTTTTCTGGGCTCACTGCCTTTTTAGCACGTGGTTTGCGTTCAACTTTTTTAATTTGTACATAGTTGCCGCAATCACCGATTACAGTTTCGCAGAATTTAACAATATTTTTAAGTTGTGCCTTGCTAAGATGTGAATAGCCTTCTAGTAGTTGTTCATCTTTACCTAGAATAACTTCTTCTATCTCCGATAAACGTGCTTTAAACGACTCAGCAACCACGCCAACATGCTGCGGACTAATATTCATGCTGCGAATTACAACAATAGGTTTGTAGTCTGCTGACATTTTGTATCCGGCAGTCATAAACTCATCAAACAATCCTTCCATTTCGCCAGCACATTCTAAGGCTTTTTCGCGTAGTCTATCTTGAATAGTTACACGCGGCGCCGCAGTTTCTGCTGCTTCAACTATTTTTTTAACAGCTTTGTTGGCACCAATAAGGGCGGCAATCGAATTGTCCACACTTGCTTGATCATCATCGTTAAACACAAAACCTACTTCGTTCATACGGCACAGCCAAGCCACTGGCAAACTGATATTTTGCTCAGGTACTGCTTTAAATGCTTTGGCGTCCTTGCTACGATCGTGATGTTCGAGCCAACTAATAATAAACTCCTTGGCTTCCTTTTTACCATAATGGTAGTTGTACCAATTGAAGGTGCTCAGCATTGCACCACGGCGTTTTTCTGCGTCAGGCATCTGTGGCCATTCGGGCTCTAAACCTGTGTACTTTACATCTGCGGTTTTGGGCATCAGCATTTTTACTGTTTTTTTGGGTTTTGCGTTCATATGCTCTCCATGCACTAACTTATACGGTCAATTATACAGGTTAAAAATTTTATAGTCAAGTGCCGATAAATATGTTTATGATATTCGAAAACAACAAGTACTCTATGTGGTATAATCAACTAGTTAACCGTTCGTTAATTAGGGTATTGTCACATGATATTTACACCGAAAAACATCATATTATTCCACGTTGTTTAGGGGGGTCAGACGAACCCAATAACTTAGTTAATCTAACAGCACGTGAGCATTTTATTGCTCATTGGTTATTAACCAAAATGGTATCGTCTGGTAAACAAAAATATCAACTTTGGAATGCATTTAGTTGTATGTTATACAGAGAACGGACCGGACAAGAACGTTATAAAATAACAGGAAGAATTTTTGAGAACATTAAAACTACCGGATCTAAAATTAAAAGCGAGAAGTTTAAAGGGGAAAATAATCCTATGTACGGTCGGCGCGGGGAATTAAGTCCTCTGTTTGGAAGAAAACAAACAGCCGAACATATTGCCAAATTAACAGCAGCAAGGATCGGTAAAACAAGATCAGCAGAGTCTCGAGAAAAACAAAGTATTGCGACTAAAGGTAGAAAACAAACGACCGAACATATCGAGAAAAGAAAATGTGTCGGCAGCAAAAATGGGAGATTTGGGTATAAGATGACTACAGAAGAAATCGCCCATCGAACTGCTGTTATGCAAAAAAATAAACTTGCTAAAAAATTAGCAAAGGAGAATTAAAATTCCTCGCCTTTCTTTATACCGCCCGAATCGTCAAAATGACTACCGTTTTTTAGATCGCACTATTGCCGAAATGTATCAGGTTGGCGGCGTCGACCTCTATGTACACAAATATCTTGGTCCAAAGCCCAAAGATACTACCAACGATGTTACGCAACCAGCATACTCATATGAGAATCCGCTGTTTGTTGAAGATTTATTACTAATCGAAAACCGAGATCGTGTTTACGATGATAACGTTTATGTTATGCGCGGTGTATATAACCAACAAGACATCGACTTTGATCTAAGTCAGTTTGGATTGTTTTTGAACAATGATACATTGTTTATTACATTCCACTATAACAAAATGATTGCCGAGTTTGGTCGTAAACTCATGGCCGGTGACGTATTAGAATTGCCAAACTTACGAGATTACAATCCTCTTAATCAAGCGATTCCAAAAGCACTTCCAAAATATTATGTAATTCAAGATGCTGCTTTTGCTTCCGAAGGTTTTAGCCAAACTTGGTTGCCGCACTTATGGCGTGTTAAAGCAACACCACTAGTTGGCGCACAAGAATACAACGATATTCTTAACAAGCCATTTGCCGAAGACAATATTTGGGATAACGGAAACTACTATCCCGAAGGTACTATTGTACTTGATGGTGACAAATATTACCAAGCAACACAAGACGTTCCAGTGGGCACTCCAATTACCGATACCGACTATTGGCAAGAATATACTCCACCAACAATTCAAGAAGTTCAAGGTACTCGCAAGAAAGACTATGAACTCAATGATGCTATTGTAATGCAAGCAGAAATCGAAGTTCCAAAATCAGGTTACGATGCGGTTAAATTTTATATCGTTCCAACTAATCCTGATGGGAGCCCAGGCGATCCTTACGGATATGATGCTAGTGATACACTAATCTATACCAACACAAATGCCGATACAACCAGTGGCATTTCTACTCCACGTTCGGATGGGTACACCGCCGGTTATCTAAGTGGCGACGGAATTGGTCCAAACGGGTTACCAGTCACACCAGGAGTTCAATTCCCACCAAATCCAACAATTGGCGACTATGCACTACGCTTGGATTATTGGCCAAACAGATTGTTCCGTTGGAACGGTGCTTTCTGGAACAAGATTGAAGATGTGGTTCGCAGCGATCTCACACCAGGATCGAATAACAATACTTTACGCAGCACATTTGTTAACAATACATACACTACACCAACTGCAGATTTGGGTAACATCCCAAGCCGTCAAAGCCTTAGCCAGATTCTTAAGCCAATGGCCGATAATGGCGACAATGGGGGTAACAAGCCAGCTCACCCGTATCCACCAGTTGCACCAGGAAAGCCATCGAGTTAAACAATGCAACAATTCTTTTACGACGATCAGATACGCCGATTCTTACTACAGTTTACTCGTATCTTTACAAACTTCCAAGTTGAATACGGCTACGATGCCGAAGGTGCACTAGCGTTACTACGTGTGCCTATTCGTTACGGCGATGCCAGCCGTCAAGCACAAACAGTTTTACAAAATAACTCAGCAAGCAGTTTGCCATCAACACCATTGATGACATTTTACATTACTAACCTGAACTATGCTCGAGATCGTGTTCAAGAGCCATACTTTGTTGACAAGACCAGTGTACGACAACGTTTTTGGGACGAAGAAACACAGAGTTACGAAACTACTCAAGGTAATGCATTTACTATCGAAAGATTAATGCCAGTACCTTATACCTTAGAAATTCAACTCGACATTTGGACTTCGAACACAAATCAAAAGTTTCAATTGTTAGAACAAATTTTAACATTGTTTAACCCTGCTTTGGAAATACAAAGCACTGATAACTTCTTAGACTGGACTAGTTTAAGTGTAGTTGAACTAACAGGTGTTACTTGGTCGTCAAGAACTATCCCGGTTGGCACCGACGATCCTATCGACATCTGTAGTTTAAAATTTGAACTACCTATTTGGATCACAAGTCCTGCTAAAGTCAAGAAACTCGGAGTTGTTGAAAAGATTGTTATGAGTGTGTACGATGCAGGTGGTGACTTAAACAATGCAATTTACAACAGCGATTTGTTAATGGGTACTCGTCAAAAGTTTACACCTTATAATTACCAAGTGCTATTGCTAGGTAATCAACTACAAATAATGAAGCCTTATGCCATCGACACAGGTAATCCACTAAACACTAATCCTCCTCAACCAAACGAAGTTAGTCTATTAGAATGGCACACAGTTGTCGATCTATACGGTGAATTGCGTAACGGTATTAGTCAAGTACATTTAGACAACGAGTTTGATGGTACCACTATTGTTGGTACAGTTTCTTATAATCCAATGGACGATCGCTTTTTATTGTTTACAGTAGATGCAGACACACTTCCACGTAATACACTGGACCCAGTTAATGCTATTATCGATCCGCAAAGAGTAGGACCCGGAAATGGATTGCCGCTGGCAGCAGAAGGTCAACGCTATTTGTTAATTAACAATGCCAGCGGTGCCGAAGATGGTGACCAAGGTGCTGCTGCATGGTTCGGTACTGGAGAGACCTATCTTTACGCACAAGCCAATGACATTATCGAATACGACGGTATTCGATGGAATGTAAGTTTTGATGCGCAACACTACACAGACGTACAATATGTTACTAACTTAACCACCGGCATTCAATACCGCTGGGCCGAGGGCGAGTGGCTTAAGAGTTACGAAGGAATTTATCGTTCAGGCAATTGGAGCTTGGTACTGTGAACGCAGTTGGCGTATGGTTTTACTGTACTAAAACAAATCGCTACCTGTACCTGTTGCGCAACGATCGACGCAATGCAGGTACCTGGGGATTACCCGGTGGCAAAAGCCGTTCTAAAGAAACATTACTAGAAACTATCGAAAGAGAATGCACCGAAGAATTAGGATTTTGGCCTACTGTTATTAAACTTGTGCCTATTGAAAAGTTTACTAGCAACGACAACAACTTTTGTTATCACACCTTCTTTTGCTTGGTAGAAAAAGAGTTTGTGCCTGACTTAAATCATGAACATTCTGGGTATGCCTGGGTGGATGCAACAACTTGGCCTAAACCATTACATCCAGGATTGTGGTCAACTGTTAATTTTGAAGAAGTTCAACAAAAAGTTACTATAATACAAAAGCAACATTCAAAATTATAACCGACCGACAATAATTTCAATTAAACCGGGCGTGTCGCTATTATAAGACTGTAGTGCTTTACCTAAGATAGACCCTGGTACGTAAGATTCCATGCGTGTGGCAACCCCTGGAATATTACTGCTTACTAAAAGATCGCCTCGAGCAATCGATCCTACAACACGACAAGGTACTCGCCCCATTAGAGCAATTGTAACTACATTGTTACCTTGTAAATCTTTGTTCATTATAACTGCTGGTGCTTCCGAAACCGTGCCAACCACCGAACTTTGACTGAATGAATTACTTTGTGTAACTTCGCAGGTGCCGCCGATTGCCAATACCGTTCCAACTGCATAATTATTATCTGCTAAATATCGTTCTGCTAAGTCAGCATTGGTGCTATCAATGTTTAATGCTGTTAGTGTATTTGCGATTCTAAGTCCAGTGGAATGGAATACTGCTACGTTACTAATTCCGCCTACGCCAACAGTTATATTAGAATTGTTTATTACAGTTACATTACTAGTTCCATTTTCAATTAATGTACCAGCGGTAGCAACAATACCCGTTAACTGGCTACCATTACCAATAAAATAACTACCAGTTACATTACCTGTTGCACTTACAGCACCGGTAGTTAAAAAATTAGATCCTATAACATTAGCGCCTTGAATACGTCCGGCGGCGGAGATCTCGCCGCTTGTAAACAAGTTACCACCGGTGACGTTGTTACTTACGTTTACTGATGTTCCGCTTAGATTACCAATATGTGTTATAGCAATTACATTAGCACAAGTAATATTACCCGATGCACTTATTGTACCAGTGATTCCTAAATTGCCACCAGTAATTGTTCCAGCAGCTGAGATAACACCATTGGTTAATAAGTTTGAACCAGTAATATTTGCACCAGTAATTGTTCCAGCGGCTGAAATAATACCACCTGTTAACAGATTCGAACCAGTAATATTTGCACCAGTGACAGAACCAGTTGCACTTACTAACCCACCGGTTAAAATATTTCCAGCAGTAACATTACCAGACAACGACATTGTTGTTGAATTACTACTAGTAAGTACAACATTGCTTCCATAAGTTAACGATGTAGCATTTCCAGATAATGCTACAGCACCCAAATACAATGTCGAATTCGAAAGCCACAAATCTTTCCATCGGTTCGTTGTTGACCCAAGGCTATATGTAACATTTGCTGCTGGTAATAAATTACCACTGAGTGTGGTATCAGTAGATCCAAAAATTGCAACGTTTGGGGTTCCGTTAACACCGATGGTTACATTACCGTTTGCCGATGATACGTCAACATTACTAGTACCGTTAGTAATTTTACTTAGAGATGTTAAAGATGATGCAATGGTTAGCGTACTTGTGTTTGCGTCAGTTGTAATAATGATATTGTTGCCGGCTGCAACATTAAAAGTATCGTCAACAGTATCTGCTTTTATATTGCTTTGACCGGCAACAGCGATAGTACTAAATGCATAGGCAGAATTTAGTTCAAATGACAATGGTGTAGTACCTACTACAATTGGATCATCAGTAATCAATTTCCACTGAGTATCGTCGTAAAGATTACCCTCCGTAACCATTACAATCATGCCTGCTTGTATTTCGCCAGTTTGATTACTGTCGATTGCGCGAGTCCAGGTACCGTTTGAGCCTGTACCTAAGGTTGTGACAACGTAAATACCATTTTGACTAGCGGTTAATTGTCCTGCAACTAGTACTCGATCATTTTGTACAAGATTAACTCCGTCAACTTGTGAGGGTGCGCCGCCAGCTAATGTAACATTAGAACGTGAAATTACTCGAACTGCTTGTTTGTAGTCGCTGTCTGAAACCTGGTAGGCGCGAACTCTAGTTAATCCCATAAACTCTTCCCAATTAGTCTAGTATATTTATTCAAAGAAATAGGACTGCACCTTAGGGTTGCAGTCCTATGTTATAAAGTCAACTACAGGTTATAGTCGACCAACTACTACTTCGATAATACCAGTTTCACCAGTAAAATCTTCTAGTGCTTTACCAATTACAGTACCCAATGCTGGGTTTGGTTCTGCTCTTGCAGAACCATTACCTGCTGAAACCATCATGTCGCCCTTGGCAACTGTACCAACTACGCTAACTGGCACACGACCTGTTAGTGCAACTGCTACTGATGTTCCTGTGCATCGATCATTCATTAGGTATGCTGGGTTAGTAGAAACTACACCAGCAACTCGACGATCTGCATCAACAGTAGATAGCGTTACTTCTGCAGGTCCACCAAATGCAACAACTGTACCGGGTGCATACTCAGCATCTGCTGTGTACTTTTCTGCTAAGTCGGCGTATTGTGCTGAAGTTGCTTTGGCAAATACTGTGTTAAAGCCGTCTCCAGATGCACCAATGTTACCAATACCATCTGTTGATCCGTTTACAATGGCTGTTGCTGCTGCACCGCTGTTAACAGTAATTGCACCACTGACTGTTAGACTTGTTAGTGTGCCAACCGATGTAATGTTACCTTGTGCTGCTGTAGTTACTGTACCGGCTGTGGTAGCAGTTGTGGCACTACCAGCACTTGTAGCATAAGTTGCATTAGCAACGGTACCAGTTACATTAGCACCAGGAATTGATGTTAAACCAGCACCTGAACCATTAAACTGACTGCCGGTAATTTGACCTGAGGCACTCACAACGCCAGTTACATAAGCACCAGTGTTTGCTAGTACTAAAACGTTTGCAGTACCAGCAATACTTGCAGTTACGTTGCCGCCCGAACTTACAACCTTGACGTTTGATGTGCCACTTTGAATTTGTGTTGCATCAATACCGGTTAGTTGGCTACCATTACCGATAAAGTACGAACCAGTAATGTTACCAGTTGCTGATACCACACCACCTGTTAAGATGTTAGCACCGGTTACGTTACCTGATGAACTAATTGCACCCGAGTTAAGTGATGTTAATGTACCAACACTAGTAACGTTCGGTTGTGCTGCTGTGCTTAGTGTGCCGGTTAAGATTGTACCAGTTAGTGTTGAACCAGTGATTGTACCAGTTGCTGACACTAAACCTGCAGTACGTAAATTACCAGCATCAACATTGCCACTTAAACTTGCAGTAGCACCCTCTAATCCGCCGACTACAAATGAACCATATGAATTAACAGTTACTACTTCATTAGCAATTGACACGTTAGCAGCAGCAATTAATTTTGAAACTGAATCGTCCCAACCAACAAACGCTGATTTTTCAGCGGTATCATAGTACCATAACTGTGTTCCTCGATCCTTACCATCATCGGCAATTAACGGTGTGTTGTTTGGACCGCGGCCTAAACCAATAACTGGATCTTCAATTGCTAGTGTGGCAACGTTAGTATAAACTAAATCACCATTAACTACTAAGTTGCCGCCAACAATAGCGTTACCGGTTGTAGTTAACGATGCGGCGCTTACTGCACCGGCAGCACTAACTTGTCCACCTGTTAAAATGTTAGCACCAGTAACATTGCCCGATGAACTAATTGCACCTGAATTTAATGATGTTAGTGTACCAACTGATGTAATGTTGGTTTGAGCAGCAGTTAACAATGTACCAGTGACGTTTGTACCTGATAAGTTACCACCAGTAATGTTACCGGTAGCACTTACTGTACCTCCTGTGGCAACATTGCCACCAGTAATTGTTCCAGCAGCACTAACCACACCTGCAGTTGCTAAGTTTGCACCAGTAACATTACCTGATGAACTAATTGCACCTGAGTTAAGCGATGTTAGTGTACCAACTGATGTAATGTTGGTTTGAGCAGCAGTTAACAATGTACCAGTGACGTTTGTACCTGATAAGTTACCACCAGTAATGTTACCAGTTGCTGATACAACACCACCAGTTAATAAGTTAGCACCGGTGATATTAGCACCAGTGATTGCACCAGTTGCCGAAATTAAACCTGCTGTGCGTAGGTTACCTGCTTGTACGTTGCCACCTGCACTAACAACACCTGCTGTGTTAATGTTGCCGCCAGTGACATTACCTGTTACTGATTGACTACCAGTCAGTGTACCATTCTGACTATCGTCAATAACGGTACTTCCATTAATCTTAATTGCCATCTTCGTTCTCTCCTTTGTATGAACTCGGCAAGTAAGCGGAGTTTCCCCCGCTTACTTTATTTTCCTAGTTGCTTTTTAATTTCAGCGATTTCTTGACCTTGCTTCTTAACCATTTCAACTAAGAACGGAATTACCGCTGAGTAGTTAACTGATTTAACACCAGTAACTGGATCTGTTTTTACTGCATGTGGTAGAATTGCTTCAATTAGTTGAGCAATAAAACCGTAACTCGAACCGCTGCCATCAACCCAATCAAATGTATAACCATCAATTGCGTTAATAACTTCTTCGGCATTTTTAATCTTCTGTACATTGGTCTTCAATGTAGCATCAGATAGTGAGTTGACATTTTGACCAACGATATCGCCAGTGGTGCTAATGTTACCTAGTACATTAATGCCTGTTGATGTTACTACAAACGCATTGGCTACGCCATCGACTGTTGCATAAACGTTGCCGTTGATACCGTTAATACCAAGTACGCTAGTACCAGATTGTAGCGAAGTTACATCAATTGAACCAACTGCAATATTAGCTTCAGTTGTGCCATCTGCTGTGTAAACAGCAAATGTGTTAGCACCAATATCCTTAAGTTGCAATGCACCTAAGTAAATTGTGTTACCACCAACATATACGCTACTAAACATGTTGCTTGGGCCACCTAAACTATATGCTAGGTTACCAGTTGGGACAATATTACCAGTTGTGGCAATCGTAGCCGAAGTTTCGAGTGTTGTGATCTTAGCGTTACCAGAACTGTTCATAATTGATGTAACAGTTGTAGTAGTTGTAATTTCACGAACGTCGATTACGTCACCTGCTGCCGGTGCTTCAGTGAATGTTAGTGTTGTACCCGATACTGAGTAAGCATCACCTGGGAACTGTGAAATACCGTTAATAGATACTAAGCAACTATTAGTTGTTTGTTCTGAGCTTAGTGTAAACGATAAGGTGCTTCCGTCGCCAACAAACTGATCATCTGCAATAACAGTAAATTCTGGAGCACCGATTGTACCCCAAGCATTGCCGTCGTAGCCTTCAAATTCACCAATTTCAGTGTTGAAACGAATCATACCAGCAGAACCAGTTGCCGGACGCTGTGTTGTATCACCAACAGGAACTTTGATCGAATCTGTTGTGCTGAAGTTTACAATTGCACCAGTTACTTGTGTTGCGCTACCAAACGATGCTGTATTTGCAGCAGCATCAACGTAGAATACGTTAGCAGCAAGACCGTTAACTGCAAAGTCGACGTCGCCTAGTGCTGTGTTAAAGTTTACACGACCATTGGTGTCAGTGATATTATCACCGCTGATTACAATGTTACCTAAATTAGCTTGACCAGCAGTTGCAATATTACCACCAGTAACAGTACCAGTTGCACTTACAGTACCTGCTGTGGCTACATTACCAAATGTACCTGTACCAGTTGCGCTTACTACGCCGCTAGTTAACAGGTTACCGCCGGTTACGTTAGCACTTAGTGAAGCGGTTGTACCAACAACATTACCGTTAAATGTTACACCACTTACGTTAGCAGCACTTGTAATATCACCAGTTGCACTTACTGTGCCAGCAGTTGCAATATTACCACCAGTAACAGTACCAGTTGCACTTACAGTACCTGCTGTGGCTACATTACCAAATGTACCTGTACCAGTTGCGCTTACTACGCCGCTAGTTAATACATTAGCACCAGTTACATTACCGCCAGCACTCACTAAACCTGCTGTTAGTAAGTTAGAACCAGTGATGTTAGCGCCAGTGATTGCGCCAGTTGCGCTGATTAATCCACCAGTTAGTAAGTTGGCACCAGTTATATTAGCACCAGCACTTACTGTTCCTGCTGTTGCTAAGTTACCGCCAGTGATATCGCCAGCAGCACTTACTGTACCACCGGTTGCAACATTACCACCAGTTACAGTACCACTCAATGAAGCAGTTGTACCAACAACGTTACCGTTAAATGTTACACCGTTTACATTAGCAGCACTTGTAATATCACCAGTTGCGCTGATTAATCCACCGGTTAGTAAGTTAGAACCAGTGATGTTAGCACCAGTGATTGCGCCGGTTGCGCTGATTAATCCACCAGTTAGTAAGTTGGCACCAGTTACATTACCACCAGCACTTACAACACCAGATGTTAATAAGTTAGCACCAGTAATATTACCCGAAACTGATTGTGACTCAGCTTCTAGTGCGCCAACACTAAATGTACCGTAACTATTAACTGTTACAATTTCATTAGCAATTACAACATTTGATGCAGCAATTAACTTGCCGGTTGAGTTATCGTAACCGATAAATGCTGATTTTTCTTCGGTGTCATAATACCATAATTGTTCACCGCGATCTTTGCCATCGTTGCTGGTTAATGGGCTATTATTTTCACCACGACCTAAACCAATAATTGGATCTTGTACGTTTAGGTCTGTAATGTTGATGTATGTAACGTTACCGTTAACTGTTAAGTCGCCACCAATGATTGCATTACCAGATGTTTGTAATTCGCTGGCATTAACTAAACCAGTTGTGTTAATGTTACCACCAGTTACGTTGCCAGTTGCAATTACAACACCTGCTGTAGAGATATTTGCACCGGTAATATTACCACCTGCGCTTACTGTGCCAGCAGTTCCTAAATTACCGCCTGTGACTGTACTAGTTGCGCTTACAGTACCACCAGTTTCAACATTACCACCTGTAATTGTGCCAGTTGCTGAAACAACGCCGCCAGTTAATAAGTTACCGCCAGTTACGTTGGCGCTTAAACTTGCGTAAGTTGCTTCAACATTACCCTTAGTGGTAATTGCATTTACATTAGCAGCAGTTGTAATATCGCCAGCAGCACTTACTGTACCACCTGTGGCTAAGTTGCCACCAGTGACTGTGCTGCTTAGAGAAGCAGTTGTGCCAACTAGGTTACCGTTGATTGTTGTACCCGATACGTTGCCACCAGTAATGTTACCAGTTGCGCTTACAGTACCGCCTGTGGCTAAGTTGCCACCAGTGACTATGCCGCTTAGGCTTGCAGTTGCACCAACAACATTACCGTTAAATGTTACACCACTTACATTAGCAGCACTTGTAATATCACCAGTTGCACTTACAGTACCACTAGTTTCAATATTACCGAATGTACCTGTGCCAGTTGCGCTTACAGTACCACCAGTTGCAACATTACCAAATGTACCTGTACCAGTTGCACTTACTGTGCCACCAGTTGCAACGTTACCACCAGTTACAGTACCGGTTGCGCTTACATTACCGCTTGTTTCAACGTTACCACCAGTTACAGTACCAGTTGCACTTACATAACCTGAAGTGCGCAATGATAGTCCTGCATCGACATTACCAGTTACACTAATATTGTCTGAATTAATTGTGTCGACATTTAAATTTGCACCAGTGATGTTGCCAGCAACGCTTACCTCACCTGGTGAATATAAATTGCCACCTGTGATGTTACCAGTTGCACTTACAGCACCAGCAGTTGATAAACTACCAACGGTAGCTGCACCTGCAGCACTTACAGCACCGCTTGTTTCAACGTTACCACCAGTAACTGTGCCTACAGCACTTACTGTGCCACTTGTAACAACATTACCACCGGTGATTGTACTGGTTGCCGAAATTGCACCATTTGTGAATAGATTTGCACCAGTAATGTTACCGCTAGAACTTACAGTACCAGTTGAAACTAAATTACCACCAGTGATTGTACTTGCAGCACTTACTGTGCCGCTTGTGGCTAAGTTGCCAACTGTAGCTGTGCCTGCAGCACTTACAGTACCACTAGTTACTAAATTGCCACCTGTGACTGTACCAGTTAGCGAAGCAGATGTACCAACTAGATTACCACTGATTGTTGTACCCGATACATTGCCACCTGTAATGTTACCGGTTGCACTCACAGTACCACTGGTTGATAAACTACCAACTGTTGCTGTACCAGTTGCACTTACTGTGCCACTAGTTGCAACATTACCGAATGTACCTGTACCGGTTGCGCTTACTGTGCCGCTTGTGGCAATATTGCCACCACTTACGTTAGCAGCACTTGTAATATCGCCTGTAGCACTTACAGTACCACCAGTTGCAACATTACCAAATGTACCTGTACCGGTTGCACTCACTGTTGTACCAGCAACATTACCATTAAATGTTGTACCACTTACGTTAGCAGCACTTGTGATATCGCCTGTAGCACTTACAGTACCACTTGTGGCTAAATTACCGCCAGTTACAGTACCGGTTGCACTTACAGCACCACCTGTGGCTAAATTACCGCCAGTTACAGTACCAGCAGCACTTACTGTGCCGCTTGTGGCTAAGTTGCCAAATGTACCTGTGCCAGTTGCACTTACAGTACCACCAGTTTCAACGTTACCGCCGGTTACAGTACCAGTTGCTGAAACTACACCGCTTGTTAATAGATTTGCACCAGTTACATTAGCACCAGTAATATCACCTGCAGCACTTACAGTACCACCGGTTGCAACGTTACCACCTGTGATTGTGCCAGATGCACTTACTGTTGTACCAGCAACATTACCATTAAATGTTGTACCACTTACGTTAGCAGCACTTGTGATATCGCCTGTAGCACTTACAGTACCACCAGTTGCAACGTTACCAAATGTACCTGTGCCAGTTGCGCTTACAGTACCACCTGTAGCTAAGTTGCCACCAGTTACAGTACCAGTTGCACTTACTGTTGAGCCAGCAACATTACCATTAAATGTTGTACCGCTTACATTGCCAGCACTTGTGATGTCGCCGATTGCACTTACTGTACCACCTGTAGCTAAGTTGCCACCAGTTACAGTACCAGTTGCACTTACTGTGCCACCAGTTGCAACGTTACCAAATGTACCTGTGCCAGTTGCTGAAACAACACCACCTGTTAATAAGTTTGCACCAGTTACATCTCCGGCTGCACTTACTACACCAGTTGATAGAAGATTCCCAACTGTTAGGTTACCAGAAACTGACTGTGCATCGGCTTCGATTGTGCCGACTTTAAATGTACCATATTCGTTAACTGTTACAATTTCGTTAGCAATTGTAACATCAACAGCGGCAATTAATTTGCCACTTGTATTTTGATAACCAATAAATGCCGATTGCTCTACATTACCGGCAGTATCAAAATACCATAATTGTTCGCCGCGATCTTTGCCATCATTGCTGGTCAACGGCGCATTATTTTCTCCGCGGCCTAATCCAATAATTGGATCTTGTACGTTTAGATCTGTAATGTTGATGTATGTAACATTACCATTAACTATTAAATCACCACCAATAATTGCATTACCGGTTGATTCAATAGTCGCAGCAATCACGCTGCCCGATGTTGAAACGTTACCAGCAGATAAATTACCAGTTGCGCTTACTGTGCCACCAGTTGCAACATTACCAAATGTACCTGTACCAGTTGCGCTTACAACACCTGCGGTTAATACATTAGCACCGGTTACATTACCGCCAGCACTTACAACACCTGCGGTTAATACATTAGCACCGGTTACATTACCGCCAGCACTTACAGTACCAGCAGTTGATAAACTACCAACAGTTGCTGCACCTGCTACGCTTGCAAATCCACCAGTAACAAGATTACCACCAGTTACAGTACCAGTTGCCGAAACAACGCCGCCAGTTAATACATTACCAAATGTACCTGTGCCAGTTGCGCTTACAACACCACCAGTTAATAAGTTAGCACCAGTTACATCTCCGCCGGCACTTACAGTACCACCAGTTAATAAATTAGTACCAGTAATGTTAGCACCAGTGATTGCACCTGCGGCACTTACTGTACCACCTGTGGCTAAGTTGCCACCAGTTACAGTACCACCAGCTGATACAAGACCTGCTGTTAATAAGTTAGCACCGGTTACATTGCCAGTTAACGAAGCAGTCGTACCAGCCAAATTACCATTAAATGTTACACCATTTACGTTAGCGGTACTTGTGATGTCGCCGCTAGCACTAACAATACCGCCAGTTAATAAATTACCAGCATTAACATTTGCTGTGGCAGAAATAAATGTTGCAGTAGCAGTACCAACTGAGTTATTCGCACCATCGATTGTTAATGTTGCGCCACCTGCACCGGTTAGCGTAACTGCATTGCCATCAGCAGTGATTTGTCCTGGTCCAATGTAAATTGTATTACCAGAAACATATAGTGACTTCCACTGATTAGTGGCATTACCTAATGTGTAGGTTGCATTTGCCGATGGAATAATGTTTCCAGCAGTAATTGTCTGGAATGTTGGAGAATCAGCAACAGCAAAAGTTACTGTGTCGGATGTAGCATTACCAGTAATAACAATGTTATTTGCTGGAGTTAATGTAATTGTGTCACCGACTGTGTCTGCTAAAATTGGTGTACCGTTAGCATAAACATTACCAAATGCAAATGCTGATGCTTGTTGGAAGTTTAATGGTGTTGTACCAACAGTGATTGGATTATTTGTGATTAATTTCCACTGACTGTCAGCGTAAACTGTACCTTCAGTGACCATTACAATCATGCCAGCTTGGATGTCGCCTGTGTCGTTGCCATCAACTGTACGTGCCCACACACCATCTGACCCAGTACCTACTGATACAACATAGTAGATACCATTTTGACTGCCTGTATTCTGGCCATTAACTAGAATACGATCGTTTGCGTTTAAACTTACGCCGTCGATTGTATCGGGTGCTCCCCCATTTAAACTAGCAATATTTGTTGTTGTAATTACTCTAACCGCCTGCTTATAGTCAATATTACTAATTTGCAGGGCGCGGACTCTGGTTAGTGCCATGTTATTATTCCTTAAAAAAAAATTGTTGCGTTCGCTCGTAGCGTTGCTCAAAAGATATTTATCAAAAAAATAAGGCCACACTGGTGTAGCCTTATAAATATACCTTAATTTTTTAGAGGGCTGTTATAGTGCTGCTATTCTAGTTTGGAAGTCTGCAAAGTCGGTTGATGCTGCTACTAGTGTCTGAAGATCAGTAATACTAATTGCAGCAGAAGTTTGAACTGTACTATCGGCAAACTTAAATCCGGTATTAACAGTTAAATTACCATCTGTAGCACTTACAGTTAAATTGCCTAAATAAATTGTACTGTTACTTAGGTATAAATCTTTCCATCGATTCGTTAGACTACCCAAATCGTATGTAACATTAGCACTTGGTAAAATACTCTGAGATACTGATGACAAATCAACCATACCAGTTAACTGACTACCATTTCCTAGAATATAATTACCAGTAATGTTACCAGTTGCACTTACAATACTCGCACCAACGTTGTTAAGAAATGCATCACCAGTTGTTGAATCAATAACAACGGTTGAACTATTTGATAGTACGTCACCTTTAACATCGCCGATAAATTCCAGGGCCGTTACACCACCAGTTGTGCTTACTGTGCCAGAGATTGCTAAGTTTCCACCGGTAATATTACCAGATGTAACCACTGTTGTTGATTCAAGATTTCCAACAACAAAACTACCATAAGAATTAACTGTTACTACTTCTCCAGTAACTGAAACATCAGTTGCAGCAATAAGTTTACCAGACACGTTTTGATACCCGATAAACGAAGATTTTTCGCTGCTGCTATAGTACCACAATTGTTCGCCGCGATCTTTGCCATCATTTACAGTTAGCGGTGCATTGTTTGGTCCTCGTCCTAGTCCAATAATTGGATCTTTTACGTTTAAGTTTTCGATGTTAATGTAAGAAACGTTTCCATTAACTGTTAAGTTTCCGCTAAAAACGCCATTGGTACCAGTAATAGTACTACCTGCAACGATATTACCTGTTGCAGAAACAGTTGCTACATCGATTGTATAATCTGTATTACTTTTAATATATGCACTCATGGTTTACCCTCTACACTATTTAGCAAATTTTGGAATTCACAAATCTGCAGATGAGTTAAGTTAGGTATTGTAGCAAACTCTGGAATGTGTGTACTTTCTCGACCTATAACTCGAGTAAATTTTGTCAAAGGATAGTCTTGGCAAATCTGTGTTAATTGTTTAATCCAATTGCCAGCGTAAGTTGCTTTGTCCTGGCTCGTGCGATAAAATTCGGTGTCTGCATAAACATTGTTTAGAAATTGTGTAGGGGATCCAAAATCAAATCCAATCAAATAAACTTTTTTTGCACCGTCAATACAGGCAAGTGATATTGCGTTAGGCCCGGAGCTGTACCCTTGATATGGCCTTTTTAGTGCCAATGCACCTAACCCTGCAGTTGGACGTCTTGTATAAAACGCATTTTTAAGAGGGTATCCCGATTCTTCTATAGCGCGGGCAATAGGGCGATCAGTGGCAACCAGTACATCGGGTGTAAACTCTCTATAGAGCCCATTACACCCATAAATTTTTCCATGCTTACGCAAACTTTCTAAATTAATAGACAGTCTGCTTTTGCCGTTGCCTAGTACAAAACTAATAGTCATAAAAAATCCCCACAGTATATATGCTGTGAGGATTTTGGTTACCTAGGTAAAAATTACGATGTGTACTTTTCAACCTGTGCAAGCTCCATCTCGCCTGTGCCGTTGCTAAATGTAGCAGCATCAGCACCAGACTTGAGTGTAGTTGCTTCGTCAGTAAAGAAGTTAGCAACATAGCTATCTTCGCCTGAGTAAAGAACTTCGCCAGCGTTGTCACCGCCACTAGCATAGCTAGTAAGAGCAGTACCGTTAACGTTTTGGAAGTTAGCCCAGTCTTGAACAAATTTGTTTGTTAGCTTGCTGACTGCAACTTCAGTTGAGTCACCACCAACAGCAATACTAATGCTCATTAAACCAGCAGTTGGGCTTAAATCGCTTGTTAGTACGCACTGACCGATAGCATTAACAGTACCTGTGCCTGTGTCTGCTAAGGCAGCAGTTGCAGTAAAGATTGTTCCAGCAACTGGAGTACCAACAACACCGTATGCATTCCAGTTTGTGTTGCCAACAGCAGTAATAACATATGATTGACCGCTTACTAGTGCTGTGCGTGATGTAACATCACCAACTAGATACTTGTGTGAACCTTTTTGACGGATGATATAACCATCGGCTTCAGCAAAACCTGTAATGAATACACGAACTTTTACACGTGGAAATGTGGCAGAAGTTGCTGCTGAACTTTGACCGCCAACAACACCAAAGAAGTTTGATCCTGTCATTGTTGTTGGGTATAGTGCGTCAGTTAGTGTGCTAAACTGTGGATATGCTTGATCAACTGGAACACCAGCGGCTGGTGTATTTGCAGTACCGTTTGAGTTATATGTGATACCTTGAGCAGTACCGTATTTTTGAATCTTAAGAGGACGTCCCATTTGTTTTCTCCTTACAGAAGTCCGATGTGGGTTCTAGCCACTACGCGGTGGTTTCCGCATAAAACGCCGAATTGCGTTGTATGTTTTTATTTATGGTTCAATTGAGCAATTATGGGTTCGAGCAGCTTTTTCTCTACATTTCCATTGTGAAATTGATAGTAGTTATGCTCAATATATTTTTTGTTTTGATTCCACCATTCGCCTGGGTTATCAACGTTGTTTTTAACAATTTCTACAATCAGTTGTAAACGCTTAAACAAATCTGGTTCTGAATCGTAAGACACATCAAACACGTAAAACCCTAGAGATTTTAACCATTTTAAAATTCCCGGTGCTGCTGCAATAAGAAAAAGTTGTCCAGAAGCAATCGGCTTCCAAGTTTTTTCGCTGGCATATGGTATAGTCATTGAGGTTTCTGTTACAATATGACACCACGTATCTTGAAATGCAGCATGACCTATAGTATGATCATTGCCGCCGCCGTTAAGTTCGTTGTCCCAAGACAAAGGAAAATCTGCCAAGTTTGACAAGCATAAAGATTTAAAATCGGTGTTAACATACTTAGACAAATCTACGTATTGAGTTGGACCATACTTAAATCCGTTGTATGGACACCTGTCATAAAATGTGTATATAAAATGTTCCAGCAAATTTTGTTGTTTAAGCAACGTGTAAAGTATTAATCTATGAATCGACGGATTTCTATTTAAACAACTAAATTTATAGCGTTTTTCTACTACATCTGTCCAACAAGGAGTAACACGGCGTCGATGAAATATAATCTGATTAGGGTATATTAATTCTTCAAGATGCGAGTGAGTTGTTGTTGCAAATCTAACATGCGCAAAATAAAACTTGATTCCCAGACTCTGACTCAGGTCGTTTAAAATATTACATTTACTATCATAATCATAAGTTGGATCTTGCGTGTGCTCAAAAATTACTTGTTCAAAATTAATATAATTAACTGATGCTTGGTTTAGGACATTGATTATGTACTCTCGGAAATTTTCCAACGTAACTAAGTTAATGTCGATAACTAATGTAGGAATAGATACACGTTTTAATAGTGGTTCGTAGTGTTGATTTGGATCGTTGTTAATAAGTTCAAAACGAGCTTGATCAAAATTATAACGCCAGTGTAAACTTTCCATGCCTTTACTTATAGTAAAAAAATATGATTGATACCGAATTAGCAACTGTTAACAGATTATACGAACAAGGCAAGTTCATTGAAGCCAAAGCAGGGTTCGAAAAAATTATTCAAGAACATCCTGATACCATTGGTGCATACCACAACCTTGGTTTAACTTGCTATCAACTCGGCGATTTTGCACGAGGTTTAGAAATGTTTGATCATGCCTATAAAAACGGATCTCACGAGAGTCTGATTTGTCGTGGCAACTGCTATCGTGCGTTAGATCAATACGAACTTGCGCTTGCAGATTATGGGCAGGCATTTATTGAGAATCATAGAAGTGCCAGTGCTTACTGCAACTATGGCAATACATTACGAGAAATGGGCGAGCCCGAACTTGCTATTCCGTTTTTACAAGTTTCTCAAAAATTAGATCCAACTAATATTACAACTATATTCAACGAATCTGTTGCACACTTATTAAGCGGCAATCTTCTTGCTGGATGGGATCTATACGAATCTCGTTGGCAGTACGACACACAAAAAGGGCTCAAACCCGAGATTAATAGACCCGAGATCACTATCAATGACATCGATGCCGGATTAGAAGGTAAAACAGTTTTACTATATTCCGAGCAAGGGTTTGGGGATACTATTCAATTTTGCCGTTACATTATCAATCTCAGAAACAAAGGTGCTAAAATTATTTTAGTTACTCGTCCTGAGTTGTTTCCTTTGTTTGTAGGTGACGCAAGTATCAAAGTAACAGATAACTTCGAAAACATAGGAAATTTTGATTATCACTGTGCGTTATTAAGTTTACCACGTGCATTCAGAACTACCTTAGAAACAATTCCGGCGCCGATAAAATATTTAAATGCTAACGAAAAAGCTGTTCAATGGTGGAAGAAAACTCTTGGACCAAAAACTAAAATGAGAATTGGTCTCACATGGACAGGAAACAGAGCAACATGGATTAACCGCTACAAAAGCATGTCGTTGAATCAGCTTGTTCCATTATTATCGGCCGAATATCAATTCGTTAACTTACAGCACGATGCAACTGTTGAAGAACTAGATTTACTAAAACAACACAACGTTTTGATTGTCAACGATCAACTTAAAAATTTCCACGATACTGCGGCATTAGTCAGTAACCTAGACTTGGTTATCAGTGTAGATACTGCTGTAGCACATTTATCCGGGGCACTAGGCGTACCTACATGGATTATGTTAAATGCTTACGGAACAGATTGGCGTTGGTTGTTAAATCGTAGCGATAATCCTTGGTATCCAACTGCTAGATTATTCAGACAACCAAGTTTTAAAGACTGGACAACGGTTGTCAGTGACATTAAACAACATTTAAAACTGTTTAAGATTTAGATTCTTGTTCCTGTTGTTGACGATTAGCAAACTCTGCTTGATAAGCACGTAGGATTGTTGACATCTGCCCACGCAAATTAGGTGGAGCATATTGCATACGTTCGTGTATTTCGTAGATCTTCTTAGGAAGTTCTTCGTTGCTAATGTTTTCTAAATGTAGTTCAATCATGCTTGTTCTTTTTCCGATTTTCTTCTTTCACAGTATGCTCGACGAGCAGCCGACAGTTTTGCTTTTTGTTCCTCGCTCATCTTCTTACCTTTGTTATGAGCTACTTGCAAACCCGTCTTTCCTTTATTCCACGGATCTCGGCCCTTATTTGCTTTACTAATACGTTGTTTTGTTATATCTGAATGTTGCTTACCGTACATTCCGTTATTGTCGCCACTAACATCTTTTGGGAGATTTTGAATAGCCCACGGACGTTTACTTCCTTTCTGTACTTCGCTTAGTTTTTTCTTTGTTTCTTCAGACGTAACTCTGTTACGTTGTGCTACGCTCATCTTTTTTCTAATTTCTTCAGAAGGAAAAATATATCCCGCAATGTTTGCATTTAACCAACGATCATCTTGTAAAACTTTACATCTACGCAAAACTTTTGTTTCCCACAATACTGCTTCTTCCTTAGTATCAAATGTTCGTCGAACTTCAACCAAAAAACTTTCTTCGCCGGTTTCTTCTATTAACTTTTTAACACCAATACTGCTAGTAAAATAAATCTTCCACAAATCGTCTGTTGGATCAACTTTATTTGCAAAGCGAACGCCATAATATACTTTACCAGTTGGAATATGTTTTATAAGATATGTATATGATTTCATATTAATATTTAGTGCAGCGACTTCTCCTACACACGAAATCAAACAAAAACCCGCCGAAGCGGGTTTTTGTAAGTGTAGTAACAACTGTTTCGATTAGCTAAATGATAGATTCGAAACGGCAATTTCACCGACGTAATCGGCTGCGTTACCAAAGCTGCTAGCTGTGTTGGTTAGTTCAACATAACCGTAACGAGTCATGAAGCTTACGACTGGTTCGAATGTTGATGGATCTAGAACAACGCCGCTGCTCATTAATGGAATATATGGGCAGTAGAACGCTGCTGCGTCTGTTTCGCTTGAACCCTTGTAGCCAACTAGAACAGGCATGCTGTCGTTAGCGTAGCTATCACAGAATACACGCATTGCGCCATTTAATGTACCAACAAACTTGGTGTTTGTTGGAGCTTCAAATGTGCCTTCTGTTGTACGAGCGAAAGCTGAGGTCGTTGCTGATTGTAGAACTGTTAATGAAGCTGGTGATACAACAGCCCAGTTACCAGCGCCACGACGTGTACGCTGAGCAATTAGGTTTGCAACACGGTTAACTAGAACAGCTAGAGCAGCGTGTTCGTCGCCAACGAATGTAGCAGTACCTGATACTGTAGCTTGGTTGTATGTGAACTCTGTGCTAGCAAGAGTACGTAGGCTTAGAAGGATCTCTTGATCGATTTCAGCTGTGATTTCTTGTGCTAGTGCAGCCATGATTTCTGCTTCGATGTCAATACCGTGCATTGATTGAGCATCTTGAGCAGCTTCAAATGTCCAACGAGCTTGTAGCTTACGTGACTTAGCTTCAACAGCTTGCTTTAGGATTTGTACGCTGATCTGACGACCGCCGTTGCCTTCTAGGGCAGCGGTGTTAGCACCAGTGTAGTAATCTTGAGTTGTTGCAGCGTTGTCAGCAGCACGAGCGCCTGATGAGTAAGCCTGAGCAATCTTGAATGGGCTTAGGGCTTCTTCACCTGCTTGAACCGATGTCTGAGCAGCTGATGTGTCAGTCATTGTTGAAGCGTAGCGAACACGTAATGTGTGGATCTGACCAACTGGACCAGTCATTGGCTGAACACCAACTAGTTCGTTAGCAATAACGGTTGGCATTACACGACGGATAACTGGAAGAATAACGCGGTTTAGAGTTGCGATGTTACCTGCAACTGTTGTACCAGCTGATGATTCTTTTAGGTACTTACGAGTGTTTTCTAAAACAGCACTCATTGTGTTGCGACGAGCACCTTGTAAACCTTCTAGGAGGGCTTCCTTGGTCTCACCCCAACGGCTCTCTAATAATTCTTGTGACATAATGTCTCCTTAGTAAACTAAATTAAAGCCCTGCTAGTCGTTTTAGGTCGATAACATTGCTTTCGCTAGTATCTTCTGTCTCAACAACTTTTGCAGATTTATCGCCAGTAACTTCAGTGCGTGATTCAGCAATTACCTTTTTGGCTTTTGTTGAACCCTCAGCTAAAACTGCTGGTAGATATTTTTCGAAAGCGTTCTTTAAGCGGGCTGTTTGAACGTTTTCGAGCAGATTCGACATAACACTACGCTTCTCATCATTTAGAGGGCCTAGTAATTCATCTAGAGTGGCCTGACGTAGGTTTGACTCTTTGATGACACGAATCTCGCGTTCCTTGTTTTCGATAAGGGTCTTAGCCTTCTTACCGAGTGTGATGGCTTCAGCTAACTGCTGATCTTTTTGTGCAATCGCTGCCTTTAGGCTACGAACTACAGCGTTCTCATTTAAGTGAGTAGCGTTGAATTCTGTTGCGAATGCTTCAAAGATACGACGACCAAAATTGTTCTCACGAGCAACTTTGATGTCTTCATGTAGTTGGCTTAGTTCAGCCTTTAGATGCTTGCTAACAGATTGACTCATTTTAGCGGCACTCTCCTTGATGAAGCGTGACTTTAGAGCCTCTAGTTGACCACGAGCTTCTTTAACTAGACGAACCTTGGTTGCTACCATGTCCTTCTTGTCTTCTGCAAACTCACGGATTTCACTAGCAAGAGCCTTAACAACAAAGTTTTCGAGCTTGTCGATTGATTCGTTGTGTGCCTTGCGATCTTTGCGTAGCTCGCCAATTTCTTCAGCTAATTTAGAAACCATAAAGTCGTTAAACTTCTGGGCATTTTCTTTCATCTTAACCTGGAACTTGACACGGTCTTCGGCAAGTTGCTTCTTTTCAGCTGCAACTGCTTCTAACTGGCCAGCAAGACCTTCTGTTACCATGCGATCTAGGGCTTCCACCATCACTGTTTTATCATGCTCATAGCGTTGTGCAAACTCTTCACGTAGTTCTGCACGAACTTGTTCACGAGCTTCATTTAACTTAGATTCCCAAGCCTCATTTAGCTCTTGACTTACGTCTTCTGTGATCAAGCCGCTATCTAGTAATGGTTTAATAGCATCTAGCATGCCGTTCTCCTTAGATCTTGAGATCCTTGATGAGCTTCATTACTTCGCTCTTCAAATATCTCTGTACCTTGTTGTCCTGTCCAGCATCTTTTGCCATTTCCATAACACGATGGCCGTAACGCATGTTCATTAGGCCTTCGTAAATTGCTTTAGGATAAGCATTTGGAGCACTGGGTTGGGCAACTACATCAACAGTGACAATTTCAAAGTCACTGACGTGTCCGTTAGCCTCGTTAACGTTTCCGCTACCGCGACTTGAAACTCCTAATTTTACACCACTTTCCAACATAGTTTTCACTAGTTGACCCATTGGTGTTGGAAGAATCTTTAATTTACCAAAACCGTTAGGACCATCCATCCACATTTCTGTGATCATATGGCTAACGCGGTCTAGATTAATTTTTAAATCATCTGGGTGATCTACTTCCCCTAGAACTGAGTATCCACCATGAATCTGTTCGTTTAATGTTTGAACTGCAGATTCAATTTCACTAACCGGATACACACGCTCGTTGGCATTCTTGACACCACCTTGGATGCAAATGCCCTTCATATAGAGGTCCTTACCCTCGCCGTGGCTTTCTACAACGATACGAGCAGCGTCGAAAGTAAGGTTCTCTTGTAAGTAACGAGCCATTTTACTTGATTAGTTCTTTGGGAAAGGAGTTTTGGTGTTTACACCACTGGCTTGGCTTAGAGTTGGCTTTGTAGCTGGTGATAATTTCTTATCGCCGCCAACGCTGTTTTGTACCTTACCAATTAGTTCGCCTGCTTTAGGGGCAGTACGACCGTTTTCTTGTGCACCAGATGTTTTAACTGGCTTTGCTTCCATACCAGCAGCACCGCTGTTGTCATCATTGATTGACTTCTTGTTTACGAAGCTTTCTTCTGATGTTGTTGGAGCTGGGGCTTTTTGTAGTGTAACAGCTTCTTCAAGTGCTTCGGCAACTTCAAATTCAGTGTCGTCCATTTCTGTTTCTTCACCGTCTTCTGCGTCAACTTCTTCTTCGCTGTCAAAATCTAATTCTTCACCGTCGTCGCCGCCTTCAGCACCAGCTTCGTCGCCGCCTAATAGCGATTCAAATTCTGCCATTAGTTCGTCTAGCTTGTCCTCAAGATCAACAACACGATCTTCTAAATCTTCGCCGCCTTCTTCGTCAGCAAACTCAGCTTCTAGATCATCTTCACCTTCGAAGCTCATGCCTTCTTCTTCGGCTTCAACATCGTCGATAAGATCGTCTGACTGGTCGCCGCCGATAGCGCCGCACATTCCATCTAGATTTTCATCTAGTTCTTCAGCTTCTTCAGCTGATTCGTCTAATTCTTCTTCAGACTCGTCTAATTCTTCTTCATCTTTGGCTTCGTCTAGCTCTTCTTCTTCAGCCATTAGGCTTTCGTAAATTGAGCGAGACTTTTCAACAACGATGTCGTGGAATAGATCACGAGCTTTTTGTTCTTCGTCATTAATGACGAATTCAATTAATTGTTCAAATTTGTTCATAAGAGAAATCTCCAAGTAAAGGCTCTGTAAATATTTACATTACAGTTAAAAATATGGGTGGTTTATGGGGTAAAATGGCCAGAAAATGAATCAAAATCTAAGATAATTAGATTTTCGATTACATCGGCGGTGCAGCAGGTGGTGCGTACTGACGTTTAATATCTTTGAGATTTTGTTTATATTCTACAGTACGCAGATCATTCATGCGGCGTAATTTGTTAATTTGACGCAACGTGAGTTTAGACTTGCGGGTATCGCCAAGTTGAGGCTGACTGTTATCATCGGCTAAATCTTGGTAACCTTCGGGTTGTTGTTCAAAAAACTCACGTAGTATCATAGTATAGTTATTTATTAAACTGTTGGCATTCCGCCTGGGGCGGCACCACCTAGTGCACCGGTATCCATTGGTGTAGCTTGTGCGCCAGGTACTGCCATATCTCCCTCGGGCATACCGGTATCAGCAGCGATTTCTTGACCTGCTGTAATGTCAGATTCAAGGTCCGCTGGGCTAATACCAACTGAACGCAAGTCTTGTCCTGATTCGGTTTCCATTTCTGGTTCGTCGCGTTCTTCTTTCCAGAGCTTGGCGTTTTCTGTAATTTCTTCTTCGGTTAAACCTAGATAACGCTTCATTAAGAAACGCTTAGAGAAGTAAGGTAGTGGCTCAATAGCACTAAACGCACCTAAACGTGTGGTATCTAATTCTGCTTGACGATAGCTTGCAAAGTTCTGTGGTGCTGTAAATGTAATATCAAACAAGCCAGAATCAATGTTAAAACCACGCCAACGTAAGAACATCTTAAACTCGTCGTTAAGTTTTTGTACAACTTGACGCTGTAAGCGTTCGCAATACTGGTTGAAACGATATTCCTGGATAAGAGCGGTGCCCACTCTGCCGTCGCTCATCGGTCGATCGGAATCATCCGGTCCAGTAGGTAGGTACGAGCTCGGAATTCTAAGCCCGCGGCACATCTTATTGTTAAAGTACTTAAGGTCATCAATTTGACCTAGACTTTCGCCTCCAGGAAGTGTTTCAACTTTACTTCCACGGCCTTCGGCTGTTTGAGGAAAGAAGTAATCTTCGTTGATGCTTAGTGGGTTATACGAAGCATCCATAATGTTTTGTCCGCCGCCTGTGTTTGTAGGAATACGGCGTTGGTGAATTTCGTTTTTAACTCGCTCAACAAACTGCATAGCAAGGTGGCTAGGCATGTTACCAACGTCGATGTAAAATACGCGGCGTTCCGGAGCACGTTGTACACGGTAAATTAGGATAGCGTCTTCGAGTAGTTCTTTTTGCTTGAAAACTTTGTAAATCATTTCAAGAACGCTTTGTCCAAATGGCCAGTAATAGTCAAGACCTTCACTTAGGCTCAAATGAACAACGTGTTTTGCATCAACTGTTGTTTCGTTCATTGCTTTGCTAAAACGACTTGTACCACTTGGGTTTGGTGTCATTGGTGCAGAGTAGTTATACGGTGCAGCATAGCCGCCGGCAGGTGGATTTACAGAAAAGTCATTGGTTGTCTTAGGAGCAATGCTTAAATTTTGAAAGTTAGGGTTAATATCACGAACAACATACTGCTCAGGACGCTTGCCTTCAGATTCGTTTACAATAACTCGAGCAACTTTAGTCATGTCGACCCAGTACAGTTCAAATGTTTCTGGATCACGTATAAACACTTGATCGCCGTATTTCAATGTATTACGGAACATTTTAAACATACGTTGATCTAGTTTGTTAAGTTTAGTCCACTGCTGTAATTGCTTTTTAATAATTTCAGTTTCGTGGTCCGTGGGCTGATCATTGAAATCAATATCAAACGGAGTTTTAGTTGATTCGCTAACTTGTGTACAAAATTCGGCAAGAATATCCAAACAAGCGTTGACTTCTGAATCAACGTCCATGTTTTCATATTGGTTGTAACGCTCAATGCGGTTAGGGTGGCCTGAATAAACTTCAGGTAAATGGCTACGGTAGTTGCGGAACGTAAAGTCGGTTTCAGCAGCAGAGCCCTTACCATAGTTAGGGCCGCGATAGTTATTGCCCGAAACTGGGCTCATTGATCCGTCTTGCGGAGCGATCTTAAAATACTTTTTCCAACCTGCCATATAAGGACACCTTTTGATTTAAGTTGCGAATATTTATCAGGACGCCTTAAGGCTTAGTAATCTCTTGTTTGCGTCATTATTACTTCTAGCCGCAGCAATTATTTCGGCAATAATTTGATTTTGACGACGAATTGCTTTGATTTGACTTTCGGAAGTTTCAGTCATGCCAGTTGGTTCTACAGGTATTTGATTTCCATCTGGTAGCGGAACTACTGCTTCGTTGCCATGTAATACTGCTGGATAGCCTGATTTCGGACCCGAGAATGCTCCACCCGTTGCTGCACTAACAACTTCAATATGAACTGGATCTCGGGGCACTGGACGTCCTAATCCGTATTTGGCTAATAATCCCATGTTATCAAGTTGATTAGCAATTTGCGAATCAACGTCAATGGCCAAACCTTGATCGTGTTTGCTGCGACCCGGCGGAGCAACGGGATATTTTGATCTGCCTGCTTGATAGTCGGCGTAAAGTTTTGCTTGTTCTTCTGGTGTACGCACAGCAGAAGTAACGTTTACATCTCTGCCTGTTTTAACTTTAAACTCTCGTGCAACTTGTTCTATTCTTTGTGCTAGTGATGGTTGTACCCCATTTAATGACTTGCCTGTTAGTCCTTCGCCGGGCTTAACTCCAGACCTGTCTACTGCAGGACCAGGAACACCCTCAACAGCCGGTGCTGCACCAGCAGCAGGTTTTTTAACACGTTCAACTTTTTTAAGTCCTAGTGTATCAGACGCTTTATCAACAAATGACACAAATACATCAGTTAAACTATCAACAGCAGTAGTAGCCAGTGGAAATACTTTTTCCTTGACAATTTTATCCATGTCAATGGCCATGCTGCGCATTACTTCTTGTGCAGAAATTATATTTTTAGTTTCTTGGTCTTTGGCTTTTTTAGTGTCTTGCTGTTCTTTCTTGAGATTTTCTAAACTTTCAGCAGTAATATCTTGTGCCTGTACCATACGGGCCATGCCAGGTAATGCATCGTCCATGGCTGTGCCGGTTTTAGCCACCTTCATTGCAAAGTTATCGCCGCCTACTTGTTTCCATCTACGACGAACAGCAGCCTGAACCATTTCTAAGCCCTTGGCGTGATCGATTTCACCACTCTTTACCATTTCAGCAATCTTCTGACCTTCGCCGCCGGTAGCAAGGTTAAAATCACGTGCAGCCTTAGTACCCAGGCCACTGGTCATATCCATAAATCCTTGCGATAGACTTTCGCTACCAAACGCTTCAATTCCCTCAGCCATTTTACGCATACTGTTAGCAACCTTTTCATCGCCTGTGCGCTTAGTTGCCAATCTCAATGATGCTTGGAAACGTAAATTACTTTCTTGTTTTTCTAATGCTCGTGCTGTTTCACTGCGACTCTTGCCTGTTAGTCGAGAAATTTCATCAAGCATGTCCATATACTCACGAGAGCCTTCGGCAAGTCGTTGAGTATCGCTGATATTTGTGCCTGTAGTTACACGGTTGCGCTTTAGGTATTCTGCTGTATATTCTTGCTGTTCAGCAAACGTGTATCCTAGCGCCAAATATTCTTTTTTGTAGCCTTCGTTTGCTTGACTAACTCGCCCTAATGCTTCTGCACCTGCTGTTGTACTACCAGCAAAGCCAGAAAGGTTTTCACCTTCCTTAGCAATCAATTGCGAGTATTCGGTAATCGACATGCCTGCACGGATTGCATCGTCGTAAGTTCCTGTCATACCTTGTGCAGTTGTGGCGCCAACAGAACCAATGGTTCGATACGCAGAAACTACATTTTGTAACTCTTGAAGTGCAAAAGATCCAAATGCCTGTCCTAGTGCTGCAACTTTCTTGGAATTGTTTTCCATAAAGTTGCCAAGCATGTTCATGCCAATGCCACCGACAGTACCTATTATCTTAGTAATTGGTCCGCCAAATAGTGAAAATGCATTAACCGCATCGCCAATAGTTGATATTAACTTACCAGTAGTACTACCAGCTAACTCAGCAGCTTTAGCAGTGACTTTGATTGCAGGATTTAAACTTGTAAAATCTTCACGATTTTTTCTAATTGATTCGGACGCACGAACTGTGCTTGCAGCAAAATTGCCAGCAATTTTTGCAACCTTCTTTACATTACTTGAGGTTTTACTAACTTGATTTGTATTGTCGTCAACTGCACTTGTGTTCTGAGTAATACGTTTGAGCAATTCGTTATAGGTTTTTTGGCTAATCAAGCCTTGCTTTCGACGCTCGTTAAGAGTTTTTGTTAGTAACTCAATCGAATCTTCAAGTTGATTTACACTCATAGATTATGCCTGTGATGCTCGTAAAATACGTTGAGACAAGTCTGCACCTTGTCTTAGTGTGCGCAATAATTCTTCAAGGCTCGATGTTTGATCTTCTAGCAACGATAACTGTTCGTCAAAAACATCGCCCATACCAGCCATGTCAACTGGAATTTCGTTGCCGCTTGGTAATGGTACTACTGCTTCGTTGCCGTGTAATGTTGCTGAATACCCACCTTTAGGACCAGAAAAAACACCACCGTTAGCAGCCCATGGCTCACCCGGTAATTGTGTTATAACTTTACCATTAGGATCTTTGGCAGCCATACGTTTACGACCTTCCCACATTTGCTGCTTGATTGCAGCAACTTGTTCTGGTGTCATTTGTTGAGGTGGCGGGGGAACTTGTGCTTGCGCAATGGTAGCACCAGCAATTGCACCTCCACCCATTGTTTTAGTATAGTCTGCCATCCATTTTGATTGGTATTGTGCAGCCGTTTGTCCTTTGTTTGCCGCTAGTGCAGCATCTGACATTTTTCCTTGTAAATTACCAGTGTACCACGCAACTGGAACCTTCGAAACATCTCCACCGGCTTTCTTTAAAATTTCATCGACATATTTTGATGCCACTGCATCTTGTACTTCCGGTGGTGCATCTTTAGCTTTGGCAAACTCTGTGCCAAACCCATATTTTTTAGTTAGGCCTTGCCATGTACTATCAGTAAACTGGTAAGCACCCGACGCAGATGATCCTTTGGCTTGTGCTTGATAATTACCGCCCGATTCTCTGCCTTTAATTGTGCTAAGAACTTGTGCGGTTGATCCTTCAACCGGTGAGCCAGGCGGTGTAGGTGCACCTGCTGTACCACCTACATTAGTACCACCCCAGGCCATGTCTTCGGCAGCAGATGATGATTGTACCGGAGCAGTTCCGCCGCCGCCAGCACCAATACCGGTTGTTGGTTTTTTAGTCCCTAGTGCTTTGGAAGCAATATCAACAAAATCATCAATGGCTGTAGTAAAAGATTTAATCGACGACGCAGCAGTTGGTAACACTTTTTGACGTACAATCTCGTCGAGTTTTTGTCCCATTTGCTGTAATTTCTTTTGCGCTTCTACTGTGTCTTTGGTTGCTTTGTCTTGGGCATTAGCAGCAGCATTTTGTTCTGCAGTTGTTTTGCCCATTGCATCATAATATTTGTCATCAAGTGTTCGGGCTTTTTGTAGTGCGCCAATCATTGGCTCAATAGCACTACCCATTCCGGCAATTCTTCCAAAGACTTCGTCACCGCCTTTGCCTTCATACCAACGTGCTTGAGACTTTGTTATTTCTCTAAAACCTACAACGGTGTCTTTAATTGCACCGTTGCGTAAATCTTGTACTGCTTGGCGACCACCTTCATCGAGTGTTTGTAAAAACGCTTGTGCTTCTGGAGTGTTGATAGCACCACTCATTGCATCCATAAAGCCTTTACGTGCGTAGTCACCTTGTTCTTTACCGATCGTAGCTGCAATGTTTTCAATGGCTGCTCGATTCTCTACACCATTTTTCGCTTCCATTGTTCTTAGTGTTGCTTGGAAACGAACATCTTTCATTTGCTGATCAAGTTGTTTTGCTAGCTCGTCGCGGCTCTTACCGGTTATTCTAGCAAGTTGATCTAGCTGCATCATATAAGCATTGTTAGCTTCGCCTAATCGACGTTGATCTCCTGCTGATACTGTGCCGAGAGTGCGATTACGCTCTAAGAACTTAGCCGATTGATCACGCATTTCAGTAAATGTGTAACCAAGTGCTAAAAGTTTATCTTCGTAGTCTTTAGAATTTGCGGTTAAATCTACTAGAGCTTTGCGTCCAGCAAGTGTGCTACCACCAGCATAGGCCAACGATTTAGAATTACGCGATACAATTTCGGCCATGCCTTGAAGGCCAATGCCTAATTGATTCGATGATTCGTAAAGTTCATTCATACCGCCAGCGCCAATGGCACCAGCAGAACCTACTTTACGATATGCTTCAACAACAGTTTGTAATTCGCCTGTGGCAAACTCGCCAAAAGCAACTGCCATGTTAGCTGCTGCTTCGCTACCACTTTTTAATCCGCTACCAAATGCTTTGATTAGACCACCGCCAACCATCGTAGCGGTAAAGCCTTTAAATCCTTTGTTTAAACCAGCAAGACCTTGAACTGCTTCGCCAGTACCTTCGGCCATACTGCCAATTGCTTTGCCAGTAGCACCAAAAATTGTACCTGCTGCTCTGATTGCAGGATTTAAACTACGGAAATCCTCACGGCTTTCTCTAATCTGTCCAATCGCTGCACCAAGTTCGTTGCCTAAACCGGACAGGTCTTTGACAAAATCCTTAGCAACTGACGTATTATCATTGACTGCTTTGGTATTATCTTCAAACGCACCAGCGTCTTTTTTCATAGCAGCATTTAACTCAGCCTGAGTTTTATCACTCATAACTGTTGATTTACGCAATTCTTCTAATGCTCTTCTAAGCAGTTCTATCTGCTCATCTGTTAAATTATCTGCCATAATATACGCCGAATAAGTACTCTTAACATATTTATGGTCAGGAAAATCATGCAAAATAACCCTTTACGCAAGTATTTTAGACAACCAGCAATTTACATCAAGTTACCATCAAACGGTAACTTCTACGAACCTGGTACACTAGACATGCCGCCGAACCGCGAGCTACCTGTGTTTCCAATGACTGCAATGGACGAAATCACTTATCGTACCGCAGATGCATTATTCAACGGTACTGCTATCGTTAGTGTAATCCAAAGTTGCGTTCCAAACATTCGCGATGCTTGGAAGATTCCAGCTACTGACATTGATGCAATACTAATTGCTATCCGCATTGCTAGTTTCGGTCACGAAATGGATTTCGAAAGTGATTGCCCTTACTGTCAACACGAAAATTCGTTTGGTTTAGATCTTCGTTTAGTCATGGAGCAAATTCAAGTAGGCAATTACTCTGAATCAATTAAACAAGGCGATATTGAAATTTTCTTAAAGCCATTAACATACGATCAAATTAATGCTAACTCGCTAGCGCAATACGAAGATCAAAAGCTAATCGAAATGTTGCCTACAGCGGATCTAAGCGAAGAAGAAAAAATGCGTCGAATCAACGAAGCATTTTTAAAACTAAGTCGCATGACTATTGATGCAATTGCACATAGCATTGGATTAGTACGTGCCGGCAACGAAAATGTTGTAGAAACAGAATTTATTCGCGAGTTTATGAATAATTGTGATCGAGATTTATTCAATCGAGTGCGTGATCGTATTATTGAACTTCGCGATGCTGCTGAACTTAAACCGCTTAAGATTCAATGTCAAGGCTGTCAAAAAGAATACGAAACACCGTTTACACTCAATGTAACAAATTTTTTCGGTTCCGCCTCCTAACAGCGACCGCCGAGCGTATTGAAAAGATTGTTGCAGGTTACGACAAAGAAATAACTTCAATACGCTCAGACATATTAAGAATGTGTTGGTCAATGCGTGGAGGCATAACTTACGAAGAAGCAATGAATCTAAGTTACAACGAGCGCACCGTTATTGGCAATTTAATCAAAGAAAATTTAGAAACTGTTAAGAAAACAGGATTACCATATTTCTAATGAATATTACACAGCAACAACTAGAAGCAGATATCTTACACTGGATCACAAACTTTGTAGAAGTTCCGCATCCAGCATTAGGAGGTTGGCCTCCTTGTCCTTATGCTCGCAAAGCTCGAATGGAAGGTACCTACGAAGTTCGAATTGGTACAAACCCAATCGGTGACTTGCTAGACATTTGGCGCACAGGGCTAGGTAACCGAGAAGTTATCGCTATAGCCTACGATCCTGAGACTTGGGATTACAAAACATTTTCTAACGCATTAGATTTTGCTAACCGTGAATTTTTGTTAAGCAAGGATATTTTAGTTTTAGAAGACCACCCCGACGATCCAGAAATTGTCAACGGAGTATCAATGAATCAAGGTACCTATGCTCTAGCACTTGTGCAATGTCTAAGTGATTTAGATGCCAAGGCAGAAATTATGGCTCGCAAAGGATTTTACGATGCATGGCCCGAAGACTACTTAACAATGCTGTTTCAACATCGCAAGGATCCACGCAAATGAGTTACCAGTTTGCTAGAATTGATTTAAGTAAAACAAACTATGAGATAAACGTTGATTGGCGTTATATCACTGAATTTTCAGATACTGTTTTTAATCAATTAGATAACATTTACCACACATATTGTATCTACAAACACTTTTCTAGTGTTATGCCCATGTTTCACAGTCGCTACACAGACCCAATGACTGACGTCATTGGGTATTACGACAAGGAGCAATTAGTAGCTTTTAGTTTAATTAAACGTTACGACGAGCACAACGCCGAGTGTGCGCAGTTTGCTTGGACTTATCATCGTCCTAGACTACGACTAGGCATTGAAACTATGAAAGCTGAATGTGCAATATACAAAGAACGTGGATTCAAATATCTATATTTAGAACAAGCACACCTATACAAACAAGACATGGACGGATTCGAACTACTCGGTCCTATGACGTAATGTTTTCAGTATATCAACATTGGGATCCGTTAAAAGTTTGCGTCGTTGGACGTAGTTACCCTCCTGAATTTTATTCATGGATTAACAAACCCAGCGTTAGATCATTGTTTGAAAAAATTGCCATTGAAACCGAAGAAGACTTTCAAGGCATTATTAAAAAACTACACGAGTTTGGTGTAGAAGTACTACGACCAGAGTTACCCAAACAGACTTTTGTCAACGGACAGTATGTTCGACCACCAATGACTCCTCGTGACTACACAGGAATGTTTGGCACAACGTTTTACGAATACTATTCTACAAACTTTTTAAGAACATCTTACACTGACATTGCAGATCCTAGCTGGCCAGACTGTAACAGTTGGGAAGAGTTTAATCAACTACCAGCAGCAATACAAAAAGAATGTAAAGAAGTATTCGATTTTGGCAACACACAACTTCATCGCAGCGAATACGATCATATTCTCGATTACATCAAAGCCAACGGCAATACTGTACACTCTGGCAGATTGTTTGCCGACACCGCAAAGTGTGCAAGAATTGGCAAGGATCTATATTGGGGTACTGAAAACTACAATCAAGACTTAAACAAACGATTGTCGATTGTTACCAACGAATTCACTGACTACAGAAATCACGTTGTAAACACCGGCGGACACAGTGATGGCACATATTGTCCAGTTACACCCGGCTTGATTATAAGTTTATACGATGTACCAACGTATGCAGACACTTATCCAGGCTGGGAAGTTGTATATCTACCCGGGCAAAGTTGGCTAGGCATTGAAGAATTTATAAAACTAAAAGCAAAAAACGGTGGCAAGTGGTGGATACCCGGATTCGAAAACGATCATGACGTAATTAACACAGTTGAATCGTGGTTATCACACTGGACAGGGTATGTTGAAGAAACAGTTTTTGACGTAAACATGTTGATCATCGACCCAAAGAATGTCATGGTGTTTAACTACAACAAACAGGTATTTGATGCACTTGAAAGATTTGGCGTTACTCCGCACGTCGTTCCATTTAGGCACCGTTATTTTTGGGATGGCGGGATTCATTGCGTAACTAGTGATTTACACCGAGAAGGTACAATGCAAGACTATTTTCCAGAAAGAGGATAACATGGACATTTATACAATTTGGGCAAACAAAGAAGGCGACATTTCTGATCTAGACTGGGTCAACAACATGAAGAAGTTTTTTGATCACTTAGTATCAGAAGGCAAAATGGTATCGTACAGAATTACTCGTTGCAAAATGGGATTCCGTAGTATTGCTGATATGCCAGAGTGGATGATACTCATGGAATTTAACAACATGGCACAAATGGAACAAGCATTCCAACGAGTAGTACCACAGCAAGGTGAACTCGAAGAGAAACACAAATCATTTAATCAGTTTGTTGCTGCTGATATACAACACGCATTATTTAGAGATTGGCCTGATAATATATAAGATCACTACGTGATCTGTTGTTTCGCTTACGCTCACAACATTTATTTTTAAAGCGAAGCGTTTATGCTTCATCTAGATTAATTGGTCACACTTTGCCCGCACTGGGCAAAGATTGACTTCATCTGAGTAGCATAGTCACACAGCGTTAGGGTGTTTAGCAGAGGCGGTTGTCCGGTACCTCCATCCCCGTCTTATTACAACGGCGGTTATACAAATATACGCTATCATACTTGTACAACGTGCTCAATCGTCTTGAGCGTCTTTTTAGCCTTTTATTCCTATTCAAACAACTAAATCGCGGCATTGGCGATCTTCATCCTCACGGGTAGTAGTTGAGTGCTCTTTACAGCGAAGAGTCTTCCGTCCCTGCGATCTGTGATCCAGGTATAGGGCACACGATATTAGCCTGTGCTAGCTGTTACTGCTGGTGCTTATAAATTGTGGTATGTGTTTGGTTCTAATAGAGAATGTAATTGTTGTGTATTAATAAATTTTTCAAGTTGCCAAGTTTTTAGAGCCAAGTTGTGTTTGTATAGTAACGTTCTTTGTATTGTTGCTTCTTGTTGAATGTCTAAATTGAATCGTTCTAAGTCTAAGTCGGTGTTGTTAATAATTGAGTTAATAATTTTATCGAAGTAAGTTTGAAATTGTAGTCTGTCGAATTGTAATTTTTTCCAGTTGTTGTATATGTTTTTCCAATGTTCAAAGCGTTCGGTATCTAACCCTAGATTCAAGTAGTCAAATAGGGTTTTGACTGAAATGTCAAAGTTAGTCCAAAGCTCTAGTGCGTCTAAGTAGTAATAATTGTCAGGGTCTTTAATAGTGTTACGTTGTCTAAATGCGTCAAAGTTTAATGCAATGAACTCTCGTTTGTCCCAGATATTAGTTAAGTTTAAGTTTTGAAAAGTTTCTGCTGAATCTTTAAAGTACTTGTTGCAAAATTCGTCAAATGCATCATCAGGGGATAATGCAGTATAACCTCTTGATGCATACTTGTCGTGATACAGCGGATAATGATAAGACCTTAATAAAATTGTTTTGTTGTTTAGTTTGTTAGTTAAGTCAATGACATTGTTGTCTAGGTTTGGATCGTCGGTTTCGTGAAAGTATAGTGTATGAAATGTGTTAGTTTGTTCGTTTTGTAATAATTTAATTTGGTTGTTTAATGTTTCGATTGAGTGATTTTTAATTCTGTTTAGTTGATTTGGTATAAAGCCATGACTGTTTTTAGATGTTAACGGGTTATCAACAATCTTAGTCCATGATTTAGTTTCGGTACTGAAGTATTCAGTTGCGCCGGATAAGAAATGCAAACTCCAAGTTAGGAATGTTCCACCAGATCCGCCGTCGGTTACAACAGTGACAATCACTGACATAACTCTCGTACTGTGTCTTCGTTTAGTTCAAAAAATAAATCATGGTCCATAATGAACCAATGCCCGTGTTTTTTAGAAGCGTAGTTAAAGTGTCTTGTAAAAAATAGTTCTGTTTGATTGGGTTGTGCCTGGATGGCTACGTAAGTGCCTTTGCGATTGAATTTCATGAATATAATGTTGAAGTCGCCCTCGTCAGCAACGTCCATACATTGATCAATCCATGATTCTAATAGTTTTACTTCGCCAGAGAATAATTGATGAAATGGAAATTCTTTGTAACTTTTGCACTCAGCATTCATCTTAGGAAAACTTTGTCCTGGAACAATGTCCCCTTTAAAGTTGCGTATTTGTCCTTCGTGCAACAGTTGTTTACGATGAGTATTTTTACCGCCTACATAAGCGCCTGAGCCGGGTGCACGAATAAACTTCTCTCCATAGAGATTTGTTAAAAAATCTGCAGTTTGACGTTCAAACGAGTTTCCTTTGGCTTTACTTGGGCTTGTCAATTTGTTACCATTCAGTTGTGTGCGATAAGTCTGATAGTTTCTCTCGTGTACATTTAGTGCGGCATTCGAGACTATCAAACTTTAAGAAATCTGACGTCCAAAACGGGTCAGACATTATCTCTGTAAAAGTTTTTTGATTTAAATTAAAACGGCTTTGTGCCAGTGTGTGCCAAAAATTATTATGTTCGTATCTATTAGCGGTCCAACAGCAAGGATAAAACTCCCCTTGGCTGTTTAAAAACACGCCTTTGTTGCCTATTAAACAAATGCCTGAGTATTGTGTATGTTTATCTAAGTCTTGAGCCCGTTGTAAAAAAATTGCCTTCAGTTCTGCCCCGGGGCGTATTTTAGCACTTATAGGTGTTAAAACACGCTCAAAGCGATGTCCGCTGGCCACTAAATTAGGGTCAGTGGGTTCGAGCATATCTTGTGCACCGCCATATGCTTCGGGATATTTACTCGCAAATTTAGTGCTTTTTGTTAGCTGATAAAGATCAAATCTCCACTCTTTGGCTAAGCCCTTTTGCCAGTTAATAGCATGTTCATTAAATCTAAAAGCAATACTGGCCCAAACGGTGTATGTTGATCCGTTGTAGCAACGGAATGTACGTATGCCTTGTGCTATTGACGCCCAATCAGAATTTACACGGTATTGTTCGTTGCTGTGTTGATCCCATCCATCTAAACTCCAATGCACTTCGTCGTGCTCATTAAATATTTCTGCAAGACGTGTCCACCATTCAACAGGTTTATAACTGCCGTTGGTAATGAGTACTAAGTTAATTGATGGATTGACTTCTTTGATCCAACTGCATATTTCTAAAAAATCTTTGCAGTAAATTGGGTCTCCATCGTTGCCGCAGAATGTAATTTTACGAATCTGACGAACAACATCGGCACCTAATTGATTTACAAAAAAATCCAAGGTCAATTGTCTGTTTAGCAAACTTTCTGGAACTTCAGCACGAGGGCACCTTGGGCATTTTAAGGTGCAAATACTAGATGGCTCAATGTGCCAGTGGTCCCAGGCTAAGTTCATGCTATCTCAACATCCGTATTATAACTAGTAAAGCCGTTTTCTTTAACAACTTTAAGAATATTTTCTACACGCCCTGCAAGTTCATCGCGGTGGCTTACTAGCCAAATAGATTTTTGACGTTCACGCGACATCTTCTTGAGCAATGCTAGACTGTTTTCAACACCTTGTGTGTCCATACCCGAATCAACAAGTTCGTCAATGAACAACAAGTTAATTGGGCTGTACAAACTTTCCCAAACGTCACGGAAAGCCCACGACATTGATAGGATTAATCGGTTACGTTCACCACGAGATAAGTTGTCAAAGTCTAAGTCGCGCCCGAGTTCAGTGATTTCCACGGACAAGTCATTTTGGAATATTACAGAGTGTGGTAAACCGATGCGATCTAAGTAATGTGTTAATCTTGAGTTCAGGTAACTTAGATTTTGTTCGATAATCTTCTTACGAATAAATGAGTCTTTGTTGGTTAGTAGTTTTAGCAAGAAGTCTTGATGATCCTGCACTCTAGTTAATTCGTTTAGCGTATCATAACTAATCGCTTGCAAGGCTTGTCCTTGCATATCGGCAATTTGTTCTGTATACGGATCGACTTCCTGACTGCGACTGTCTAAGTCTTTGCGCAGCATTTCTAAGCTATTGCGATGATTTAGTGCATCTTCAATGGTATCATAAAACACCTGCGGTTGTGACCCTAGTTCTCCTAGGTCATCTAGTTCGTTTTCGTGTTCTGCAAGTTGTGTTTGATGCAAGTGAATGTTATCTTGTGCACTTACTAAGTCTGCTTCTTTAACTTTAAGAACTTCTTCGTGCTTAGAGTCGTGAAGATCTTGTCCGCAAGCATGGCACTTGTGTTCGCGCAATGCTTGAAGATCTGCTTCGATTTTAGCAATAGTCTTTTGTTCGCGATCAATATCTAACTTTAATCGTTTGATAGCAGTTTCTTCGTCTTGAATTTGTTTCTTACGAACGCTGTAGTCGGCTAAGTTTCTGTGTGCTTGAATCTCTGCATCAATATCAATGTGTTCAAGGCTTACAATAGCTGCACCAAGTTTTTCGCAATCTTCTTTTTGCTTGGCTTCCCACATCTTTTGTCGTTTCTTTAGTGATTCAATTTGTTCTTCGATGCGTTTGTTGGCTTCTTGAATAGCACGAATACGAAACTCCTCTTGAGTAATCGCATCTTTGGTTTGTTTGTTTAGTTCTTTGATCTTTTCAGCACGTTCGGACAGTAATGTAATGCCTAGCAACTGTTCAATAATAGTGCGTTGATCGTTGGCCTTTAAACTTAAGAACGGTTCTGTATAAGTGTTAAGAGCCAAGACATGCTTAAACATGTCATGGCTAAGACCGAGAATGTCTTCGATGGCTTGTTGTGTTTCTCGACTGTCGCCTTGCGCATTATCTTCCGAGGCTTGTTCTTCATTGTTAACATAAAACTTAAGAAGATTGGGTTTGCGACCACGCTCGACACGATAATCTTGACCGTTTACATTAAACTCTAAACTAACCAACATGTTCTTGCCATTGGTTTTGTTGATTAAGTTATCTTTCTTAATGTTAGTTAGTGCCTGGCCATATAGCGCATAACTCAGCGCATTGATAATAGTAGTTTTACCAGTTCCGTTGCGTGAACCATCGCCGCCTAAGTCTAAGTTCTCACCTAAAACAAGCGTGAGATCTTGACGATCGAAGTTAACGGCTTGTGTGGCATTACCCACACTCATAAAGTTTTTAACAGTAAGATCTTTAATCTGAATCATATAGAAATTATACAGTCAACGTTGAACAGAATCAACCAAGACGGCGATTTGGGAAAAAGTTTTCTTTGGTTCCGGTGCGAGAAAGATCGTTGGTTACACAATGAATACCGCAGTCCCAGAAATACTTGTGTCTAAACGGACTTACGTGAACTTCGATTCCGTGTCGTGCGCATGCTTCTTCGACTTTGTCGTTGTGTGTGCTAACAACAATGTTTTTAGGATCAACAATAAGAATGTTAACATCAAAAACGGTTTCACTAACTTGCCCAACCCATTCATCGAAGTAGTGATCTACCATGTGAATAAGGTTGTTATCTTGTTCAAACCCAGGCATGAACCAGCGACCCTTGTTTCGTTTCATTGAAACTTCAAATTCTCGCATGTGCGAATAGTTACTAGGTGGCAAATACACAACCTCCCAATCTGGGAAAGTGTCGGCGTAGGTTGGTACATCGTTAAGACTAATAATTAATCCTGGGGTAACTGGACAATACACAGCATCTCCGTGTCCTCCTGAATTAACTACGTGGTTGCGTGTGTCAGGGAAGAGTTTGTTAACTTGATCCAAAATGAGTTGTTTGTCATCGTGGTAAGTTTGTGTAGCAAAATATAAATCTTGTCCTAAACGTCCTACAAAGCATCCGTTGATAAAGTCTAAATCAGTATAAACAATCTCGTTATTTTGTGCGCGAATGTCGTCAAATACATGTGTGTAGAATTTTAACTTAGCATCTAGGTGCGCTTGGTCGTTGATTTGAAACTGTTGGAATTTTTCTTCCATTTCATTTTTAAATTCGGGCATTGCTGCATAAAAGTCTTGTGGGCGAATAAAGTCATCCCACCAACTTTGTTTGTTTTGGCGATAGAATACTGACCATGCATGACTAGCATTGGGAACATGCGGAACCCAAAACTTATCTTGAATCATGAGAAAATAATCTCTAGGAGCAGTAGGTGGTTGCACCCATTTGTTACCGATGTACAGTGAAGAAAGATCTTCAGGAAACTCTGGTCGATGTATTTTTACATTGAATTTGTTTTGCAGTAGGCCGATTAGATTTTGGTAATCTTCTTCGGTTTCCTCGGCAAGTTTTTCAAATCTAGATCTGGTGTCTGGGTCCTTAATCCATGAGTAAAACTCTGGTGGGTAAGTTCGTCCTACTAGACAAACATTTAGCGGATCCCAGTGTTGATATACTGAATACATGTTATTTCCTTTTTACTGTAATGGTGTGGTCAATCAATGATTCAATGTCTTTGTTAGTTGGACATTGTCTACATATTTTATGCGGTTTTCCGAAGTTCTGTACAAATCGTGCAAGGTCGTCGTCGGAGCAGTCAGGCGCCAAACCAGCGTCAATAAAGGGCTCCCACATTTCTTTGTTTGGGTAATTAAATCTTTCTAACAAATCTGGAGTCAATCCTGCAGTACCACATTTGTATATGCGACCTTTGAACATCATCGGGCAACGTTTTTGTACACAAATTTCAAATGCCTCGTTGGGTGCGTTATTGTGCGGCATCATGTTATCATATGAACCGCGGAATGTTCTTAAAAACTTTTCAGGACGAGCAATTTGAAAACGGTACTCGTTATCGGTAAGCCAACGATTAATTCCGTACTCTGTAACAGGTTTCCATGCAAAGCGTTTTTGTATAAACTCAATTTCTTGATCAAGTTGATTGTCTGGCAAGTGATAGCTAATTTTAAGTGTGCTATTGCCTAGTTCGTGCAATAAATCGACAATCCATCGATGCTTGTTTAATAACAACCCATTGGTTACAACTCTTATTTGAGTTTCGGGCATTAAATCTCTGATACCTCTGAGCCAATTTTTTAAATCGGGATTCATTAGCGGCTCTCCGCCCATGACTCCCCAGCTCTCAAATTTAAGTCTTGCAAGCCAAGGTTCGATTTCAGCTTTACCTTGTTCCCATGTGGTGTAGCCCGCCCATGTAAGATCACTAAAGGTGGTACAACCTTGGCAACTAAGGTTGCAAGGTCTAATGATCATACTTTCGATATATTCTAGTGTATTCAAAATGCAAGTTCTTCGTAGCGTTTTTGGTTGTGCAGTAACACAGGAGCCATTTCTTCTAACATCTGTTGGCATTGCTCTAATGGAATTGAGCAAATATGCTCAATGGTTGCAAAAACTTTTTGTAACCTCGAGTCTGGATCTTGACATTGGTCGTAGGATTCGTCCCACCAACGATCAAATGTATTGAAGCCCATGTTGCGTAACCAGTCTAGTGTTTGCGGCGCACCGACTATAACAAACGGACGCCCAACAGCAATTGGTCTTATAGTCTTTTCGCTTATGTACGCATACGGATAGTTAAACACAGTTTCTGTAATTAAGTCAAGCAGCACAGATTCGTACCACGGAGAAGCAAATTTATCACTAAACTGGTAAGGTGGAATCTCGTAATTCTTTATAGGAATTAAACTAGATTTAAGTTTTGAATAGTTAGTCCATTCTTCGTTGATTCTAGTAAATGGAATTGGCGACAAGTAACTAAAGTGATTAATGCCGATAGAATCTGTTGTTTGAGAAAATGTTTCTTCGGGTGTCGGTGCATCGTCGGAACGATTGTAAACTACTAGGTTTAATTGATCAAGATGATTTTCTAACAACCAGTGGGATAACTTGTCACGGTGTGCTCTTGCTCTGCCCATAATGCAGGAAAAGTGATAGTTGCAGTTAGTTGTTGCAATGGGCTTAGTTGGTTGCTCGCAGCGAACATAATTGGTCCACGGAGATTCGACCACAATGAATTGATTTTTTTCGTGATTGCAGTACTCCAGCCATTTGTATGTGCTGCCATAATGGTTGGTAAAGATTACAAAACGACACGGATCGATATTCAATGCTCTTATGACTCGATTAAAGTTTTCTATAGTAAATGCAACGTTGCCGATGAAATATTCTGTGTCTTGATGATGAACAATGTATTTTTCGCTGGCTTTGTAACTAGATTTTTTTATTTTTCCTAAAGAAGCCAACAGTCGGTGCCAGTTAGTATCAACTGTTGCGATCATAATTTCACCAAGTACATTGTACCCTTGGTCTTTGACAAACTGATTGATTTGATCTTCTGAGTATCCTAGACTTCTAATCATAGTGCCTGGTAAATTTGTAGCAATAGTTTAGAATCATAAAACTCAGATTCGATTTTAGTAATTTGGTCAGTTACAATTTGATCAACAGATTCGAACTTAACCTCTCCGGGTGCCATATCTTCTTCGAGTGCACCTTTCTTGTTAGGAATAAGTGCCATTTCACGAAGATTGTAGTCTCGAATAAATGTTTCTTTAATAAAGTTTGCTTCTTCGTAGGAAATCTCAATGTCAAGTCCTACACGCACATGCATATTTGGTTTGAGCAAGGCAGCACCGTTATCAATAATCTGGCTTAGATCATACACACGATATGTAGGTTGCCCTGGCCATGCATGGAATGTAGGAGGTTTGCCCCATTCCAAAATCATGCAGCCACGGTTGTCATCGCCGGCATCAGCAAAGTTATGTGGAAACGCATTGCCGATATAGTTAATGTTGCGTTTGTGTTGACGCATGTGAAAGTGACCAGAATATACTTCAGCAAAGTTTGAAAAGTGCTCACTTTGGATTTCGCCATGATCTGGCATTTCAACCATAGCATTCATCTTAAAATGAGGTAGCTCAAAGTGGCCGAAGATATACTGACCCTTCATCTTGTGAATACGTTTGTGATCATCGCCACATAACCATGGAGCAATAACTACATCGTTTTCGTTGAACCAATCGTTGCACACATGGATATTGGGCAAGTGCTTGGCCCAAGCAGCACCATGAATATCACGTTTGTCGCGATAGTATAAATCGTGATTGCCTGGAATAAAAAAGAACTGAGAAAACGCTGCACTTAGTTTTTCTAAACTTTGTAAACTAAAGTCTAAAGTTTGTAAGTTGATGCTTGCACGATGGTGATGCCAGTCGCCAAGAAAGAATCCAGTTTCGCAACCCTGCTCTTTGGCAGTTTGAATCGCCCAATCAACAAATTGGGAACAGTCCTGGTTGTGTACAAGACTATTGCTTTTGAGTCCAAAATGGATGTCAGTGAATACTAGTGCTTTTTTAAATAGATTTGCCATCTAGGTATTATACTACTCGTCTGATTTAATTACAACCACCTCACCAGATTCGCCGTTCTGCATTTGGCTATTCTGACGAGTCCATGACGGATTAAGTCCGTTGATTTCCAAAATATCATCTCGAATGTTTTGCATCTTCTTTTCAATGTTCAACACACGAGTAAATGAGTTTGTAATTGCTGCTGTATAGTAAGCAAATGGGTTTTGTGATTTTGACTCATCAAACTGTAAACCAATTTGACTTAATTGTAGTAGTGCTTGCCCACGCATTTCTTCGTTGTAAGTATAACCACGCCAGTTTGAACGAGTGGCATAACGCTCACATAACTTAATAAACATAGTGGCTAACTTGTTAGTCATTTTTCCGTGATCACGGCTGAATTCACCAGTTTCTAAATCACCTTTCCAGTGGCTCTTACCTACTAAAAACGGGTTCTTATCTTCGTCTAAGCGATAGTGGTAAAACGGTGGAAAGTTTAGTCGAACATGGTTCATATCTAACACAGGTTCGTCGATTAAGTCTTCTAAACCGTCGGATAATTCTTCGTCAAACTCCATTAGATCTTCGAGTTTTTTCTTCTTTGCTTGCTGTGCTTTGGTTAGTTTTTTGGGCGCCATGGGTATATGGTCCCAACATGTAATGCGAAAAACTAAGTCTGTGTGCGGAATTTTCTTTTCGTTTTGTTCTTCGCCAGTTTCTCGTTTTAACCGATCGGCACGATTTCTACGTGCTTCTGCAATTGTGCGCTGATTAATTTTGTCCAGACTAGGCAAAATAATGTCGTATTGATGGTCCAATTTAGGATCTCGGTACGAACAGAATGTGTTTTTGCTTAGGTGAATCTCTTTTAATATGTCTCTGTTGTTTAAGTAATTTACTTTTTTTGTTGTTACTACCGCCATGGTTAGAGTTCTCCGTAGATATACTAGTTAGTATAGCATGTAAATCCCTGTTGTCAATCATTATGTTAGCCGTTTTTAACCCGAATAAATATACTACAAAGGAACACTTCAATGGCCAGCAATTTGTCACTAACGATTACTAAGAATCCAGCTAATGGGCAGTTTATCTACGGAGTTGTTGATAACGCCAGTGGCAAACAAATCTACGAAACGCCTGTATATTCAGTTGCTAGAAATTTTGTTCAATCTGGCCGCACTGACTCAGAAATAATTGCACTAGCCAACGAAGCAACTATTAATGCACAAGGCGGCGTACAAACAGTTTCTCAGCCCGCTACGGAAACCAGCGCCAGCGTCCCTACACTAACAGCTAACGATGATGCTATTGCTGTTAATTTTACTCCACGAGAAGATAGCGCAACAGCATCGTCATATAACGCTGCGACCACATCAGAAGAAGGCACTAACCTACGAATACAATCGGTTGAAGGGCAAGTAATTATTGCTGAAACAACGCCTTTGGTAGAAGAGCCCACCGTTCAAAATTATAATGCTGCTACAGTTGGCGGTTCGTATTCGATCGCTCAAGATCCGCAAAACGGTTCTTGGTATGTTTACAATACTGCCAATCCTAGCGATGTTATGGCCATGGATCTGTCAGCGTATCAAGCAGGACAATTAGCAGAGCAGTATAATACTAATCCCCCTGGCACAGGAACAAGTTATCAGAATCCAGTAGAGCCTACAATTAACCAAGCTAACTTTGGGCCTAATGCTACCTATGCACAAGAACAAGCTAATCAGGCAGCGATTGCAACTTCGTTGTTGCAACAGCAACAAACTGTTGCTGAACAGCGTAACCAAGGTGCAGGATCTAAACTTGGCGACTGGCGTGTACGATTACGTTTGGCGCCTAGTGCAAATTATTTGTATAAAGATGTTGACCCAGGCGTCCTCTCTCCACTTCGTGCAACCGACGGCGTAATATTTCCATACATGCCAACGATAGCTACAAACTATTCAGCAGACTACAGCCCTTACGACCTAACACATTCAAACTATCGCGGTTACTTTTACAAAGGTAGTCGTGTCGGTGAAGTGACACTAACTGCTGATTTTACGGCACAAGATTCTGCTGAAGCAGATTATTTGCTAGCAGTCATTACATTCTTTAAAGCCTGTACAAAAATGTTCTATGGTCAGGACAAGTATCGTGGATCACCACCGCCGTTGGTTTTCTTATCAGGGCTTGGTCAATATCAGTTCGCTGAAAATGCTTGTGCTATTAGCAACTTTGCTTTTAACTTACCTAATGATGTTGACTACATTCGTGCACGTGGTAAACAAACAACCACAGGTGGACAAATGATGTGGCGCCGTAGTTTAAGTTACACACAATCAGGTTTTGACCTAAGTGCTATATGGGCACGACTAACTGGCTCAGCGCAATCGGTTGGCATTGGCTTTGGCAGCAACAATGCACAAGTATTGTTAAATGGTGCTATGAACATTCCGCCATCGCCGCCAAATCTAGGATTAAACGAGTCAACTTATGTGCCTACTAAGATGACAATTACACTTACATTGTTGCCGATGATGAGTCGCCAACAAGTTAGCAAACAGTTTAGTTTACAAAAATTTGCCAATGGCAACTTGCTCAAGGGAGGTTATTGGTAATGGCAAATTATAATGCTACCAGTCCTTATTTTACAACACCGGTTGTTAATTTCTATCTCAGTAACTGGGTAAATCGTCCTATTCCAAAGCAATCCGACGATATTACTTTTATCATCAATGAAACTTATCATTTGCGTCCAGACCTATTAGCCTTTGACTTATACGGTGACGCAGGTTTATGGTGGGTATTTGCACAGCGTAATCCAAATGCCTTAGTTGATCCGCTTGGGTCATTTGTTAAAGGCACAAGAATTTATTTGCCTAAGATTGCGACACTACAAACAGTACTAGGGTTCTAATCAATGGCAAATCTTCCCTACGGTCGTCCTGGATCTCCATCGTGGAATTATGCAATGCGCCAAGCAGCATCTGGCACATTTGATCAAAATAAAACATCAGCGGTTAGTGCATACGAACAGTCAGAACAACAATTAAATCAAGCTCGTAATTTAACAGGTAGCATGGGCGCAGCAATTACAGATTTAAATTTTTATCGCGCCACAGCAATATATCCGCAAGTTAATACGTTTTTAGGCTACGCACAATCTAGTGCAGATGCTGGATACGAATACACAAATCTAATGAAGCCACAAGCCGACACACCTGGACGCCAGGCTGATGTTACTTCATTAGAACAAACTTATTTTAAGTTAACCTCGGGTATTAATGATCTTCGCAATACATCGACTACATTGATGTTGCAAGCATCCGAAGGCGAGTTTACGTCAAGAACAGTACAATCAACACAAGCGTTGTCTGATGATTCTGCCGGTGCTATTGTTCAAGAACAACAGGCTGTTAACGCAGAAAGTGCCGACGTACAAAACCCTCCTGCAAATCCTTTAGTAATTGACAACGAAGATAATGTAATACCGAGATCAAGTGCTAGCAATGATTCAAATGCTGAACGTACTGACTTATCTAATAACACAGACCTTGGACCAAACGGCACCGGCGGCGCATCACAAGATGTTGGTGGCGCACGAGTTCCAGTTCCAGCATCGGCAATTCAAAACGGAGTTTGTGCTGCGCCCGACGACTGGATTAATCAATTTAAAACATCAATCGGCACAACTACTAGCATTGGTGGCAGCGGCCGCCCGGTGATTCCTCCTGGGTTTACAGCACCAATTGTTGCCACACCTAATAAGTTGGCTAGTTTATCATCGCAAACTTATAGCATTTCAATCTATATGTTGAGCGAAGCAGAAAACCAAGCAATCATTAATGGACAAAAGATTGCGTTCCCTCCAAATTCACTGATTATTCAAAGCGGAGGCATCAATAGCAGTACAGTTGCAAACCAGCGTAATCGATACTTTGATGTCGACTTTTATATCGACGACATTGAATTAGAAAGCCTTGTCGGAACTCAAGGCACTGGCGCTGCACACAACGTTACAAAAATGAAATTTCGTATTAGCGAAGTAAACGGTATTACTTTGTTGAATCGACTTGATCGTGCTGTTCGTGAATACTCAAAATTAGGTAATGTTCCGTCAACTGCAATTAATCAAAACTATGTGATGATTATTAGATTTTACGGATACGACCAAGAAGGAAAATTGGTTACCGGTGAACAGTTAGGATTGAACTCATCGTTCTTTGGATCTGACAAGAATGCCATTTCAGAAAAGTGGATCCCTTTTACCATTGGTGATTTGCAATATCAGATTAGCAGCAAGGGTGTTGAATACGATGTGACTGCAGTAGTTACCCAATCTAACACTATGTTTAGTAGCACCTTTGGTGGTACTATTCCGTTTAACTTTGAGTTGGTTGCTCCTGATTTAAAAACTCTGTTCAATGGACCAGTAGCGTATTCGACCGATCAACAAACACAGGCTAATACCACAACTACACCCACAGGTTCAGCACCAGCTGCTGCTGCGGCCAGCGCAGCTCCGGTTACAGGAGCTGCCCCTACAACTAATACCACAACCACGGCACCGCAGAAAGCCACCGCTGCTGGAGCAACACAAACAGTAACACAAGGTTTAGCCGCAGCACTAAATCAACACCAACAAGATCTTGTTAAAAAAGGTCAGCAAGAAATTGCAGATCAATACGAAATTCAATTATACAACTTACCAGGGTTAATTGATGCAACGTTGATTAAGCAAGGCACGCAAGATAAAACCAATGCACCAATGCAAAAATCAACTAATGCTAGTCAGCGACTTCTTATGAGTAAGAATAGTTACGATAAGAACACCAAGAATTACAATATTACTGCTGGCACACAAGTTGTTCAGTTAATTGATTTAGCTCTAAGAAACAGTAGTTTTATTACTAACCAACAAACAATCGTTTACGATCAAAACACACAACAAGCTAAAAAACAACAACCAGTGGCAACCACAATGTGGTTTAGAATTCAAGGTACTGCTCAACGCATTGGCTACGATCGCAAACGTAGAAATTCTGCTTACAAATTTAAGTATGTGATCACTCCTTATCAAATCAATGAGCCACGAAGCCCTTATTTTAACAATGCCAAATATCGTGGCGTACATAAAATTTACAATTATTGGTTCACTGGACAAAATTCTGAAGTACTAGATTTTGTAATTGATGTTAATTATAACTATGCACAGGTAGTTGGTGTTGACGTTGCAGTTGATGCATCATTTAGTGGTCGCTGGGCAGAAAAACGTGCGTTCCAAACCCGTCCAGGGGAGTCCAGCCAAGGCGCCAAAGGCACATCAACAATGCCTGCTGCTAGTTTAGCGGATCGTTTATACTCAGCTGAAGATGTAATGAAATGTGAACTTACAATCCTGGGCGATCCAGACTGGTTAATACAAAGCGAAGTATTTTACACAAACCCTTCTTTTGATTCGTTTATGCCAGATGGTTCAGTTAATGCAGCAGCCAGCGAAGTACTGTACGAAGTACGATTTAACGCACCGACTGACTTTAATCTGGGTACTGGATTGACTCCGGTATTTCAAAATAACACAGCGTTTAGTGCTGCTACAGGCGAAACTAATTTACCATCTGAAAGTATTGTATATTCAGCCAACGTAGTAAAGTCATATTTTAAGGGCGGCAAGTTTACACAAAAATTGTCTGGTACAATTAAGAACTTTGATAAAGGTGTAGGCACAGGTGGCGCCGCAATAATTAATAATGCATATACAGCATTATCAAGCCAGACAAGAGTCGGTAGTCAAACAATTGGGCAAAGCGGTGCTTCGATTGAAAATGCACAAACGTTTGATACTAGTGCTTACAATGCAATTGCAAACACAATCGACGATGCAGGCGGCGCCGAAATGACTACACAGGAACAGCAACAAGTTCTTGATTATGCAGCATATAACGCAGTTGCTGATACTATTGACGATGCTGGTGGCATCGGTGGTACCGTAAATCAAACTGGTACCGGAACAGTATTAGCAGAAAGTAGCAACCCAATACAAGAAGATGCAAATAACAATGAGGTGTCTCCGAGCTTACCGTCAACAACCGATTTTGGTATGGCACCCGACGATGATGCAGGATATGATCCTTGATTAAGCGAGTAAGATATGGCAGAAAACGTACAAAGAAGTAAAGGCCGCCCAGCAGGGTATAAACTTGATCGCGGTGGCGCACCAGCTGAATCAGGTCCGTACCTAGGCGAGGTAATGAATAATGTTGACCCAACACGGTCGGGTCGTGTACAAGTGTGGATTGAAGATTTTGCAGGATCGAATAAACAAGATCAAAGTTTATGGCGTACTGTAAGTTATGTTAGCCCATTTTATGGTGGCGTTGGACAAACAGGCACAACACAAGGTACAGGTAATTATGTTGGTAACCCACAAAGCTACGGCATGTGGATGACCACTCCCGACATCGGAGCACAAGTTGTTTGCTTTTTTGCTTCTGGCGACCCAAACCAAGGTTACTATATCGGAAGTGTTATACAGCCTGGCTTGAATCATATGTTGCCAGCAATTGGAGCAACCGCAAACTACAACCTTGATAACAAAAATCAAGACACCTATTTTAAAGGTGCAAGTCGATTACCAGTAACAGAAATTAATGCTGGCAATCAAGGCATTGATGAAAACCCAAGATTCTTTGATCAGAAAAAGCCAGTGCACTCAGTGGTAGCGGGTACATTGCTACAACAGGGCTTAGTGACTGACCCAATTCGTGGAACAATTAATTCAAATAGTCAACGTGAATCGCCAAGTACAGTATTTGGATTTTCAACACCTGGCCGTCCAATCTACGCTGGCGGACTTCCTGACAAAGACATTCAAACAAAACTTGAAAAGAATGAAGTTACTCCTGAGCAAGCAAAGATATTAGGACGTAAAGGTGGACACAGTTTTGTTATGGACGACGGCGACCTAAAGGGACAAGATGCCCAAGTTCGTATTCGCACAGCCAAAGGCCATCAAATTTTAATGAGTGACTCTGGTGATTGTTTTTACATTATTCATGCTAACGGACAAACATGGTTAGAGTTTGGCCAGGAAGGCACCATTGATGTTTACAGCTCAAACTCTATTAACATGCGCAGCCAAGGTGACATTAACATCCATGCTGATAAAAATATTAACATTAATGCCAATGGCATGCTTAATATGTATGGCAAGAAGCAGTTTAACATCGAAAGCGAAATGCTAAACCTAACAGGTAAAAATGCGCTAATTGCTGGTAGCGACAAGTATATTGGTCTTAAAAGCGACGGAGCACTTTGCCTAGACGGTTCTAAGAGCGGCACATTTAATGGTGGTTCTAACATGACATTAAGTGCAGGATGTATTGCACTAAATGGCGGCAAGGCACCAAGCGTTAATAAGCCTAAGGCTATTACAGTGAATAAACTTCCTAACACAGTTTTTAAAGATAAAACTGGTTGGGTGGTTGAACAAGGTAAGATTGAAACTATTGCAACTCGTGCTCCAACACACGAACCTTATCCGTATCATAACAAAGGTACAACTGCAACTACGAGCCTAAGTCCTGCTGAAGCGACCGAGCCAACACCTAAGGTTGCAGCAAAGACAGAAGAAATTAAGACAGAAACACCAACTGCTACAATCGACGCAGGTGATTACGCAAAGCAACCACAAGCAGAGTTTAGCTTAGGTACTGCAACAATCAATCCTCAACAAGTAACAGGCATGGCAGCACAAATGATCAAAGAAACTGATCAACCGTTTGACGAAGTTAGTCTCGAAAAGGGTGTGGGTAAGTACGGCTTTAGTCCGCAACAGCTCGAAGCTGGTGGCTATCTCAAACCCGGTACAGTCGAGATTTATATCGAAGGCAATCCAGATTACTTAGACATTATAAGTTCTCCAGTGGTTTGGACAGGCAAGGCCGGAGTAACAGCTTTGGCGCAAGTTCTCAACGATTCTGCACTACAAGATACAATTCAATATTCATTGTATCAAGCTGCTTACGAGGAAACTAAAGCTGCAGGATTATTGTTAGGTTCTGAAGCCGCTAATGTAATGGCACCAATAGTGCAAGTAGCTACCAAATACGGCTTAGATAGAACTAAATCGTGGTTGGACAACATTGACATATCAAGCGGATTAGTCACTGAAATGAACATTGTTGCAAGAAACGCACAATTCGCTGTGGACTTAGTTGAACAAAAACTAACTCCGGCAGAGCAAGGACTCAATCCATCAACATTTGGATCTTCTAACACTACTAGTCGAGCAGTCGTAGATAAAGCAGTCAGCGATGTCATTGATAACGATAAAGTCAATCAGTGGAATTATAGTGCATCAGGTTTAACACCAGATCAAATTCAGAAACTTGAATCAACGCCAACAAGCTACACCACAGAGTAATGGGTAAATACAAGTATGCCAACATTTATCGGATATAACACTATTGATCAATACAAGAAGTTTACACTTGTAGATTTTCCGCTGATCAAACGCGACTTATTAAATGCATTCAATATTCGTCAAGGCGAAATTGTTGGAAAACCTGCAGTTGGCACAGTTATGTGGAACCTAATTTTTGAACCACAAGCAGCAGAAACAGTAAGTGCTATCGAAGCGGAAGTTCAGCGAGTTGTAGCACAAGATCCACGAGTTGTTGTTACCAGTATGAATGTTTACCCACAACTTAACGGTATTTTAATTGAGATAGAAGTACAAACAGTTGCCGGCAGTAATGCAGAAGTGTTATCGGTATTTTTTAATCAACAAACACGCAGAGCATCCTACGTATAAACTACCCAGTTTATAATTGCCATAAATACTTGAAACGGAAAGTACTATGGCAAAAACCACACGACAAACAGCATTATTTGGGGTAGAAGATTGGAAGCGTATCTATCGCACTTATCGCGAAGCAGACTTCCAAAGCTACGACTTTGAAACTTTACGCAAAAGTTTCATTGATTACATTCGTTTGTACTACCCGGAGAACTTTAACGACTACGTTGAAAGTTCTGAATTTATCGCAATGATGGATGTTATGGCTTTTATGGGCCAAGCATTATCGTTCCGCAACGATTTAAACATTCGTGAAAACTTTATTGATACTGCTGAACGTCGTGATTCAGTGGTTAAACTTGCTAATCTTGTTAGCTACACTCCAAAGCGCAACGAAGAAGCCAATGGCTTTTTAAAAGTTGCGAGCGTTAGTACTACTGAAAATATTGTAGATTACAATGGCACTAATTTAAGCAATGTAACTATAAACTGGAATGATACTACTAACCCAACATGGTTAGAACAAATGACTGTTATCATCAACGCCGCGTTAGTTGACAGTCAACGTATAGGAAAACCGGGTGCAGTTAAAGATATTGTTGGTATTTTAACACAAGAATATTCACTAAACCTTGTTCCGGGATACCTTCCTGTAATTCCTTTTAATGCTACAGTTGACAACAATGCTATGGTCTTCGAAGCCGTTAGTGCTACAACACAAGATCGTGATTATGTCTATGAACCTGCGCCTCGTCCTAACGGATTGTTTAACATTTTGTATCGTAACGATTACATGGGTTATGCAAGTCCTAACACAGGATTCTTTTTCTTCTTTAAACAAGGTAACTTGCAAAATTTAGATTTTAGTCTAGGCGAACGAATTAGTAATCGTGTAGTTAATGTCAACGTCGACGGAATTAACAACACAGACGTTTGGGTATATCAATTAAACGACAATGGTCAGATTCAGTATGAATGGACTGAAGTACAAAACTTATACGGTGCAGCAATTGAGCAAGTTAATCCAGAAGCCCGTAAGTTCTTTACTGTAACTTCACGCACCAATGACCAAATTAATCTAAACTTTGGCGACGGTGTGTTTACTGAAATCCCAGTCGGCTTGTTCCGTACCTATGTACGTGCATCCAATGGTTTGCAATATGTAATCACTCCTGACGAAATGCAAGCCATTGCAATTAACATCGGGTACATTAGCCGCACTGGTCGTCAAGAAACAATTACATTCACATGTAATTTAAGTCAGCCTGTAAGTAATGCAGCTACACGTGAAACCATTGGCGACATTAAGCAACGTGCACCGGCTCGCTATTACACACAAGATCGTATGGTTAACGGCGAAGATTACAATAATTTTCCATATACCTTATACAGCAGCATTATCAAGTCAAAGGCCGTCAATCGCAGCTCAATTGGCACAAGTCGTTACCTAGACCTAGTTGACATCACTGGAAAATATTCATCAACAAATATTTTTGCCAGCGACGGTGGTCTATGGGAAGAAGTTACCACTCCGAGTTTTAATTTTACATTCTTAGATACCAACGATATTGCTAACATGATTGTCAATGATCTTGAGCCATTGTTAAGCAATCGAGGTATGTTAGAATTTTACTACCAAGATTTCCCTCGCCCTAGCCTAGGCGTGTTAAATTTTGCTTGGCAAGAAAGCACGACCCTAGCCAATGAAACCACTGGTTATTTTTACTACACCGCAGGTGCTGCTAAAAATAATCCAGCACCAATTGGCCCTACTGTTAGTAACAATGCCAAGTACATTGTTCAGGATGCCTTGGTTAAGTTTGTACCACCTTCGGGTTACTATTTTGATTCTAATAATCGACTAAAGGTAGGTACTGCAACTGGACCAAACGACAAAACAGTTTTATGGGCTACAATTTCTGGCTGTTACCTTGACGGTACTAACTTTGGACAAGGTAATTTCGTTGATGGCACTGGTCCAGTTGTTCTTAACAATTATATTCCTTCGGGCGCGATTCCTGTACAAGTAATTCCAAAGTTTGTTACAGACTTGCCAACTACATTTGAACAACAAATCATGGATCAAATGGAGTTATATCGAGACTTTGGCATCGGCTACGACAGCACAGGTACTGTTACAGGCAGCGTTGGTTCGTGGTATCTAATTACACAAACTAATTTAAATTCAGCTACAACCTTTAGCTTAACCTATGCTGGTAATACCGACGGTCTCGGCTTAGATAATTCGTGGCTAGTTGCATTTATTACCGACGGATCTAGTTACACAATCACTTCGCGTTCGTTGGATCGTTACTTTGGTAGTGTGCTACAAACACGTTTCTTCTATGACGGTTCACAGCAAGTTTATGATCCTCGCACAGGTTTTGTTGTCAACGACTTTATTAATGTTCTAAAAACAAATAGCGCACCGGATGCAAGTACTCCTTTAAACAACGATGAGATTTTAGATATTATTGGTCAGCCGGTTGAAGATGATGGTTATGTAAATGATTTTCGTGTTCGAGTTAGCTTTGTTGACGCAGACAACGATGGTATTGCAGATAACCCAGATTATTTTACAACAATTGTTGCACCAACAGTTAATCCAACGCAAAAGTATGTGTTCTTGCAACGTACTGTTGACTTTGATAACTTAGAGCGTTTTGTGTTAGTTCCTCCAAACACAATCAACTCTAGCTATCCAAACCAACTTGCCATTGAACAAGTCAAAGGCGACTATGCTAATGGACAGTATTTCTATGCTTATGACACAGGAATCTTTTATCAGTTAACCATTGACTACTTAGGTGCAAGAAATTTAATTGTTGTTAGTGACGAATTTTTTGCTCGTGTTGGACGTCAAGATTTGTACTTCCAGTATCGACATAATGCTCCGTTGAACCGCCGCATTGATCCTGGTTCAACAAATATTATTGATATGTATTTGGTAACACAAGCATACTACAATGCTTATCAAAATTATATCAAGGATAGTACCGGAACAGTACCTAAACCATCTGTGCCCACTACAGATGAATTAACAGCAGCGTACAGCTCACTCAACCAATTTAAGATGATCTCTGACAATATTATCTTAAACAGCGTAAGCTTCAAACCATTATTCGGATCTAAAGCCGCTAGCGAGCTTCGTGCAACCATTAAGGTTATTCGTTATCCTAAGGTTGCAGTTAGTGATACAGAAATTAAGAGTCGCGTAGTTGCTAAGATCAACGAGTACTTTACTTTAGATAAGTGGGATTTTGGCCAGACGTTTTACTTCTCTGAACTTGCAGCTTATCTGCACAAAGAACTTGGTGACATTATTAGCACCGCAGTACTTGTGCCGGTAAATGCAACTAAGAACTTTGGTGACTTATACGAAATACGTTGTGCTCCAAATGAAATTTTTGTTAACGCTGCAAGCGTTAACGATATACTTGTAATTACTGCTCTAACCAGCAGTGAACTTAAAACAGCTCCTAACAGTGGTGTAATCTAATATGGCAATGTCAAGAATTCGTACAGTTGATTTTCTACCTGAGATCTTTCGCACAGAAACTAACAAACAGTTTTTAAGTGCAACACTAGATCAGCTAACACAAAATCCAAAATTAAAACCTACTCAAGGTTACATTGGACGTCGTGTTGGTCCTGGCGTTAATCCTACAGATAGTTATGTACTAGAACCAACAAAGACTCGATCTGATTATCAACTTGAGCCTGGAGTTGTATTCTTAAAAGACAATACCAATACTGTTGTTGATGCAATCACTTACCCTGGTTTAGTTGATGCTGTAGGTGTACAAGGTGGTATCACTACTAGACAAGATCGCCTATGGTCAAGCGAGTATTACTCATTCGATCCTTTTGTTGACTACGACAAGTTTGTTAACTTTAGTCAGTACTTTTGGATTCCTGGTGGTCCAAATTCGGTAACAGTCAGCCCAACCGTTGTACCAACAACCAATGACTTTAATATCACACGCACCGATCGTGGCTATACTGTTGAGGGATACACAGGACTCAATCCTACAATTTCGATTGTACGTAATGGCACATATACTTTTAACGTTAATCAAACCGGTAATCGTTTGTATATTCAAAGCGTCCCAGGAGTTAACGGTGTACTTCCGGCTACACCAAATCAAAGTAGTCGAGAAGTCTTAGGTGTTACTAACAATGGCGAGGACCTTGGTGCAATTGATTTTTCAGTTCCGGCAATTAACGCTCAGAACTTTTATTTTGATTTTACAAATATCGGTGGCACAGATTTTGCAACAACGTTAGCGTTCGACGACATTAACGGACAAGACTATGTGACATTTATGACCACACACGGTGGCATCGACGGCTTTGCAGATATTGTCAATCGCACGTTAATTTTTGTTACTCCGGGTTTTGATGTTGATGTTTATAACATTTGGCGTATTACTGTAGTCAACGGTGTAATTCAGCTTCAGTTGGATCAAAGTCTTGCTATCAATACTCGCACTACAATTCTTTATGGAAACACATACGCTAATATTAGTTTTTACAAAGACGAAAACCTAGAGTTTCAACGTATTCCGTTAATTACAGCAGATTTAGATTTGTTGTATTATCAAGATGCAACCGATCCTACATTCTTTGGCGCAATTAAAGTTATCAACGACACTACTGCACAAACAATTAATGTTGATACAGAAATTTTAGGACGTAAAAATTATACTAGCCCTAATGGTGTGGTTTTCACCAATGGGTTAAAAGTACAATTCCAGGGCGCAGTTGTTCCTTCATCATATGTTGGCAACGAATATTATGTCGAGGGTGTCGGTCAAGCAATTAAGTTATTGCCTGTACTAGAATTCATTACTCCTGAAACTTACACAGAAAGCTCATCGGTTCCTTACGACTCAACGCCGTACGATGTTGGCAGTTTCGATGCAACTCAAAATGCACCGTTGTATCCAGATTACATGACTATTAACCGCGCAAGTTTTGATAAAAATGCATGGAGCCGCAGCAACCGTTGGTTCCACATTGATGTAATCTATGCAAGTGCCGAATACAACAACACAGTTCCGTATGTTGACAATGCATTTAGAGCACGCCGTCCAATTATTGAGTTCCGCCCGGATATTAAGTTATTCAACTTCGGTACTGAAGCAATCGAACCAGTTAACATCATTGATTTCCAAGAAACAGATGCAATGTCTAATATCAATGGTACCATTGGTTATTCTGTTGATGGGTACGCATTTATCACCGGCAGCCGTGTAATTTTTGCCAACGATAGAGATCCAGAAGTTAGAAACAAAGTATATGTTGTAAGATTTGTTGACCCAGGTAACACTGGCACTCCTATAATTGATCTACAACCTGCAGATTTACGCACACCGGATATTTTAGTTGATCAAAATGTTGTTTGTTTAAGTGGTGTAAGCCAACAAGGTAAGAGCTACTGGTTTAATGGAATAACTTGGGTACCAGCACAACAAAAAACATCAATTAACCAACCGCCGCTATTTGATGTGTTTGACCAGAATGGCTATAGTTTTTCTGACATTGCCGTTTACCCTAGTTCAACATTCTCTGGCACAAAGTTATTCAGTTATGCTGTTGGTACCGGCGCAGAAGATTTGGTAATTGGTCAACCACTACGTTATCTAACAATTAACAATGTTGGCGACATTGTGTTCGACAACAATTTATACACTGATAGTTTTGTGTATGTAGAAAACACCGTTGGTATTACAGAGCCGATTCAGGCTGGGGTAGTTCGTCAATACTCTACTCGCACTACATACCAACAACTTTTAGGTTGGCAAACCGGGTTTACCCAAACAGTTAGCCGACAAGAGTTTAAGTTCATCTATGCTAACCAACCACTAATTGTCGATGTTCCAGTTACTACTAACCTTGACGAAATTCCAGTTAAAGTATTTGTTGACTCAAACTTTTTAGAACCTTCTGGTTACACCTACGCAATTAACAGCAACGGATCGACTACAATTACATTTAATCAATGGGTACTCGATCAAGATATCGTAGTCGAAGGAACAGTTATCGAAGTATCAGTTGTTAGCGATGTAGCCAGCAATGTAGGTTTTTACAGCGTTCCGTTGAATCTTGAAAATAACCCAATCAACGAAAATGCAACAGAATTAACATTAGGCACTATTAGAACACACTACGGAACTATTTGTCAAAATCTTAAAGACTTTTCTGGTACAATTAACGGACGCAACAATACTCGAGACCTTGGAAACATTGTTCCTTATGGTCAAGTTATTTTACAACAAAGTTCGCCTTTGAGTTTTGCTGGCGTGTTTATGCGCACAGGAGCCTACGAGTTTGCTCGCGCCGCAGACTTTAATGCAGGGTCATACCAGCAGTTTAAAAACTTATTGCTAGATACTGTTGCTAAACTTAATGTCGAAAACAAAACAGCCGCGCAGGTACTCGATGAAGCGTTGGCCTATATTAATATAGGTAAGACACAAATGTCGCCATTCTACTGGAGCGACATGATACCTTCGGGTGATGCTTACGAACAAACTGTTTACAACATTACACCTGTATCAACACAAACGTTTGATTTGCTTTATAGTTACGATTTTGAAGTGGCAGGTTATACTGGATTCTTGGTATATCTAAACGACATTTTGCTAGTTGGTGATGATCACCAATATTCGTACACCAACGGCACTCGCAAAGTAACATTGCTTGTTGATTTGCAAGTTGGTGATGTTGTAACTATTCGAGAATTTCAAAATACCACCGGAAGTTTTGTTCCAAACACACCAACCAAACTAAGAATGTACCCAGCATACATGCCGGAGATGTTCTTAGATGACACCTATGTTAATCCAACATGGGTTATTCAAGGACACGATGGATCTATTACTGTTGCATTCAGTGACTTCCGCGACGAAGTTTTATTAGAGTTTGAACGTCGAGTTTATGACAATCTCAAAGGTGAACATCAACTTGCTACCTTATCTTACGAAGATGTTGCACCAGGTCAGTTCCGTACAACCGAATACTCACAAGGTGAAATAACTCAAATATTAAATCTAAGTTTCTTAACTTGGGTCGGTACAAACAAACTAGACTATCGCGCACAAGATTATGATGCCGATAATGCATTTACTTGGAACTATTCAAGTTCGTCGGACAAACTTAACCAAGATCCTTTACTAGGCAATTGGCGTGGAATCTATCAATACTTCTACGACACAAATTATCCGCACACTCGTCCGTGGGAAATGCTTGGCTTCTCTGAGGAACCAGCATGGTGGCAACTAGAATATGGCTCAGCGCCATATACATCAGGCAATATGGTTTTATGGGAAGACCTTGAAGCAGGTTTGGTTAAAGATCCTGCTGGTCCGTATATTAATCCATTGTATGTTCGTCCTGGTTTGACAAATGTTATTCCAGTTGATTCACAAGGCAATTTATTACCACCAATTAGCACAGTTGTTGGTGATTATAATGCCCTTAGCTTCCGTAAATCCTGGGTAGCAGGCGACGACGGCCCTGTTGAAGCATCGTGGCGCCGTTCAAGTGCTTGGCCATTTGCGGTTATGAAACTATTGTCAGTAACTAAGCCAGCTAAGTTCTTTGCACTTAACATTGATCGAGATTTGTATCAGTATAATGCCGAATATGACCAATATTTGTACCAAGGTCGTTTCCGTGTAAACCCTGTTAACATTGAAATCTACGGTGACGGAACAAGCAAAGCCAGTTATATTGACTGGATCGTTGACTATAATCGTGTTAGCGGTTTAGACAGTACTGCTAATTTGCATGCAACTTTGCACAACATCGATGTAAGACTTTGCTATCGCATGGCAAGTTTCTCTGACAAACAATATCTCAAGATTTACACAGAAAAATCTAGCCCAGACAGTACCAACACAAGTTTATTATTACCGGACGAAAGTTTCCAAGTCTTATTGTATAGAAACCCAACGTTTGATACATTAACTTGGAGTTCCGTGATTGTTCAAAGAACCGAAAACGGTTATGCTGTTTATGGTTACAGCACAAATCGTCCATACTTTGAAATTTTAGTAAGCGTACCTAATGGCGTATATCGTACAATTCGTGTCGGCGAGCAAGATGTTCGTGTGAATACTGCTTATTCTGAAAATGTAGTTCAAGTGCCATATGGTTACGAATTCGTAAGTGAATCTGCAGTTGTTGACTTTTTAGTAAGTTACGGAAAACTGTTAGAACGTCAGGGCATGACATTTACAAATGTTGAAAATACAAAAGTTCTTGACTGGGATCAGATGGGCAAAGAATTCTTATACTGGACTCAGCAAGGATGGGGTCCAGGTAGCCTAATCAATCTCAATCCAGCAGCTAATGTTTTAGAGATTACACGAGAAGGTCAAATTGTCGAACCTCTCAATGTTATTACCATTGACGATATTATTTTAAATCAGAACAAACAACCTTTAGCAAATCAAGACTATGTGGTTGATCGAATCGACAACACATTAAAGTTAACTGGAATTAACAACCAGACATTTAACTACTTGTATGCTAAGTTTACAGCCTATGAAAATATTATTGTTTTTGACAATACTAGCGTTTTCAATGATTTGATCTACAAGCCAATCACTGGTGCACGCCAAAGCAGATTGCTATTCAATGGTTACACCACCTATGACTGGAACGGACAACTTGATGCTCAAGGCTTTATCCTTAACCAGGATAACATCACTGAGTGGCGTCCAAATACAACTTATAGTAAAGGACAAATTGTTCTTTATAAGGGTACCTATTGGTCTGCTGCCAAGGTAATTCCACCTGCAGAAGCATTTGATTTTTCTGTGTGGATCAAGAGCGATTACAATCAAATTCAAAAGGGCTTGCTACCTAACTTAGCAACCAAGGATGAATTAATTCGTAACTTTTATAACACTTACTCTGCCAACCTTGAACGAGATGCAGATTTGTTGTCATTTGGCTTAATCGGGTTCCGTCCTCGCGAATACATGCAAGCATTAAATCTTGACGACATTAGTCAGGTTAACTTGTATCAACAATTCCTTGGCACCAAAGGTACTAAACGTGCTACAGATATCTTCACTCGCGCTAATCTAAACAAAGAAGTTGCTGAGTACGAAATTTTTGAAAACTGGGCAATCCAACGTGCAAGTTACGGCGCAACTGCTAGCCGCGCATATTTTGAGATTCGTTTGAATCAAGCATTGTTAGAATCAAATCCTTCAACTATTCAAATTATATCTCCTGGGCAGGAAAGTACTGCAGATCAAACAGTAACTTATAACACACTTTGGAAAGAAAGTTATAAGATTACCGGTCCAGATATTTTACCAACAACAACCTTGGTAAGCACAGACATAAGTTTACCAAGTGCTGGTTATGTAAACTATGATGATGTGCCAGTTAAAGCATTTGACTGGGCAAGTTTACCTCAAGCTATCGCAGACTACACTAACACAGTTGGCGAAGCTAACTTAATCGTTGGAACACCAATTTGGGTAGCCAAAGTTAACGACTACAATTGGGGCATCTATAGAACTAATTTGTCTAATGGTTCTGTTATCTTAGTCAAAGATAATTTAAACGGTACATCAACTGTTACATTCAACAACCAACATGGACTAACACCAAATCAAAAGATTATTATAAAACAGTTTAGCGCAGACGTTGATGGCGTGTATGATGTCTTGACTGTTCCAAGTCTATACACAATTACTATTGCGTTGTCGTTGCTTGGAACCACCACCTCATTATCGGGCGACGGTCGTTGTTTCTATCTTGGAACTATGCGTGTTGCAACACCTAACCAAGTTGCATCATTGCCATATGTTAACAGCCTATTGCCAGGTGCACAAGTATGGATCGATAACATCGGAGATGACACATGGGCAGTTTATCGTAAGACACAACCGTTTACAGTCGTTCAAGATGTCGAAGGCGGAGCACAGGCTGGCGAAAAATTTGGTTGGTCGGTTGCACAAGGCTTTGTCATTCCGGGCGCATTAGTCGGTGCTCCAGGTTACGGCAACAACAAAGGTGCAGTTCATGGATTTGCTTTAGACAACAATGGCAAGTATGTTGAAACTGCTGTTTTAACAGCAAGTACAACAACTGACATGGAAAACTATGGTTGGTCTATTGATGCTGGTAGTAACACCTGGGCTGTTATTGGTGCACCATCGTTAACTGGTGACCGCGGTCATGCCGGCGTAGTTTATAGAAACCCTAATACCGGCGATTACATTCCAACACAACTACTAGTTCCGCCAACATCGGTAGGCACAGACGAATTTGGATATAGTGTTGCTATTAGTCCCGACGAGCGTTGGATCTATGTTGGCTCTCCGTCTAACGATTCAGCAATGGCTTACTCTCGTGTAGATGTTGAATTCCAAGTTAAAGAATTTATCGGTGACGGGTCAACTGTTACATTCGCTACAAACGATACTGTTATTGTCAATGGTACAGATCTTTCAGTTGGCGCACTACAGCTAGGCGTTACTGTAAATAACATTCCTAAGTATCCAAATGTTTCAGGAACCGATCGTGACTATTCATACAATGGCACTGGAGTTGTGTTTAACGTAGCACCAAACCCAGGCGATGAGATAAGAGTAATTCGCAATCAAAGTAAATCGTTCCCAATTGATGTGTGGCTAAACACTCAAACTTGGACCGAAGGTCAGTATGTAATTGACATCAATCATGACATTTATGTTGCTATTGATGATGTTCCAGTAGGCGTTAATATTCCTGACACTTTATATTGGGCGCCTACTAATGATTTTGATTTAACTAGCATTTATACTGCGACTAGCGCAGAATCAATTACAGTTTATAACAACGAAACTATTTTGCGCCCAGGAATCGATTACACGTTTGATCCTATTGACGATGGGTCGACAGTTGCTACATTAACCTTGTTAAATCCTATTAACAACGGTAACTTGTTAATTTCATCAGGAACATACTTTAGATATGTTGATCAGTTTACAGTTGGTGGTTTAACTGGGCTTGCTAGATTTGGTCATTCTGTGACCGTTGGCAATGATGGCAGTGATATTATTGTTGGTGCACCTGATAATACTGTGAGCACATTTGTTCGTGCTGGATCTGCACACTATATCCACCGCACCGTGCAAGAGTTTACAGTTGCAGACGTATCTAACAATCAATTTACTTTTGATTTTGAAATCCCCGAACCGGTCTGGGTAAGTGTACAAGGTTCGTTCTTGACAATTGATAACGGTTATAACAACAACGGACAATATACCGTTGAGTATAGTGCAGGGTCAACAATTGTTACAATTAACAACGGTGTATTATCCGTAGGCGACGCAGTTGAAATTGCTACAAATAATTTCTTCAACGTACAAACAATTATCTCTAATAATCCTCATGAAAAACAATTGTTTGGTGCTGCTATTGACGTATGCCCTACAAATTGCACTACCTACATTGGCGTACCTAACGACTCAATTAACTTACCTGAAGCTGGTAGCACAGATCGTTGGATCAATCAAATTCGTCAATTTGGTGTAGTAACCACAGCGAACCAAGATCCAACGCTAACACCAGGGGATATTTTATATATTAACAATTATTCGGTTAGCGTTGTTGAACCAACTTCGTGGAATAGTCTAGTAACATGGGCCGCCGGCACATTTGTTATCAATGGTTCTGACATTTACCGAGCATCACAGAATGTACCTATTGGCATTGCTATATCAGACACTAATTATTGGACTGTATCAACCTGGGTTGATAATTTTGCACAAAATATTATTGATGCCAATGTACCTAATGTTACTGCATTTAGTTCAAACGGCTATTTAACAATTAGTATTGTTGATGACGCAGCAGCAACAGCATTTAACAAACTAGAAGTTTTGCCAGGTCCTGGAACAAATAACTTGTTTACTGATCTAGGTATCAGCACATTTATTTGGTCTCAAACACTTCGCTCACCAAACGAAACTGCTTACGCACACTTTGGTACCAGCGTTAACGCAGGCAAAAATAACTTAACATTAACAGTTGGTGCCCCCGACGGTGAAGCTCAAGAACCTGTAACTTTCGACGGTGGCGAAACAACCTTTGATTTCAATACTACAAACTTCTACTCAGCTGCTGATCAAAGCGGTGTTGCTTATACATTTGATTATATTGGAACAAGTCCAGCTGGATCAATCAACGATATCACTAAATTCGTGTTTGGGCAGCAACTATACGATCCGTCGCTAAAATCAATGGAGAAGTTTGGACAGAGTGTAAGTTATGTTGGCGCTAATTTATTAGTTGGCGCACCAAGCGATCGAACCGACGGCGATTCAACTGTAGTCGGCGGCTTAGTGCAATTTGAAAACCCAACACGCACTCCTGCATGGCAAGCAATTTATACTCAACAACCTGTAGTTGATGTGTACCTATTAGATTCTATTTACACATACGACCGCTTAACATCGGGTGTTACACAATACTTTGACTTTATCGATCCGTTACAAGGAAAGATTCTTGGTGCTGCTCGTCAGAACATTGACTTCCTTGGCGCAAGAGATCCGGCAATGTATAACGTTGGTACAGAAAACAACAATGGAATTACCTGGGGTGAAGAACATCTTGGAGAAATTTGGTGGGATCTAAGCACAGTACGTTTTGTTGATTATCATCAAAGTACACTACAATATGCTTCGCGCCGTTGGGGACAAGTATTCCCTGGGTCAAGTGTTGATGTTTATCAGTGGATTGGTAGTTCAGTTCCGCCAGCAGACTATGTAGATACTGTTGGTGTTGGTACTCCTTACAGTACAACAAGTTACACAGTTAATACTAAGTTAAACTCTAATACTGGCGTGTTTGAAACTCGTTATTTCTTCTGGGTCAAAGACATTCCAGAAGTTGCTACATTTGCTAAGAAAAATCTAAGCACAGCGGCAATCAAACAATACATTGAAAATCCAAAGAGTGCCGGTATTCCTTATGCTGCTGCGGTGGCGCCAAGTGCAATTGCATTGTATAACGGTGCTCCATATATCTCTGCACAAGATACTATCTTAACAGTTAATTTTGATCGTATCAAGAATGATGACAATATCCACAGCGAATACGATTTAGTTGCTGATGGCAATCCTGATGCATTTATCCAAGCAGGACTATATCGTAAGTTGCTAGATAGTTTCTGCGGTGAAAATACACTTGGCGGACTAGTTCCGGATCCAACACTAAGCCCTGCTAACCGCTATGGTGTGCAGTTTAGACCACGCCAATCGATGTTTGTTGATCGATTCGCAGCCCTACAAAATTATCTAACTCGCGCAAACAACATCTTGTCACTATACCCAATTGTTGACATGCGTAGTTTTGCGTTACTTGATAGCGCAGAGCCAGAACCGAGTGCTTCATCTGGACTGTGGAACAAGAGAGTTGCTACATATGAAATTCTAACTTATCAAGATTTATGGGCAGTACCGTTAGGTTATAACTATCTAGTTGCCAGCGACGAAACCGTTGAAGGCTTATGGACTATCTATACTGTGCAAATGAACAGCACAGGCGTTGAACGAGAGTTACATTTATCACGTGTACAAACTTATGACACTCGTCAATATTGGAGCTATGTCAACTGGATTAAGCAAGGATATAATAACAATGTTAAACCGTTGTTAGAAGTTCCAACCTATGCTGACTTGCTACGCATTACTCCGGTTGTTGACTTAACTGTTAAAGTTCTTAAGAACAGTTCTGGCAAATACGAAGTATATCAATATCAGAACACAGGAACAGATGTTGATCCGGTGTACGAATGGGTTCGTGTAGTACTAGAGGATGGTACAATTGCTATTAGTTCTGTTCTTTGGAGTTATGGCGAAGGAGCATTTGGTTTCGATGTTGAAGTGTTTGATTCTCAACGCTTCGACGAAGCACCAATTGCTGAAACTCGACAAATACTCAAAGCACTCAATGAAGAAATCTTCATTGACGATTTAGCAATCTACCGTAACCAACTACTAATGCTTGCGTTTGAATTTATTATGACCGAGCAAGGGTCACCGGATTGGTTGTTCAAGACCTCGCTAATCGACGTTAACCACAAGATTCGCGACTTGTTACCATACCAAATTTATCGTCGCGATAATCAAGATTTCGTTCTTGATTACATTAAAGAAGTCAAACCATATCACGTACAAATTCGTGAGTTTAATCTACGCTACGAAGGATTTGATACTTACAAGGGCACATTGACTGATTTTGATGTTCCGGCATACTTTGATGAATCTGCTAGCCAATTCGTAAGCCCAATACTAGATGATTCAGAATATCCTTTAGATCCAATTAGTTCTCGCACAGGTTCGTGGACAGGTTGGCAACAAATTCCTTATAGTCAATGGTTCCAAAATTATACACTATATGTTGACAGCGTAACTATTATCGATGCTGGTGGTGCTTATACACTACCACCAAAGGCAACAGTAGTTCCAAATCCGTTGGATCCGAACATTAACAACATCGTTGAAGCAACACTATCGGTACAACTTTATACTGATGGCACAATTAGATATATTGAAGTGCTAACACCAGGTACCGGCTACACACTTACTCCATCGATTTATATCGAAGGAGAAGATAGTACAGGTGCATGGGCAGTTCCAGTAATGAACAACGAACTAGTGCGTTCGTTCTTGACTACTATCAAGTTTGACCGTATTGACTACACTAGCTCGGTTATTGACTGGACAGAAAATACTAACTACGATGCTGGTCAACTAGTGCGTTTCAATAATGCTGCATACGAAGTTAATGAAAATATTAACAGCGGCACACAGTTTGATCCTGCGTATTATACCGAAGTTGACCCAGCAGATCTAACCGCATCTAATCGTGTAATGGGTTACTATAATCCAGGTATAAACGAACCTGGTCTTGAACTTGCATTAGTAATCAATGGTATTGACTATCCAGGAGTACAAGTTTACGGTGTCAACTTTGATCAAAACACTGGATTTGACGTAGGTAACTTTGATATTAATCCTTTTGATAACATTTCGTATCTACCCGACGGTGCCCCAACTTATGATCCGTCTATTTTAGATGCCACTTACACAAGCGAATTCTTGGATCCGTATTTGGGTATTTTACCAGCACCTGCATACGACGGCGCACCACCAAACCTGGGACCAAATCCAATAGTTGTTTCTGGCGGTGAGTTTGTAGACACTTACTCGAGTCATGCGCCTGAAGAGTTAGTACCAGGCGCTACATTCGACACATTAGATTTTCGTGTTTACACACGCCCGGGTGCAGACTGGACAGGTAACGGTCATGGATTCCCAATGTACAGCCGAGCATTTGTTTATGAACCTATAATTCATTCTAGCTTTTATTTCGGCGGCATGTCAGACGAAGTTACTGCTGTTAGAGTAGTTAATTTAACTACTGGTGCGTCATTAATTCCGAACGTTGATTACATGATTGATTGGCCAACATATACAGTTGAGATCTTACCTACAACTGCTAGTGTGTTTGATGGCAACAACATCGAAGTTGACGTCTATGGATTGGGCGGTGGCAACCAACTTTATTACAAATCTTATCTTGGTGGTGACGTAGGTAACAATCTAGTTATTTCTGTTAACTTCAACGAAATATACGATCTATTAGTAATTGTCAACGGCGAACGTATAACCAATTACACTTATAATTCATTTGCAACATTCTTTACAGAAATTACTTTTGATAACACATATACTGATTTAGATCGTGTGTTTGTTGCTGCCTTTGGCGTGCAAACTCCGGTACAGTACGACTACAGTTATCCGGTTACTCAGTATATTCCATATACTGGTTCATCGACCTACAATCTAACCAACAGCTTAGTCTACACTAACATGATCAATGCAGTAGTTGAGCGTAGCGGGTTACGCTTACGTCCTGCGGAAGGTATTGAGTATTATGGTGATAACTTAACTGTTGAATACGCACTTCCAACCCGCGCCGGCACAAACCAGCAATACATTGCTAGCAACGAAGTAATTGTGTTTGTTGACAATGTGCGCAAGTACCCAAGTCTTGATTTTTCGTTATCTCCTTGGACTGGTACCAATAATCGTTACATTTCATTCTTCACAGCACCTGCTGCTGGCGCACACATCTACATTGCTGTAACAACCGATGCAGATTATACAATCAATCCAGGAAACAATCTTTTAACACTTTATGTAAGTGCTATTCCTGGTGCGCCTATTGCAGTTACAACTTGGGGTGACACACGCCAACAAGATTTGTTAACACAAGTATTTGTGGGTCCAACAACAACTGGTGCACTAGAATCAGAAGGTTACGACGAAACTGATTTCGATTCTGGTTTAGTCACTGGTGGCCCGGGCACATATGACTATGCTGCTGGCGTTGTAATTTATAGCAATAACTTTGATACAGGCAGAGCTATTCTAAATCCAGAACGTTTGTGGGTAACTAAAAATGGTAAACGTTTGGCATTTGGTGAAGGTTATACTGTTAGCGGCACAGTTGTTCAATTAACTGGCCCTATCATCAGTCTTGGTGACGTAGTTGTAATTACTAGCTTTACTCAATCAGTGGTACCAGACGCTATGGAGTTCCGTATTTTCCAAGACATGAGAGGAAATCAGGTCCTCTATCGTATGACTCCAAATACAACAACAGAATTAGTTGCAGATTTAACTGCAGACGCTGATGTGATTTATGTCGCAGACGCAAGCCATTTATCGGAACCAAACTTAGCAATTGGTATTTTTGGTGTAATTACAATCAACGGCGAACGCATCACATACCGTAATCGAGATGTAGAATCTAATACTGTTTCTGGGTTACGACGAGGTGTTGCTGGTACTGCTGCTGACCATCACTATGTTGGCGCAGCCGTTTACGACATCGGTCGAGGAGAAGCACTTCCTGCTTACTACCAACAACAGGTACACAACAATACATTCTACGGTGACGGGGTAACTGATACTTTTGCTACAGATTTACCGTTCTATGCTGATATGACAGCAGCAATGGAAGGTGCGGTGCGTGTTCGAGTTGGAGGTACTGAATTACTACCTGGCACAGGGGCCTATGTTGTTTCGTCAATAAGCCCAACAGTAGCAGTACAAATTACAACACCACCTGCTGAAGGGGTTGAAGTAAATGTTTATATTGTTGAAGCACATGTGATGTATGCACAAGGAGTAGGTACTGCTAGCAATGGTATTGCCTTACAGGAGCAAACAACAAAGGCTGCTAAGTTTATTCGCGGACAGGCGTAATTTTTAGGATAAATAGTATCATGGACAATAACACACAACCAACTGAACAGCAAGCACAGGCTCAGCAACAAACAAAGCCTGTGCGCAAGCCCAACGAATTAGGCGGACTTGACATTTCTGGGTTTGTAAAGATTTATGATCCAAATACCAACGAAACTTTTGTAGAGGTTAGAGCATGATTATTAACGGACCAGTAAAAATTGATGGATTTTTAAAGATTCACGACCCAAATAGCGGCGAAGTTTTTGTAGATAAGCATAATGCTATCCATTACGAAAACATGTCCGTTAGTTTAGCTAATGCTATTTCTAATAAGCCTATTGGCCAAATTTATGCTATGGCATTTGGCAACGGCGGCGCCAGTGTTGACCCAACTGGAGTCATCACTTATTTGCCACCAAATACCACCGGCGAAAACGCCGACTTGTACAACCAAACATACAGCAAAGTAGTTGACGATAACTCATCAACTAACACAGACCCTGCTCGTAATAAGATCACAGTATTGCACACAACAGGCACAGTTTACACAGACATTTTGATCACATGTTTGCTTGACTACGGCGAACCTGCCGGGCAACAAGCATTTGATAACTCGACTAACTTTAACGGTGAATACGTATTTGACGAACTAGGTGTTAAGACTTGGAACGGATCTGCCGAGGATTTACGTTTAGTAACCCACGTGATTTTTCACCCAGTTCAAAAGAGCTTAAATCGTCAGATTCAAATTGATTACACAATTCGTATCCAGACCTTAACTAATTTAAGTTCTGCATAAATATATGCAGATAAAGAAATGCTAAATAATTCTAATAGCGGAGTAAAGTAGAAGATGGCTTATACAATTAACCTAACAAATGGTACAATTTTTGCGACAATCGCAGATGGTACCATTAATACCGATTCTAGCATGACCCTAGTGGGTAAAAATTATGCTGGATATGGTCAATTTTTAGATGATAACTTTATTCATCTACTAGAAAATGGTGCAAATTCAACGCCACCTACAGCGCCACTGACAGGTCAACTATGGTACGATACTAGTACTAGTCTGTTAAAGGTTTATAACGGCTCATCATTTAAAGTCTTATCAGCTGCAACTTCGCAAGCTAGCGCACCGACCGGTAGCGTCACTGGCGATTTGTGGTTTGACACAGTTAACCAACAGTTAAAAATTTATAACGGCACTAGTTATATTCTTGTTGGTCCTTCGTACACTTCGGGCACAGGTACTTCGGGTGCTATTGTTGATACAGTAACAGATACTTCGCCTGGTGCTGATCACGTTATTGTTAAGATGTACGTTAACAACCAAGTTGTTTCGATCTTCTCTAACTCAGCTACTTTTACTCCAGCAGTTGCTATTTCAGGGTTTGCTACAATTAACCCTGGTTTAAATATGAGTACCACTGTTGCTTCTGGCGAAGCAATGTTTGTTGGTACCGCAACCAGCGCAGAAACATTCGGTGGCTTTACTGCTAGCCAGTTTATGCGCTCAGATGTAAACACATCTACAGTTGGCAACCTAAGTGTTTTAAATGACAATGGTTTATACGTTGGTGTTAACCAAGACGTTAATGTCTACGTTAACGGCAATGACGGTTATATCTACAACCAAACAGAAAACGGTAACGTTTACATTCGTGTAAACGATGGTGGCACACCTACAAACGCTATTACTGTGGTTGGTTCAACAAGCAACGTAGTTGTTAACTCAAACTTATCAGTTAACGGTGCAATTTCTTCAGTTTCGGGTGCATTAAATATTGCAGGAAACGCCCAAGTTGGTAATATTTCTGTTGTAGGTGCTGTAACTTGCGGAACATTAAATGCAGGCAACATCACATATTCGGGTGGTGCAAACTTTGGTACATCAACTGTTTCGTTGGGTAATATAATAAACAACAACGCCAACGGTGTTGGTAATATTGGTAGTTCAACTGGATATTTCAATAAGATTTTTGCCACAGCGACCACTGCATTGTACGCTGACGTTGCAGAACGTTTTGCAGCAGATGAAACATACACACCCGGCACCATTGTTGAAATTGGCGGTGCTGCCGAAATCACACGTGCTATTGATGAATTAAGCGAAAACGTATTTGGCGTTGTAAGTACACGCCCTGCGTTTACAATGAATGGCGGCGCTGGTGACGATTTAACTCACCCTGCTATTGCAATGACTGGACGAGTTCCTGTATTATGTACAGGTATTGTACGCAAAGGCGATCGTTTAGTTTGCGCAGGATGGGGTATTGCTCGTAGCGCAGCCAAAGAAGAGTTAACACCGTTTAACGTAATTGGCCGCGCACTAACAGATAAATTAACTGATGGCGAAGGTACAGTAGAAGCCATTGTTAGTATTAAGAACTAAGAAAGGCAAGTATTGGATTATACCCAGCTATAGACAAAGTAGTACAATGACGTGCAAGCGCCGTTGGTTTATAGCGTTGATCATAATCAACTAATACAAAGGGAAAATAAGTAATGACATATTCAACAGGATCAGTAATTTTAGCCAGCGACTATAACTCGTTTGCCACTAGCGTAAATAACATTTGGAATGACAAAAGTCCTAGTGCAAACGATAACTATGGTTACGGACAAACAGCAATTAGTTCAGTTGCAGCTACAAACACAGTAACAGCTACACAATGGTCAACATTATTAAGCAGAATTTCGTCAGCTGCTGCTCACCAAGGAACAACAATTACTGGTATTACTAGCCCAGTGGCTGGTAACACAATTAGTGCTTATGCTGCACTATCGACCAATATTACTGCAATCACTAACGCTCGTTATAACTGCTCGGCGGTTGGTACTACAACTACTGCAACCGGTTCAGCATACACATCGGCTTGGACTAACTCACTAACATTTACTGCTACATTTACATTTGGTTCTGCTGCACAAGCACGTTATTTCTTTAACACAGGCGGCCGTCTAACATGTGCTATTGCTCGTTCTGGTGGCACAGCATCACCAGCTGGTACAGCACTAGGTTCTTTATTAACAGCATGTGGTACATTAAACTGGACATGTGGTGGCGTAACACAAACAATTGCTGGATCGAGCTACACAGGCACAACTAAAACTGGTGGTTCGGGTTCCCCAACTATCTCAACTGGTACTGGATATTATCAATTAACCAACGTTAACCAACAAGTATTCCAACAAACTACAACAAGTTATTATGGTTACGAAGGCGACAACCTAACTATCAATATTCGCGGTAGTACTGCTGCTCCAGCACCATCGATTATCATTACTGCTGCTATCAACCGTACTGGTACAGTTTCGGGCGGTACAGTTGACGGTACATGGACACCGACATTTACCGCAGTTGCTAGTGAAACAACAAACATCAGCAACACCTGGGGTTCAATCACTGCTTCTTATACATCAGCAGTAGCCTAATAGGTTACAGTATCTGGACAAAAAAGGGCCTTCGGGCCCTTTACTTTTGCTACATATTGTAGTAAAATTACGGAATGAATATGTCTAATCCAGATACTCTAGTTAAAGAAATACGTAGCCGTTTTGACCACGCTACGCAAAAGAAACTACTCAAAGAAAAGTATGCCAGCAAAATGGTATTTGCCCATGCTGGTGGAATGTGGCGAGCAGGCCCAGAATTAATGGCTACCTTACACCTTTGCGACGAATGGCTACCCGCCATTGTGCTTTTAGATTTGTACGACACACCTGTAAAAGTAGTGCCTCGAGAGTTGTTTGACAAAGCATCGCAAATATGGCAAGAGCAAATGAATGCCTGGTTAGTCGAACACGAAGAATTAGCACGTCAACGATGACCAAGGGCGCAGTACTTTTTGCATTTAACAATGACAAGGTTGACTATGTTAGTCAAGCACAGTGGTCAGCACCTCGCATTGAACGTCATTTAGGGTTGCCAACAACGTTAGTAACAAATGATCCTCCCGAGGATACCTCTATGTTTGATAACGTTGTTGTCACTGAATCAAAGTCTGGCGGAACACGCAAATACGATCATATGAATGCCGATTCTAGCGCACATTGGTACAACTGTGGGCGCCATAATGCTTATGCATTTAGTCCATACGATGAAACGCTTGTTTTAGATACAGATTACATTGTTGCTAGCGATCGTTTAAAAGTATTGTTTGACGTTGGACAAGATTTACTGTGCCATCGTTATGTACTAGACGTAACAGATCGAGAAAACTTTGCCATCGATACACGATTTGGCTTTGTGGAATTTCCCATGTGGTGGGCAACGGTGCTTTATTTCAAGCGCAGCCGACTAGCAGAAGATACATTTGCTATGATGAATATGATAGAGAACAACTATTATCATTATAGCAGATTGTACAAATTCAAAGAAGAACCTTACCGCAATGACTACGCCATTAGTATTGCACTAAGCACATTATACGGACATTTACCTAACGCTGTGCCTAGTATTCCTTGGCCTTTGTTAACAAGTTTTTATGATGTATATCTAAATCAACTAGACGATGATCAGTTTCAACTTAACTATGTACGCATGGTAGAGTTTAAAGAACGTCATCAACGCATGATATTGTCTAATACAGACTTACATGTAATGAATAAACCTGACTTTGGAAAAATCTGTGGCAGTAGAATTTGAACGTGGATACTTAATCCTAGCCAGCAACAACGGCCAAGATGACTATCTTGCTTGTGCCAGAGCACTGGCTAAAAGCCTACGTTATTGGATGCCTGATTGCAAAATTTGTCTAGTAACCAACGACACAGAAACTGACCCAGTATTTGATTTAGTTAAGCCATTACCATACGGCGATGTCGGCGGATGGCACAACGACTGGCAAGTGTTTGCTGCCAGCCCGTTCCGCGAAACTATTAAACTAGAAGCCGACATGGTAATTACAGAATCCATTGCTCATTGGTGGTCATGGTTTGAGCACCGCGACGTAGTTATTAGCCGGGGTATGCGTAACTACTTAAATGATGTTAGTGAGTGTCGAGCATATCGACGCATGTTTGATGATAATGATCTGCCCGATGTGTACAATGCAATTACATATTGGCGACTTAGTCGCACAGCAGCGGAGTTCTTCAACCTAGTGCAGACCTTCTTTGAGCAATGGACCGAAGTTCGTAAAACACTAAAGTTCTGTGACAACGTGCCTGCTAACACGGACATGATTTATGCCATGGTTGCCAAATACATGGGCGTAGAACGTGTAACACTACCCGATGCTTGGCCTAGTATCATACATATGAAACCACAGGTCAATTATTTAAAGTCAGACATACGTCCTTGGACATCAGAATACGTATGGGAATTGGATCAGGGTCGTGTGCGCATTAACACAGTAGAACAACAAGGTGCATGGCATTATCAAGAAAAAGCTCTTGCACATATATTGGAAAAACATTATGGATCCCTTCTTACAAGCACTAGCAGAGTTTGATTGGTCGCAACCGGAACAACGACTAGAATATAGATTGTACTACAATGACGATGGTACAATTATATGTTACACAATGGACGACCTTCCTGGCAACTTTATTGTTGTTGATCGGCAAACATTTGCTGAAATGCGATATGACGCTGTGGTGCGCGATGGTCGCATTATATACACAAGCGTACCGCAAAGTTGGAAATTAAAGCCCGCTGAGTCGGGTGACTATGCATGCTACGCCGATGATATTACTATTATTGTCAGCAAAGACTATCCTAACAAAACTTACTGGAAAGCAGAGATAACTTATGAAGCAAGTTGATATAGCAGATTTAGATTGCATTTACCTAAGCTACGATGAACCACAAAAGGAAGAATTTTGGGTGCGTATTCGTAATATGGTACCTTGGGCCAAACGTGTAGATGGTGTCAAAGGATCCGATGCAGCACACAAAGCAGCAGCCGCAGCGTCCGACACAGAACGTTTTATCTTAATTGATGGTGATAACATACCCGACGAAAGTTTCTTTAACTTGACCTTAGAGTTTCCAGATGAATCCTGGGAAAAGGCAACACTACGTTGGCGTGCTCGTAATCACATCAATGGTCTAATGTACGGCAACGGTGGTATAAGTTCTTGGACACGTGAGTTTGTCAATAACATGCGCACACATGAAAATACCGATGGACGCAGCGAAACTGTAGTGGAGTTTTGTTTCGATCCGTTATACTGGCCCATGCATGATTGTTATTCAACTACATATCCTAATGGATCAGCGTTCCAGGCTTGGCGTGCAGGATTCCGCGAAGGCGTCAAGATGTGCTTAGATCGAGGTCGTAAACCTAATCAAACAGAGTTCAAAGACTTAGTACATAAGCGCAATCTAGATCATTTAACAATTTGGCACAACGTAGGCGCAGATGTGGATTTTGGTATGTGGGCAATTGCTGGCGCACGCCAAGGCACATACATGACTATGCTTACAAACTGGGATTATACCGAGGTACAAAACTTTGATAAGTTACAAGAACTATGGTTAACTGTCAAAGACTCGCAACCAGAATTAGTAGCAAACACAGTAGCCGACGAGTTACATATTCAACTTGACTTGCCTATGTCTATGCTACTAGCAGAACAAAGTGCTTTCTTTAAGCATCATTATCGGAGCAACTGGCACAATCGTGGTGTTATGACACGCGAAATAGACGTTATTAGAAGTATCGAAGGTTGGTAAGTTTAATAAATGATTGATATTTTATTTGCTTCTGTTCCAGGAACTATAACGCAAAGACCTATTTTGGCTCCTGCGCTATTAAAAGCCTGCGCAAAAGCCAGCGGCTTCGACGCTCAAGCCATTGATCTGAACATCGAAGTAATGAATAAAATCGAGCAAAGTCCGCGTCGCGAAGATCTTGAAAAGTTCCTTAAGGAGCAAGAGTTTTCCCCGGGCATTGAACAAGAAATAGGTGATTTGTTAGACTATTGTGTAGATAGAATTACACAAGTAAACCCACATGTGCTAGGGTTAAGTTTTCTAACTCAAGACACACAATATTTTGGATTGTGGCTATGCTATCACTTATCATATACTAATCCTACACTTAAGATAGTAATCGGCGGCAGCGGTATTAAAAACTTTATTGCAGATTCATCAATGAGTTATGCCGAAATGTTAAAGAGTCACGGGTATATCAGCGATTACATCAACGGCGACGGTGAATACAGTATTATTGAGTACCTTAAAGACAACTTAAACTACATTGGAATTAACTCAGCAGCGTGGCAACCTATACGCGATCTTAACCAACTGCCTTATCCGGATTTTGACGATTACAATTTTGACAATTACAAAGAACAAGGAATTCCAATATGTGATAGCCGCGGGTGTGTGCGCACATGTGAATTCTGCGATGTAATTGAGCATTGGAAAAAATATCAATATCGTACTGCAGATAACATTATTGCAGAAATGGTCGAACAAATTAAACGCTACAATATCCGTAAATTCTTTTTTTACAATAGTTTGACCAATGGTAACATGAAAGAGTTTCGACTATTATTGGATTTTATCTGTGAGTACAACGATCAACACCCTGACCAGCAAATATCGTGGGATGGATATTTTATTGTTAGAAACCAACAGCAGCACCCAGAAGAATTTTGGAAAAAACTTAAAAAGTCCAATGGGTTTTTACAACTTGGCATAGAAAGCGTAATTGAAAAAGTTCGCGTAGCACTAGGTAAAAACTTTACCAATGCTGCAATTGATTATCATTTAGCAATGGCGCAAAAGTATTCGGTGCCACTGCTGTTATTGTTAATTGTTGGATACCCAACCGAGACTAAAGAAGACTTTGAATTCACTAAACAATGGTTCAAGGACCGAAAACAATACGCCCGCAATACTGTATCGCAAGTAGTTTTTTCTTTGGCAGCAATATTACCAAATACGCAACTTGATAAAAAGCAAAAGGAATATGGTATTTCAGTGGGATCAATACCCACTATTTGGATAACACCAACTACTTGCGTAACAACTCAAGATCGTATAAAATATGCACAAGAACTCAAGGACCTTTTAAAGGATCTAAATATTCCGACGACGTCGGGCAACAACGACACACTAGGTATAGCACATAAAGAATTGTCATCATGAAAACCACAATTACTTTTGATGTTAATTCTACAAATTGCAACGGATCAATGCATTTGTTAATCTGTAGCGACGACCAAGAAATTTACAGCAACAATAATTTTCCCGAAGGACCATCAACTGTTACATTTGATGTAAATTGGCCGACTACACTAAAAATTACAGTCAGTAATAAAAATAAAAACGACATGGAAATTGACGCCACTGGCACAATTACCAAAGACAAAGCGATTGAAATTACAGGAATCAAAATAAACAATTTTCCTTTACACATTGATCTAATAGATCAGGTCTTTAGTTGCCGCCGTGATAATCACAGTGAAATCACACACGAAAATTATTGGGGATTTAACGGTACGATTGAAATGTGTTTAACAGAAAACAATCCAATGCGCTATATGTTAAAGAATCAAAGTCAATTTGACCTTAACCGTCTCGGAACAAACTCACATGAATAATAACAAGGGCGATGAAGTTACACAGGACTTTAAATCAAAGTTTTTAAGTGATGCAGAAATAATCAAGGAAAAACTAGACGCAGTTAGTCCGAGTTTGTGCTTGGCCAAATGGAAGCAAGTTAGTTTACATTTAACCACGGGCATGAATAACTCGTGCTATCATCCTCCACTGCATGTTATACCCGTAGAAGAAATACAGCGTAAACCCAGCGCATTACACAATACTGAATATAAAAAGTCGCAACGTAAGTTAATGTTACAAGGAACCCGGCCTGCAGAATGTAGTTACTGTTGGGCTATGGAAGATAATGGCAAATTATCGGACCGTCATTATCGTTCGGGCGAACCTTGGGCTGCACCTAGTTTTGATCAAATAGCACACAGCACAGGAGACGAAGATGCTATCCCCAGTTATGTTGAAGTTAATTTTAACTATGCTTGCAACCTACGTTGTAGTTACTGTAGCCCTCAGTTCTCGAGTTCGTGGATGGATGAGGCTCAGCGTGAAGGAGCGTTTCCTACTTCCACTCCTCATAATGATCCCGGTTATTTTACTGGGCAGCGCCGCCCAATACCTAATAGAGAACATAATCCTTATGTAGAAGCATTTTGGCAGTGGTGGCCCGAGCTTTATCCACAGTTAGAACATTTCCGCATGACTGGTGGTGAGCCATTAATGGATAAAAATACATATCGTGTGTTTGATTATGTGCTGGCCAATCACAATCCCAAGTTACATTTAAATGTAACCAGTAATTTTTCAGTAGAAGAAAGCCTGTGGCAAAAGTACAAGTCCTATGTTAAACGCTTGTGCGACGACAATGACCCACACGTTGAACACTTTATGCAATATGTTAGTTTAGATGCTATGTTTGAACGTGCGGAATATATTCGTAATGGATTAGACTTTGCGCTATTATGGGATCGTGTTAATCAATTTTTAACAGAAATTCCCGGACGCAGTTCGATTACGTTTATTATTACAATGAATAATTTAAGCGTAAGCACACTTGAATATCTAATGACAGCTATACTAGGCTTGCGTCAGATTTATTCTAATCATTATCAACGTGTGTGGTTTGACACGCCTGTACTACGCACACCCGCTTGGCAAAGTATGCAATTACTGCCAGAATCCTATGCAGATCATTTAGAAGAAGTTTGGGTGTATATGCTTAAAAATGCAGAAACCGAACAAACTCGCTTTAAAGGGTTTAAGGACTATGAAATTGCTAGGCTAGATCGTGACATTGCTTGGATGCGCGATGGTGCCAAGTTAGATCCTGCGTATGTACAGCGCAACAAAGCAGATTTTTATCGTTTCTTCGCTGAACATGATCGCCGCCGCGGCACAGACTTTTTAGCAACATTCCCAGAAATGAAAGCCTGGTGGGATGAGTGCAAGTACTATGCCAATAACAGTTGAGCCTGGGCTAGCACTAACATATCCCGACAGTCGCGTTGATACTATTGCAGCACACCCAGGGCATTATGTTATTAGTGTCAACACACTAAACTCATATTGGGCTATAGTTGAGCGTAGCTTACAGTCGGGCAGTGTTGTTTGTGTAGAAAAGGTTGACGAAAGTTGCGCTACCATATGGCACACAGTACAGCGTTTAGAGTATCAGCAATGGATTGATGCTGGGCTGCTGAGATTTATCACCGGCGGCGATGCTAGTGTAGTTAATCTTAATTCAGAGCATTTTTTAACAATGACTGTGAATTCCAATGGTAATCAATGCCCTGATATTGACTATACAAATAATAGACCATTTACATTTCTTTTTACTAATAGAAAAATACGCCCGCATCGTAGATATTTAATTACCGAATTAAAACATCAAGGCCTATTAGATCGTGCATTATGGTCAGCACGAGAAAGCCAAACAACCTGGGGGCATCCTGCGTTTAATTGCGAATACACACGTCAAGGCTTTGAGCCACATTTGTTGCCGCAGGGTTACGATCCTGACGTAGAACCCGCTTGGATAGACGGAATGGTTTATCCTAAACAATATCAAGACACTTGGTTTAGCTTGGTATCTGAAACCGTAGTTGAATACCCATATAGCTTTCGCACAGAAAAGATTTATAAACCTATACTAGCAGCGCATCCTTTTATTGTAGCAGCCAATTATGGATTTTATCGGGACTTGCGCAACCTGGGGTTTATGTCGTATAATAGCGTAATTGACGAATCTTTTGATTTAATTGAAGACAACCAAACTAGATTAAATCGAATTATTGCCGAAGTCACGTGGTTGTGCCAACAAAACTTAGTTAAATTCTGGCAAGAAGTAACCGAAACACGTTTATATAACCAGCAGCACTTATTTGAACTACATAGTAATAGACAAACACAGTTTAACAACGATTTCTTAAAATTCATTTATGCCTAGACTCAACAACGAATCAGACTTAGAATACAAACGCCGTGTTATCGACATAAAGTCGGAATCATTTTGTGCAGCCAAATGGTACAATGCTACTATTTGGTTGGGATCTGGCATGACTACAAGTTGCCACCATCCGCTTCCTCACTTAGTGAACATTGATAAAGTTAGAGCTAACCCTAAGGAACTGCACAATACTGATCAAAAGAAATCAGAACGGGCAATGATGCAACGTGGAGAACGTCCTGCGGGTTGCAGTTATTGTTGGAAAATTGAAGATATTGGCCGCGACAACATTTCGGATCGCGTTTACAAAACAGTAATTTATTCGGACAAAGATCTTGATACAGCATTTAATACACCTGCAGAACAGGATGTTAACTTACAAACCCTTGAGATTGCGTTTGATCGCACTTGTCAATTCGCTTGCAGCTATTGTAATCCTGCTTTCTCTAGTACTTGGGTCAAAGATATTAATCGTAACGGGCCTTATGCTAATCTTATTAGCGACGGGCGTAACCATTTTACACATCCTCACGATTCCTCGCAGCTATATGCTTATGGTGAAACCAATCCCTATGTCGAAGCGTTCTTTGCCTGGTGGGAATCAGACCTACACAGAACACTCCAAGAACTCAGAATTACCGGTGGCGAGCCGCTGATGTCTGGGCACACTTGGAAATTACTAGATTGGTTCAGAGATAATCAAGGACGCACTAATACACGACTAGCAATTAACAGTAACTTGGGCACAGATGTCGAGGTTGATCGCTTTTTAGACAGCATTACAGGACTAACAGTAGATTTATATACTAGCAATGAAAGCATGTTCAATCACGCTGAATATATTCGCGACGGATTGCACTGGGATTCTTGGGAATCTAATATGCACAAACTAGCCAAGTCAAACAAACTACGCGGCTTGCATGTTATGTGCACTATTAATGCACTATGCTTAGAATCATTGACAGACTTTTTAAATTGGTGTTTAGACTTCAAAGCCGAATATGGACGCGACTTCCCTACATTTACACTAAACATACTACGTTTTCCAAGTTTCCAAAGCCCATTGGTCCTGCCTGACGAAATTCGTGCAGAACGTGGACAAAACCTACAGCGTTGGTACGATGCTAATTGCAACAATCCTTTGCTACATGAAATGGAATTAAATCAAGTACAACGACTAATTGATTACTTAGACGTAGTAAAAACACCACATGCAGACACATTTGAAATGCCTAAATTACACAATGATTTTAAGCATTTTTATCAACAATATGATCAACGCCGTAATAAAGATTTTACAGCAACATTCCCAGGATTAAAAGATTTCTATGAGTCAATACAAGTATAATTCCGCAGACTTAGTCAAGCCCATAGAACTTACAGAACGTGAAGAATTCTTATTAAAAGATTCTAAGACGTTTTGCATTTATCCTTGGATACACATTCATGCATATCCCACCGGCGAAGCGTATCCTTGTTGCCATGCCGAAATGGGCGTAGGACAAGTAGGAAACTGCCGCGAAAAAACACTTGAACAAATATGGACCGATCAGCCATTGGCACAACTGCGCCAAGCCATGCTCACAGAAACTCCTAACCCTGCTTGCGCACGTTGCTATGAACAAGAAGCCGCTGGATTCTTTTCGGGTCGCCGTAGTGCTAATAAACATCACGGACACCATATCAAAAAACTCGAAGCAAACCCATTTGAATTAACCTACTGGGACATACGTTTCTCTAACCTGTGTAATCTAAGCTGCCGTAGTTGTGGACATATCTTCTCTAGTTCTTGGTACCAGGATCAAGCAGCACTAGCTGGTGGCGATTGGAAATCAAAGAATAAGCCATTGAACTACGCAGGACGTTGGGAAACAGACATGTGGGAACAACTAGAACCACACTTAGACTACGTAGAGCAAATATACTTTGCTGGCGGTGAGCCATTATTAATGGAAGAACACTACAATATTCTAGAAGAATTGGTGCGCCGCGAACGCTTTGATGTACGCCTAATTTATAATACCAATTTCACGCACACGCAATTAAAAGATCGTAGTGTATTTGAATATTGGAAACTATTTAATTCTGTAGCAGTGGGCGCAAGTTTAGATGCCGACGGCCCACGTGCTGAATATATTCGCAAGGGGTCGGAATGGGCCAAGGTTGAAGCAAATCGCATAGAAATGATAGATGTGTGCCCTAATGTTGACTTTTATATTAGTCCTACACTAAGCATAATGAATGCTTGGCACTTGCCAGACTTTCATCGTATGTGGGCATCTTTGGGATTAATTGAACCCAAGGATTTAAACGTAAACATATTACAAGATCCTGCATATTATCGCATTGACATTGCCACACCAGAATTCAAAGATCAACTGCGAGAAAAATATTTAAAACACTTAGAATGGTTGCGCCCACAGGATCCGCTACAACGTGCTACAGTAGGCTTTGAATCAGCAATTAAGTTTATGGATAGCACAGACAACAGTCATTTGTTGCCTGAGTTTTGGTCACGTACACAAACGCTAGATGCATTGCGTAACGAAAATGTATTACACGCACTCCCGGAGTTAATTCGATTAAAATGAAAATACCACACGAAAAATTCTGCGTACTACCTTGGGTTAGCTTAGAAGCCAGTCCTATAGGTACTGTGCGCCCATGTTGCTTGGCTATCGACGAAGTAGTCGATGAAACAGGCGAAAAGTTTAAATTGCATACTGCAGGTTTTGACCAAATACAAAACTCTGCACACATGCGTCAACTACGTGAAGACTTTTTAGCTGGTAAGCAACCGCAGACATGCCGTCGCTGCTGGAATGAAGAGCGTTCGGGCCGGACATCAAAGCGTATGCACACACTAGATCGTTTAAAGCACATGATCGACGACGAACCATGGACTGCTGACGCCAAACCTTTGATGTTCTTGGATTTAAAGCTAGGTAATATTTGTAATTTAAAGTGTCGTATATGCGGATCGTGGTCTAGCAGTCAATTTGCCACAGAAGAATTAAACTTTATTATAAACAAAGAAGAAAAGAAAAACTCATTTCATTATCAAATGCTGCAAGACGGTGCTTGGCCACGCAACAGCCAGCAGTTTTGGGATCAATTAGATGAATCAATGAGCGAAATTCGTTATATTGAATTCACCGGCGGCGAGCCATTTATGATTCAAGAACACTTTGAACTACTAGCACGACTAGTACAGCGTGGTTATGCAGAACAAATTGAAATTCATTATAATACCAACGGCACACAGTTTCCTGAATTTGCCGAAGACATTTGGCGTGCGTTTAAGCATGTAGAAATTGCATTTAGCATTGATGATATCGGGGCACGATTCGAATATCAACGCACCAATGCTAATTGGCTTGAAGTAACTGCTAACGTGCAAAAGTTCAAAGAAATGCGCAGCCGAAATTCAAATATATCATTGCAAGTGTGTTGTACTGTTAATGTGTTTAACGTCATGTATTTGCAAGATGTTGCCTGGTGGATCAAGCACACAGGTTTTGATTTTGTCTATTGGAATATGTTACACGATGCATATTATTTTAGCATTGCTACGTTGCCTGTGCATGCTAAGGAAATTATTGCCGATTATTTGCGTATGTGTGTGTTCCCCGATGAATATCAACGCGAAATCGACCGCATTATTGATTTTATGAACAATGGCAATAGTTTAGACGGTCAATTATTGCGTATGCATGCCAATGATTTAGACTTTAAACGCAACCAAAACTTAGCCGAAGTAATGCCCGATCTAGCCCGAGCTATTAACTATGTCAAAACCTGATACGCTTTGTCTAGCACCGTGGACTCACACATATTTGTCGCCGCAAACAGAGCGCAGAATGTGCTGTGCATCACGAGAACCAGCACAAAACTTTCGTCAGTATATTGACACATCCGCGGGCACAGGCAAATACATACCTATAACACTAGATGAACATTGGAATTCTGAGCACATGAAGTCAGTGCGCCGCCGTATGATGGCTGGCGAAACCTTGCCCGAATGTGATGTATGTAATAGTAAGTTGTTAAACACTGACGTTTACCGTAGTTACTTTTGGCATTTGTTTAAACACAAATATGATGATTTAATGGCTGCCACAGATAACACAGGATATACGTCAGCTAAACCTGTGTCGTGGGATTATCGCTTCTCTAACTTATGTAACTTTAAATGTCGCATGTGCGGCGATATGCTATCTAGTTCGTGGGAATCCGAAGAACGCCAGCACAATTCTGTTGACTGGTCTGACCCTAAAAACAACTGGATGCGTCCTGAAATCAAACAACAAATTACTGCATTTCAAGACACACAAATTGAAGCAGAGTTTGCTCAAGCAGTAGAAGAACATCGAGTAGAAGAAGTATATTGGGTCGGCGGCGAACCATTGATGTTTGAACAACACTGGCGTTATATGCAGCGCATTGTTGAATTAGGCGATGGATATCGTGTATATGCTCGTTACAATACCAATTTAAGTCGCGTTGATTATCGTGGTATTAATTTATTCCGCGATGTATTAGATCATTTACGCGATTGGCAAATATGTGCGTCAATTGACGGCACCGGGCGCATCGGCGAATACATACGCACAGGATTAAACTATGCTGAATGGTTGGAAAACTTTAAGCAAGGTGTAGCACACCAGCGTCACCGCCGCCAAATGCGACTTGATTTTACGCTAACGTTACCTGGCTTGTTTGAAGTCAACAATATACAAAAATTAGCTGAAGAATTAAATGTTGATATTCTGCCCAAAGTTGTGTTTAGTTTTAGTCCAGAAGTTATTATGAGCCCATTGGCTTTACCGCGTCCAATATTAAATAGAATCTTAGACAAGCTAATCACAGACTGTACCAGTGGTCCTATGCGTGATGTGTTGGTACAATTAAAAAGCCGTCCTACGTTTGAAGAACAATGGCCTGACACTTATAAGCCTATTTTGCTAGCAGCCAAAGAACGCAATTCTAACATCGAGCGTATCCGCGAAGATAATTATACTATGAGTGACATCTTAAAGGAAGACGCAGAAGTTTATGAGTGGTGGCAAAATCTTAGATAAAGTTGAAATCCAATTACGTGATTCTGTAAACAACGAGTTCTTTACTGTACATTTAGACATTTGGGATAATTCATTAAGTCGTAAATGGCTTGCTGCGCTAGATAATCTATTAGTCAACAATTATCATTTAGAAAAGAATTATTGCTTTTTTGGATTTGTAGAGTCCGGGCGCAATGGTCCTTATATATTAGATCAAATTAACCGTAGTATTGCTGCAATTAATTCAGCCAATTTGGGATACACAATCGACGACTACTTTTCAATGGACAACACCATTACCGACGATCCAGTGGGTAATAGAACTGTTGGTAGAAATTTAGTACACGATAAGTTTAATTGGTTGCATCGTTACTTTGAAGATTTACAAGGCGTCAGCGGCGCCATTAGTCCTTATTATACACAAGCAGATCCGCAAACACGCTGGCACATACGTCAATTAAACTTGCTATGTCACGAGTTTGAGTCTTGGGCACTAAGTTATCGCAAAGAAATTGAAGCACCAGAATGGGTACGCCCTAGTCAACTAATGTGTTGGTTACGTGCTCCTAGGTTTGTACTAGAACCCGAGGACTACGAATTGTTTGGTATTAACACAATTAATCGCGATCTCGGTGGTGTATTTGTTGGAGTTAACAAAGCAGTAGGCAAACACCACTGGGAAGTGTTTAATGATGAAGGTCGCGACAGCCGATTGGGTGAGTTAGTCAGCTCTACGCTGCGCAGTCAAACAGAAGCCGCTGGCGACTTTGACATAGAATGGGGACGCAATCCTGGAGAGTTTGCGTGGCAGCAACAAAAGTTAGAAGATTTTCGCAATTGGTTAACAGCCAATGGATTCGATCCAGAGGATAAGAGTTTAACAATCGGCCATCCACAAATCGGGCAAGTAGATTTGATTAGAACATTTGGTACCAATGATTTCCGGGTCATTTGGAATACGCTAAGTAGATATTTAGATGTATATTCAGTAAAGACTAGTCAAGCGTCAGCAACATACAATTATCATTGGAATGATGCAGATTTTATTGCACGTCAAGTAAGCATAATTCAAGGAGAGTAAAATGGGTTGGATTCGTAATTTATATTACAAAATTAAGTTAGAAATTAACTATCGTCGTAAACTAAAGGAACTTCGCAAGCGCGATCCATTTATCTACAAATGAGCAACATAATCGGAATTTCGGCTGGATTTCATGACGCTGGTATCAGCGTTGTTAACCAGCAGGGCGACATACTATTTGCAGGGCACTCGGAACGTTTTAGTAAAAAGAAAAACGATCCGAATTTGTGTGCAGGCATTTTAGATGCAGTAGAACCTTATTATACAGGACATTTAGCATACTATGAAACACCGTGGCGAAGACAATTACGATCGCTTAGATCTGGTGAAGGATTTAGTGACGTCTGGACGACTAAGCGAGCCCTACGTGATCAACTGGGCAACTATTTTCTTAACCCGCGACAAATTTCATCAAGCGACCACCACAAGAGCCATGCAGCCGCAGGATTTCAAACGTCGCCATTTGCGGAAGCAGCGGTAGTTGTTATTGATGCTATCGGTGAATCCGACACAATCAGCATTTACGATGCTTATTATGATCCTAAGGGTCGGGCACAGTATCATTTACTATGGCGTCAAAAGTACCCGCACAGCATAGGTATGTTCTTCTCTGCAGTAACCAAGCGTGTAGGATTGCGTCCAATGGACGAAGAATACATTACTATGGGCATGGCTGCTTGGGGTGACAATAAGGCTTATCGTGCAATGTACGACTTAGTAGTAGACAGCATAACCGAGTGCCGATTTAAAGAGAACTTCCATATTGGCGTACCTGATAATTGGTTAGATCAGTTTAGCGATGTTGAACTTGCTTATGCTGCACAAAAGATTGTTGAGCAAATGGTCGATAGCGTAATGCTTAGAGCATCGCACATGACTCGTAGCATGAATGTAGTGTATATGGGAGGCGTTGCTCTTAATTGTGTGGCTAACTCGCACATGGGCAAGTTCTTTAGTAATTTCTGGATTATGCCTAACCCAGGCGATTGTGGGTCAAGTCTTGGCGCAGCAGCTTTAGCTCACGGTGGCAAGTTAAATTGGGAACATCCTTACTTGGGCACAGATATCACAGGCCCTTATCCCGTAGGCGAACTAGTTAAAGAATTAAAGATCAATAAGATTGTAGGTGTTGCCAGCGGCCGCGCCGAATTCGGTCCACGTGCTTTGGGCAATCGTAGTTTGTTAGCAGACCCTCGTGGTACAGAAATCAAGGATCAAGTAAATGAGATCAAACGTAGACAAAAGTTTAGACCCTTTGCGCCAGTTATTCTGGAAGAGTATGTTAGTGATTACTTCAGTATGCCTTATGGCTGGCATCACAGCAGGTATATGCAAACAGTCGCTCGTTGTAGGAATCCTGACGTATATCCTGCTATTGTTCATGTTGACGGGAGTAGTCGTGTACAAACTGTGCCAAAGGATTGTGGATCAGGCATCCGACAACTCTTAGAAGCGTGGTATGCAGAAACAGGTTGCCCGATGTTACTAAACACATCGCTAAATATCCGCGGTGAACCAATGGTTGATGATCGTGCCGATGCCGATCGCTTTGAAGAAAAATATGGTGTGCGAGTATGCAGTTAGATTATACAGATGTAATACGAACAAGGTACCGAGATAGATTCATTGTTTATCGTTGGGACGATATTATCAGTGCAAGTTTGCGCTTGTATGGTGAATATCAACAAGTTGAATTAGACATGCTACTACAGTTAGTTGGTGAAGATACTGTGGTCTATGACATTGGCAGTAACATAGGTTATCACGCTAGTGCATTTGCAAGTCGTAGCAAGCATGTTTATTGTTTTGAAGCAAATCCGCAGCACTATAAAATGTTGCGTATGAACCTACAAGAAGAGCCGCGTTGTACATTGTTTAATCTAGCAGTAAGCAATGCTGCAGGAAAAATCTTAGTAGAAGAAATTGATGTAACACAAATTGGCAACTATGGTATGGCCCGTGTTGGTACCAAGACGGGTGTTGAAGTAGCAATGGATTCTATAGATTCGTTGGTCACCGCGGGTAAAATTTTGCCACCAGGGTTAATAAAAATTGACGTTGAAGGACACGAACCGGGCGTATTTCAAGGTGCAGCAGAAACTATTAAAAAGTATTTGCCTGTAATTTACTTTGAAGCACAAGAAAGCGAAAATATTCCTGAGCTGTATAATATGCTCGACGCACTAGGTTATCAAATGGGCTGGTGTGTGGTGCGCAATTACAACCCACAAAACTTTAACAATAACCCAGATAATCAATTTGGCAATGACGCTATTTTTAGTATTGTTGCTTTCCCGCCAAATTCCCCAAATGCTTGGCCATTGCCAGTGTTGGGTCCTGACGATACCTGGGAAAAGTTACTACAACGTAGTAACAGTTAGAGATAAGACTCTAGTCCGCCGCGGCGTCGGATGTCTTGGGTACAGCAACTAACGCCGCCATCCCAAAAGTAACTGTGACGCAGTTCTGCAATAATAGGATTGATCTTGTGCTTGGCGCAAAAATCAAATACTTGTTTGTTGTAAGCACTGAAGATTACATTTTCTTCATCGAGTACTAAACAATTAACATCAAACACAGTTTCTGATACAAATCCTACCCAGTTCTTTAAGTAAGTATCTACAAAGTTTGTAAATTCTGCTGTGGGTGTTTGTCCCTGTACATACCAGGAACCGTTGAAGTTTTCTTCTTTGAACTTACCAACTTCCATAGCAGCCCAAATGCTAGAATCCCAAATCTTACATACATCCCACCCTGGAAAGTCCCCGGCTAGATCTAAGTTAACATCGTGCTTGCTGCTCAAAATAACTCCTGGCTTTAGAATAGCAAATACAGCATCGCCGTGACCATCGGTGATTGCTTCATGCACACGATATTCCGGTCCTAAGCAGTTTTCGATTATCCATTGAGTTTGTTCTGGCTTTAAATGATCCGAGTTATCAAAGAATACGTCACGTCCTACACGCACGATACAACTTGCTGATGCACCGTTTAGGATACAGTTAGGATCCCATGTTTCACCGTGTGGGTTAATAACTTGATCTCCGTAGAGTTTACATATATCATTTAACTCTGTCATTGGTAACACACGCAGGAGTTTTTGTCCAAGACTAATTTGCCAGTCGCGTGGAGTAAGCGGAGGCAACGGTGCACCGTCTGAATTAATTTGCGAATCAATAAACCAGTCTTTGTTTGGTAAATCTGGACGACGAACAACAGCACCGTATTGTTCAATAATACGTTGTAGATTGTTTAAATCTTCATCAGTTTCGGCTAGAATTTGTTGTAGTTGGTTACGCACTTGCGCATTTTCGATAAAATCAAAATAGTCAGGCGTGTATGCTCGCCCTACGATAACTTCTTCAAGTGGTTGCCAGCTGGTGTAACTATTAACTAATGGTTGCATGTGTTATTCTCTCTAGTAGACTATTTACGCGGGCTTCTTTGCTTGCTAAGAATAATTGTTGGTTGTGTCGAAGATCACCTTCGCAAGCAAGATATAATTGATGTAAGTCGCAGGTCATTAAGTGTTCAAATTCGCGGCATGCTGCATCCCAACGTTGTGTGTTATCAGCAATACTATCGTAATTGTGGTTAATTACGTGGTCGAATGTTCGGTAACCCATTGCACGAAGTTGTGCAATGCTACCTGCTGCGCCAAATATAATAAATGGTTGCGAATGCTTGATTGGTTTAAAAGTTTTTTCTGTTAAAAATACGCCATTACTTTGATCCACGTCCAAGTGTGTTTCTAATATAACGTTAAGATAACTGTTACCGAAGTGTTCTTCAACCGTGGTAGCATACAAGTTGTGCTGGTCCGGACTAAGGCTATCTGCAACAAACGGGCATTGATTTAAGAATTCATAGGTATTGTTGCGTAGATTTTCAAAGCTATCAATTTCAATTGGATTATCATTTTCTTGGTCATCTACGCCTAGTGCGTTGTTATATGAAAAGTAACCTTGTTTATGCAAGCCTTGCGACCAAAATCTAGCCATGGTTGTAGCACGCCACCACTTGTGTGTACGAACCAACATAGTAAATTTCTTATCGCGCGGTTGTGTATGAAAGTCCACCGGAGCGTCTGTGTTGCGCAATTGGTATAGACATTCATCGTCAACAAAGTAACTAAAGTTTTCCAGTGAATCTGCCATTGAGTTTGCACTGGTAAAACGTATGCGTTCAGGTTTGATTGTGTGTTGTTCTGCTTGCTTTAACAAATGTTCGTATATGCGTTTGGGGTTGTCGCCCTCGCTGTAAAAGAACCAAAGTGTTAGGCCGTCGGCACGTAGCTTTTCCTTGATCTCTGGGCGTATGGTTGCGAACCAATCGATACCAAAATCAAAGAAGCTTAAACTTATAGGATAAAATGTGTTGCGGTCGGCTTGTGTCCACTGTACGATCTTATAAGGAATCCTACAACGATCTAAATATTCAAAAAAGTGCACAGGTTCTGAATACGGCCAGTTAACACTAAATTTACGCCATTCGGGTGTATAAGGTTGTGCTTGCCAAACAGCAGCATTTGGATAAGGCTTGCCGTCGACAAGTTTGTCTACACAAAACGATAAAACCATTGATTCACCATAGTTGTTAATTCGTCCCACAATAAACTTTGATAGTCATTGGAGTAAAACCAATTGTAGTTATGTTCGACAATTGGTGTTAGATGCTTTTGTAACTGTTGTTTTTCTTTTAAAGACAAGTTGTGAATGTCCGACAACAATTTACCTATTTTTAAAATACGCGACTCGTCGCTTGCGTCGTCATAGCTTTCGTCCCACACATCATTGAACGTTTTAAATCCATACCTGCGTAAGTATTCTAAACTGCCTCGACAACTGACTAAAACAAACGGCTGTTGCATAACAATAGGTTTAAATGTTTTTTCTGTTAGATGTTGCTTACGTCCATTATACACAGTTTCAGTGACAACGTGCAACAGACTTTGACTGGCCAACGACCACATGTCAATTTGATGGCTACCTGAATGATAATTAGCACCGTGATCGATCTTTAACGGTAAGTCGACGGCGGCCATGTCTATGTCGTATTCCTGACATAGTTCAGTAACCGATTTGTTTTCATAAGGACAACGATCTGGAAAGCTAACCAAGTTGTTGTACACAAGTTCACGATCAATTAATTCCGATAACAATTCTAATCTATGTCGGCGACGACCGCCGATAATATTATTCGGGCACAAAAATGTGTATGTAGGCTGACGGTATTTAAATGGTTCTATTAGATAACTGTGATTGTACCCGCGGTACCAATCTAATGATGCCCAGGCATGAAAGAAATAATACGCAGGTCTTAGCCCATAAGTATCTTGTGCCCATTGAACATCTTCGCTGCAATATTCTGAAGTTACTAATGTTCGATACTTATTGTGTGAGTTGTAAACAGCACAAAATGAATCAAGGCATTGTGCAGCACGATCTCTGTGTAATGGTTCTTGATCCCAGAATAGTATTCGATGATCAACTTCCCAATATAGTGTTGTGTTGTTCGGGCCTGTATAAGGAATACTTTGAATTTTGGGTTCGCTTTTGATATCGTCAAAACTAGTTGACCCAAAAGGATCAAACCAATGTATAGAGGTTCTCCGTTGATCTTGCAATGCTGCTAGAAATACGTTATTATATATTTCATCAATACGAATCATGTTTGACGTTTTTTATCTAAATAATGCAACTGGACTATTTCCGCATGAACAGCGTGCTAATAGTTTAGAGCATGCCTGCGAACTCAGTCGTACTCGATACTTATGGGTCGTTGATGGCCTGAATGACTATTCTCGGTTCGATTGGCTTTGGGAACCTGTGCCCTGGGAATCCGATCAAACACATGTATGGCCTAGTCAGTGGCAAGAAAACGGCGGCACTTACTTAATTCCTAAATCGGGTGTAAACGATATTAATCGTAATCACGATATAGTTCTTAGAAAGGGTCAGATATCTCGAGTTGGTATTGATCACGGCAACGGACTAAACATTGACTGCGAATACTCTACACGTTATATTAGCGACTACTTAGGCACACTAAAACGTGCACTAAGCAAAGTCAATGAAGAATATGTTTGGGTAGTATCTAGCGTTTGTGATTACACAGATTTTGACTTTACATGGCACCCTAGTGAATGGCAGTTAGATATGTTACACGTATTTCCAAGCCAAGATCAAAGGTTTGGCGATACGTTTTTTGTACATGTTCCGAGTTTCTTAAAGAAAGTAGAAAACCTAGCGTTGCTTGAGTGGTTTGACACTATTCACTTTGTAGAAGATATTTCAGTAAAACGTCGACCCATTCCTGTGTATCATCACGAGCACGACAGTCAAGTACCAGCAGTATGGGAATACGATTTTCGAGATCCTGTAGTACAATTTGCACGTTATGATCCTATTGGTTATGATCCTGTGATTAATCTATGGCGCCAAGAAACCAAAGCGATTGTGCCGCTTACTCCGGGTGCATCTAACGTTGTTGTTCCACGGGAAGCAAAGAACTTTTTAAAAACACAACTCTACGATTATCCTGTAATCGACAAGTCTATTGCTAACTGGCCGGAACGTCTATTAGACATTGTGTTTATCAGCAACGGCGAACCGTGTGCTGAACAACATTGGCAATGGCTTCAAGCACGTGTGGCACCTTACTATGGTTCGTTACGATTACACCGAGTCGACGGAGTTAATGGTCGTGCTGCCGCGTACAAAGCCGCTGCCGCTGCCAGCGAAACTGATTGGTTCTTTGCCGTGTTTGCCAAGTTAGAAGTTGACATCGATTTTCCATGGGATTGGCAACCCGATAGACTACAAGCAGCCAAGCATTATATCTTCCATGCTAAGAATCCTGTTAACGGATTAGAGTATGGGCATCAAGCAATGATTGCCTATAACAAACAACTAGTATTAAACAATCCTGGTAAGGGACTAGACTTTACATTAGATGATGCTCACGAAGTTGTACCTATCTTGTCTGGTGTTGCACGTTATAACTACACACCTTGGATTGCCTGGCGTACTGCTTTCCGCGAAGTACTAAAACTCAAAGCAAACTTGCCCGATATGGAAAGTGCGTATCGTATTAAGCAATGGACCAAGGAAACTAACACCTTGTCAGCAGTGGTCAACGAAGATTGGAGCCGTTATGGCGCCCTTGATGCAGTAGAATACTACGATACAGTCAACGGCGACTTTGATGAACTAAAGAAAAGTTACGAGTGGGACTGGCTTGCTAGTTATGCATTTCTGAAACGCAATCTATTACCTGATCGATAATATATTCTACTTCAAGATCTGTTAGTTCAGGGTATATAGGTAACGACAGCACACGACGAGCCAATGAAGATGCTGTGCTTAACATGTTAGGCCCTGGATATTGTGTAAACATCCCCATTTCGTGTAGCGGGCGTTCGTAGTGAACTTTAGTTTCAATCTTACGAACTTCTAACATCTTACGAAGTTGATCTCGATTGTCTACATGAATAACAAACTTGTGTAGTGCGTGTGTAGACAAGTTCTTTGAATCAACTAGTGTTTTAATCTGAGGGTGTTTGCTTAGTCGTTCGAGCCAGTATGTTGCAATTGCTCTACGTCGCGACTGCCATTGGTCGATATAACGAGTCTTAACCATCATATGCGCACAGTCTAGTTCGCTCATACGTGAGTTAGTGCCCACTAAGTGATGTATAGGTTTACCGTTGTCTCTCCATTCACGTGCAAAATGTGCGAGATCCGCAGCATCGGTGACAATAGCACCGCCATTGCCATAGCAAGGTAAGTTCTTCATTGGGTCAAAACTAATAGCAGTAGGTCCAATGCGTCGACTAGCCGCTGCTAACCAATGTTGTGCTGCATCTTCAATAAGATACTTGTCGTTTAATGACCAATCCAACCAGTGATGTGTGTGCTCTAGTTGTGAAAGAGCAGCACCATATAAGCCTACTAAGATAATTGCTTGGTACTCAATGTTTGGTATGTGTTTGGGATCTAGTACACCGTAATAATCTGTGTCAACAAAGTGCACATCCCATCCTGCGCGAATAAATGCATTGGCAGTTGCCGCATAGGTAAACGTAGGCATAACAACAGTTGGACTATCCATGGCCAACAAATGTTTGTAAAATGCTGCTAGTATTTCTAGTGCTTGTGTGCCAGAGTGGCAAGTAACTGCATGTGCTGTGCGATTCTTTTTAGCCAGCCAGTTTTCAAACTCCGCAGTCCAATTGCCATTCATCAGTTGGCCACTGCGAAGAACCTCGTCTGTAACATCAAGGATTTCTGAACGTAGATTGTTGTACTGCTTTTTAAGACCTGTGAAAGGTATGGTCAAGCCAGTCATAATACAATTTAAAACCTTGTTCGATATCAACCAATGGCGTGTAAAGAAAATCTCTACATGCCGCTTCTATATTTAATGCACCACGCGATGGAAAGTTTGTGTCGCGTTCTTCAACTTCGATAGTACCTTGCCCTACAATCTTTTGTACAAGTTTGGCAGCGTCTAATAGCGAGTGCGCTCGTCCACGTGTGACGTTGTATGTTTTGTTGTTAGTAGAATCTGTGAGTGTAGCCTTGACGATACCACGTGCAATATCTTCTACGTAGGTAAAGTCTAAGCATTCATCGGCACCTTTGACATGAATAGTTTCGTTGCGCATTGCCGCAGCAAAAAACTTGCTAATCACACGATCCTCAACATCACGCGGACCATAAACTGCACTCGGGCGAATGATGGTATGTGTTAATCCTGTGCGGTGTGTATAGTCGCGCACTAACCATTCGCCTGCTAACTTTAAAATTCCATATTGTCCCAGTGGATTACACACAGCATCTTCGCGCACCCCATCTGAGAATTCACCATACACCATGCTTGAACTAATGTACACAAACTTTTTAACATTATACCTTACACTTGCTTCCAACAAATTGAGCAATCCGGTACTCATTGTTGCGCTTCCTAATACAGGATCATTATTAACTACTTTTTGTCGAGGAAAGCTAGCAAGATGTATAACTGTATTTGGATTAAACTGTTCAAATATTTTTGCAGCAAGCGGGTCAGCAATGTCACAGAAGTAGAGTGAGTTGGTTTTTATTTTTTGTTTACGTTCTAGTATAAGTTTGGATAACTCGTCTTGCGGAATAACGCCATAGGTAGTTTCGTTGTCTACAACAAGCACATTATGTCCTTGTTGTTCGAGCAATTGGACAACATTGTGTCCAATAAATCCTAGACCACCGGTAACAAGTATGTTAGACATGTTTAATATTCTCAAGTATATAATTGGCCCACAGTTGATGCCCTTGCTCTGTGGGATACGGCACTTCGCCACGAGTCAACGAACACGATTCTAACCAATGGATAGCAGATAAAGATGATTCGATTAGTTCGGTCCTTGATCTTAGGTCCGCAGTTGAATGTACAAAATTATCAAAGTCAAACAAAGTGTCAATGCCGATCTGAGTGACGTTATACACGTTTGTTGGATACAGATTGTTGGTGTGCTCGGCCAATATATCGACCCATTTTTTTGATAAAAGGCAAAAATTTGAATCCAGTATGCTAACATTTTCTTTGAACGTGTCTACATAAGTTCGACCAACAACGTAGTGAATATTTTTACCTTGTTGTTTGATTTTGTCAACGAGCATTTTAAAACTAGTTTTTTCTAGTGACTTAACAATGTCGAAGGTATTGAAAAAATTCTTAGCTCTTAGAAATGCTTTAAGAGGGTACTCAAAGTATATGTTATTGCTCTTTAATTCTTTGAGTGCAAATCTTAATTCGTTGAACTTAACACTACCGGTTACAATGTCATTGAATGTAGGCCAAGAGCCGCCGCGCAATAAGTTGTAGTATTCGGGACGTTTATAAAAATCGTCTGATATGTCTCTGCCAGACTCGCTAAGGGTTAAAAGTACAAAAATTTTTTTATAAGGCTTCACTAGTCTGTTTAAAACATCAAATGCATAATTGATGTGGAGCATATTGCTGTACCCGGGAAATCCAATATTAATAAAATCGCTGTTTGTGCTCTTTGCAACAATACTTCCATAACAATGGTTAGTGCGATATTCTATGTTATCGCTGTTGTTGTCAGATTGTAGTCCCATTCCCCAACTCCATGAATCCCCAACTGAAATAACCAGCGAGTCTCGATTTAGCGATCGTTCAAAATACCATTGTCGATTGGATAAATGCGACATGTATGTTTGTTCTAAAGTTAAATTGCAAAGATTAATTTGGTTCATCCGGATGTACGTATTCGTCTATGTAAGTTGGCGGCTTGCCAGTCCACGATAATAGAAATATTGTAGCATACTTCTTGGGCATAGTCAACATTCTAAAGTGGGCTTTTTGGCCTCGATACCAATTGACGTTAGTCCATTTAAGCAATTTTGGATCAACATGGTGCGTTTCGGCCCATTGTCCTACTTCTTGGTTAAGCCTATGTGCGTAAAAGTTAGCAGCCATACCACCGGGTAGTCGCCAAACCAAGGCTTGAAGTGGTTCTACCATCGTAGGTAAAACTCTGTAGCAAGTTGATCTTCTACTTTGCCGTGGATAACAACACGATACCCGTATGTATCGTAACACATGTGAATATCATAAACCGGATCCTTGCAGTTTTCCATCATCCACTGGCCTTTGGGTGTTTCTTTGAATTTGTAAATAGGAAAGGCGGCGTAGATTTCTGGATCCTCTACGTCGCCTAAATTAAATGTAGCAAATACGATGCGTTGCATTAGTTTGTGGTTACAAACTCATCCGCCATTGGAAAGATGTTAGCAATAGCACGAGCACACGCAATAGCAACTTCTTGATGCTCTTTTTGTGTACCGTTGGCACTACGTAACTCGATAAAGTGAATCCACGAACGTAGTGTGCCATTCATATACAAACGACTGCCCATTAAACCTTCGGGCAATACAGCACGGGCTTGTTCCTTGGCAATGCTATTTGTTACTGCCCACTCATATGCATCGCGAGCGGCTTTGATAACCGCATGTTGCTTTTCTTCCCAAATACGAACAAGTTCGCGATTTTCAGGAACACTAACATCTAACTCTACTGAGTTTTGACGATTCTTAGTATCCTGTAGTCGTGTTTCGCGAATTTCAAAGTTTAGATCCTTGGTTGGGTCGGCATAACGCTGACTAAACTCTTGGAAACTAAAACTACGATGGCGCAGAATTTGACGAGCAATATCACGTGTAGTTTCGATTTCTAAACAAGCACTAACCATTTCTAAAGGACTCCAGTGCTTGTGCTTGATTAGATAACGAATTAACTTTTCACTGGTTTCTGTGTTAAGTTGATTGCTAGGATTGCTAACACGGGCACAAAACGCAATTAGTTCTTGCGCATTGTCAATGCCCTGTGCTAGCAGTTCTTCAGATGGTGCCGAAGAGTTGATTAGTTTAACTTTCATATGTTGCTTAAAAATTTATCTGTAATGGGTTGAACGTGTTTTTCGACTGCTTTAACATCAATTATAAACTCAATGTTGGCAATTTGTCTACCAAGTTCGCGCATATGACGGCTAACTACTGTTTCAATTTCTTCTAAGTCTAAACCATTCTTGCGAAGGTTTTCTAGATTGATTGTTTTTTGCCGGCCGCCTTCTAGTTTGAGTAAAACTTTCTTTACACAGTCGATAGGAATGTGATCTTTCTCGATGGACTCGAGTACCTCATTCCACTGACTGATACGATCAATTTTAAGCAGCATTACCCACCTTCGCCTTGGCTGGACGACCACGCTTCTTAGGAGCAGCAGGGTCTGGGATTGTTGTACCCATTAACGAAGCGGCTTCTCTCATCATGCGATCGCTTTCAGCAAGCAAACCTTTGGCTTCTGCAGCCATGCGTTCTGCTTGTTGGCGAAGATTGTTAGCAATAGCATCGTCGCCTAGAGCGTTGTTCATGCCTGCTTGTGGTGGATTGTTTGATCCAGCAAGTGGTCCGCGAGCAGCAGGTGGTGGACCACCAACTTCACGACCAAAGTCATCACGTGGACGAACCTTGCCAGTCATGCCCGAATTCTTGTCGACTTCGGCCATCTTTTTAATTGCTTCTTCGCCGAGTTTCATTTCGCGAAGAATGTTATTGATCTCTGCTAGTTTGCAACTACTAGTTGGAGTTGGAGTAACAATAACGTTTTCTGTTTGTACCTTCTTTAGTAATCCTTCGGTGTGCATTGCTTGTAGCATTACACGACCATCGGGGAATAACGCACGTGATAGTGCTTCACCAAGGTGATCAGATGTTTGTGCTTCTGGCGATTCGATTGCCTTCATTAGCGCATCGTGCCAAGCAGTTTGCATGATCTCTGGGTAAACAACTAAGCACATGTGCTCGTCGCCTGGGATTTCGCGGAAGATGATTGCAACTCGACGGTCGCCATGCTTGCCTACGTGTTTTAGAAATGCCATTACTTCTTTCCTTTCTGCTTGACAGCAGTTGATTTGGTTGCTGCTTTCTTAGCAGGCTTTGGTTGTTCAGCAGGTACTTCTTCTGCTGCTGGCTGTTCTGCTGCTTGTTGTGCAGCAACGGAATCCAGCCATGCCTTTAATTTGTCATAGGTTTGTCCTACAACAGTAATTTCGTCGGCCTTGAATGTGCCTCGGCTAATAGCAACTTCGATAACGTTACGCAAGACCGCTAGGTCGTTGAGCGTAAGTGATGGTGGGTTTTGATTAGTGTTTTCCATGCAGTTATTTACAGCATAAAAAGATATAGGCGTAGTTTATAGCCACAAAAAAACCGCCATAGCGGCGGTTTAATTGTAGGTTTAGCATCAATTTAACCTTTTTCAGTTAATGCTAGTGCTACTTCAAGTCTTTCTGATGCATCTTTAAGCGAGGCAACAGCGTCAGCAACCATTGGGTGTTCTCTAGCAAGTTCCTGTATGCGCTTTTCTTCGGTCATCTTTTTCATTGCCCAATGTAGTGTATCGATAGCACCGTAGTTTAGTTCAATGCTTAGGTTTTGACTAATGTTGACCCATGTGCTGCCATCGTATGCTTCGAGGCATTGTGTACCAGTGTTGTATCTAACCATGCCAGCACTTGCACCATTATTACCAACATACGATCCTGTGTATTGATTTACACTAATAAACGGACTGCCAGACGTAATATTTACAATGCTCATCCACGCAGGCTTTCTTGTGTGATAATCTTGGCCAATGCTTCGCCGAGATTTTCTTCTTCACGAAGTAGGTACACTTGTGCACGTGGATAATCAACTCTGTCGGAATAGTTATTGAATCTGGTAATAGAAACAATCATGCCACCGGTGACATTTTGTACACGGATATCCATACCGGGTACTTCGGGGGTTTGGTACTCGCGTCTGAGTACTGGTTCAGGCTCGTCGGGATAACCAATTAGATTACTGCGACTACGTTTCTTAGAACCTTCGTTTTCCCAATCCTCACGCACCCACTTAATTACTTTTTTACGCAACCAATTCATTCTTCACCTTTATGTAAATGATTGAGTCGACAGAATTCATCGATGTAAATCCGTTGACTTCTGTTCCAGAATATCTCTGGATACTTGCGATAAGACCCTTCATCGACATCAATTTCGTCTTCGCCGTTGCAGCACTTATTGTAACACTCAATGGCTTCTTGCTCTGTGTCGTGTGTTTCCTCACAGACAGGACATTGCCACATGTGCCATACTTCTGGCGGGCAACATTCTTCTGCTGCATATTCATCTTCGTGAATAGTTTCACATACACTACAGATATAAACTTGTTTGATTTCCATTATGACCACCTCAACTTGCAAAGTACTGCATCTGCTTCACGATAAAAATATACGCTATCGTGAAATGTTTTGTAGCAATTTTGTCCAACGGTGTTGCGGCACCAATCACGAATTGAATTTTCTCTAAGGATTTCTGCCGCCACATCTACTAAAGGGTGCCAGCGTCTAAACTCTGTGCCCAGATGCCAGCCATACCTAACAGCATCGCAACGATCTAGCGGAACACTAACCTTCATACCGTCAATAAATGTCCAGGCTTCTATCATCACAACCACCTCAATGCAAACAATACTGCATCGTTTTCGTCCTCAAAATCTAACAACATAGGATGACCCCACCCAGGATACCACTCTTTTGAGGATCGCCAGTTCCACTTACTGGTAGCGTTGTGTCTTAGCCATTCGTTTACTGGAATCATATCGTGGGACGTTTGGATTTTTGGATAAGTGTTCACAGTAATCATGTCCACCTCAACATAAACATAGTAGCATCCTGCTCATTTTCGAATACAATGGTTCCAACTTCTCCCAGTCTAGAACTAGGAACTGCCTCAGCATTCCAATCTTCTTTTAACACACGTTGAACTTCTTGCCAGTCGCCGCAACTATAGAAAAAGTTTTCCCACCAACTTGGTGGCGCATCTACGTGAGCCCAGTTAGATGTTGGAATCTCTAGTTCTGTCACTATGCCCACCTCAGCAAGTAAAACAAGTAATCCTTTTCGTTGACGAAGCAAAGATACCCACGGTCTCGCCACCAGCGTTTGAAACTCTGCTGCCCAAAATGAGCTTTGCACCACTCCATACGTGCCCAAGCCTCGGGCATCTTTGCTCGGTACAACATCGATTACTCTGCTTCGTATAGTGCCCACTGACCAAACGGTGGGTTTGGATTACGATCACCATGGATAATCCAAACAGTATCGCAGTAGTTAGGATCACCCCACGAACCAAACGGATAACCGTCAGTGAAAACAACTAACCGCTTGGGCTCAACTTCTTCGTCTTTGAGATGACGGAAGATAGCATCAAAATCAGTACCGCCACCACCTGCTAGTTCATAGTCCTCGATAGTTTCTAGGTTATCGCTGGTATAGATCTGCGGATTGTAGTAGTCTGTATCAAAGCAGAAAACATGGATACGATACGAATCAAACGTTTCCATAATGCCTTTGATTTCGCTTAAGAAGTCCTTGCCTTGCTCGACGCTGATAGAACCTGACATATCAATTGCGACAGCAATGTCAATGGCATCGGTGTTCTTCATACCAGGCAAAACAGCATCCATGTGCCAAGCACGACGGCTAGGACGAGCCCAAGTGTAATCGCTCTTGATAGTCGATTCCAATTGCATACGCAACAGTTCGCGCCAGTTCATCTTAGGATCAGTTAGATCTTGGATTAGACGCTTAACACCTGCTGGAACCGAACCCGGGTCCGATGCTTGTGCAGCAGCCATCATGGCTTCTTTGATTTCGTCGCGGATTTGTTGCTTTTCTTCTTCGGTCAACTGTGGACGACCACTGCCTTTGCCATCTTTGTTGTTTTGACCGTCTTCGCCGTCACCGCCTTTACCATCCAAGTGTTCGTCGAGAACTTGGTTGATAAGATCGTCTAGGCTAATCTTTTGGGCATTAGCCATTAGATCTTCGTAGACTTCTTCTGACGACTTGCCTTCATACTTGGGATCGTATAAACACGGAACACTTGTAATAAACTCACCAACGCGATGCTTTTTAAGGTCAGCGTTGACGCAGTAATCGTTGGCAATGTTCCAAATCTGTGGATGGCGATCACCGCGGCGACCCATATGGTCGTAAACACAGTGAAGAACTTCGTGGCCAAACAAGAACTCAACCTCTTTGGGCTTGAGCATCTTGATAAAGCGAGTGTTATAGTAAAAATTGCGACCGTCTGTAGCAGCAGTTGAACACCATTCGTCGGCGTTGATTAGTTTAAGACGAGTTGCCAGGTTACCAAAGAAACTTGCACGAAGCAACAGACCAACACGGGCTGTGATTAGAATTTCGCGAACTTCGCGATCTAGTTTAGGGTCTGTTGGGCCAAGGAGATTAGCAAAACGCTTGGCATCATCTTTGTTCTCAACAGCGGAATTTGCAGCAGTCATAAATGCTCCATTTCTTAACTTTATGTAATATTATAGCAAATATCGAATTACCGGTCAACCTTGGCGTTCTGCGTATTTAATAGCGTAGATCATAGCATCGTGCGGGTCATTAAACGTATATTCATAAGTTCTAGGTAGATCTGACGATGTAAAACTTGTTGGAGTTAAGATCTTTAAAGACCATTTGACACCAATCTTTCCAAAGTCCCTAGTCATGTCGCTGTGTATTTTAGCAACATTCTTCCAAACATATGGATCGTATGTTTTTGTAACTGTAGTTGACATAAAAAATAGGGGCTATGCACCAAACATAGCCCTATGTCCTTAACGGAACACAGCCCCTAACCTGTTACGAGTTTTGCGTAGCCTGTAGAATGTACTTGGCGTAACGTTGGTGGAACTCGTCGAAGTTCTTCAACTTCGTTGGTTGGAAGGGCAGGTTGTATGTGGTAAGGGCAATACGAGCACCCATAACAACCAGTTCGGTTTCAAAGTTATCCATCATGTAACGGAAGAAGTTATCTGCCATTGCATGGAAGTCCTTTTCGGGAATCTTCTTTTCGACTGCTTCACGCAGTTCGTAGCACATGGAAATAACCAGCGAGTACATTGCTGAAACTTCTTTGATGTTAAGATCCTTGACCTTACCTGACAAGATGTCTTCGGGCTTAGGCATCTTACCGGCAACCTTGCGGTGTTGCATGAACTTGACAGCAAGACCTTCGCCGATAGCACCTGAAATCAAGTCAGTGGCTGTACGATCGTCAATGTCTTCATCTTCTAGCAGTTCGCTAACAAAGGTCCACGAACGCGGTGTAGCAAACGAACGCGATGCAGACTTAGCATCAAAGTCATACAGGTCCTGCTTGGCAAAGGTTAGATAACCAACAACGTCCTTGTGAATGCCGCTGCCAACTGCCCACTCTTGCCATGCTGGGAAATCAACACGCATTTCCAAGTGAACAAAACGGTTTGCCAGCGGAGTTGGCATACGATATGTAACACCCTTGTCTGACTCGCGGTTACCAGCAGCGATCATAACAACATTGTCTGGCAGGATGTACTTACCGATTCGACGGTTAAGAACTAGTTGATATGCAGCAGCTTGAACAGCAGGTGCAGCCGAGTTCATTTCGTCCATGAACAAAACAACAACTGGGTACTGGCTAGCAGTTTCGGCGTCTGGTAGATCGATTGGGGGAGCCCAATCCATAACGCCTTTTTCTTTGTTATAAAACGGGATACCACGGATATCGGTTGGGTCCATTTGGCCCAAACGAAGGTCGATCATTAGACCTTGCATTTCTTCTGTGATACCAGCAACGACTTCTGACTTGCCGATACCTGGAGGACCCCACAAGAACAGAGGACGCTTCTTATTAAAGCATTTAAGAATTGCCTTCTTGGCTTCTGGTGCGGTAACTGTACGATGTTCAACTGACATAGGGCTTCCTTTAGATGTGATTAAAGTTTACTACTAAAACTGTATTATACGAATTAATGAATTACTGGTCAACCGTGTAAGGCTTGTTCCAATGTCCAACATTGACGTCAATATACCAGCCTACGTCAACGTAGTCAGCTTGGATGTCGCTGCGGTCATGGTTGCCTGCATTCATAGCAGGAATAACTTCGCTCAAGAAGTCACGTGCAACACCATCAAAGTGGTCCTGGTACCAGTAAGGGTTAACGTCAAGGTAGGTGCGCTGAGGATTGGCTTCTTTAAAGTTGCGAGCAAAGTTGTCTAGAAAGTCGATCTTGCCTGACTTGATGTTCAGGCACAGAACGCTGTGGTTACGAACTGCAAGGCTAGCCTTGACGCCATACTTCTTACAAATTGCTTTGATTTTAGGGGCTAACTTTGCTTTAAGTTCTTGACTAACGTATGCCATTTGCTGCTCCTGTTTACTTACTATACCCATATTATAGCAAAATGGTAATTTCCGGTCAACCATAAAAAAATCCCGCATATAGCGGGCTTTGCGTAGTTATTTTAGCCTACATCTAAAAACTATTCCTAACAAAGGAACATTTAAATGTTCGTAAACTGGTTTGTATTGATGCAAGTATCTTGCATCAAATACCATAAAACGCCCAGGGCGAACTTCTACAACATTTTCAATATCACCAATTGGTTGACTACGTGGTTGATCGGGGTGAAACCTGCCAGTTACGTCACCGGTGGTATTGTTGTTACCGTGAAATAGGGTTTCACCATACCAACTAGGATGCCATTCATCGTTAGCAAAATAAACAATATTGACACAAGTGTCGTCATCAATAAACGGATTGTCGCGATGAATTGCTTTAGTGCGGGCACCGGGTTCTCGTTCGTTGCCGTTACCATATACACGCCACCCACTATTTGGTCGACCAGGAGACCCATCGCTTTTAGTAATTCCTTGGACTGGACTAATTCCAAGCATATAGTTCATGCTTTCTGGAACACCGTCGATTGCCAAAGTATTACCTAATTGATTGTTAATAGCCGACCATAGTTTGTAAACAACTGGTGAACGTTCTGCAAGACTTTCCTCATCCCATGCTATTGGTAATTTTGGCTGTGCTGGAAAATCTCGAGGAGTGATATACGTATCTAACCTAGGCTTATATAAACTATAAGGTTGATCGTAGAAGTTTACACAATACTCGCTGTCTAATAAAAAGTTTAGCACATCTTTTTGCAACTCTGTGTCGATTTCGTTGTCGTGAACTTCTAATCTATAAGTTCCAGATTTGGTAATTGTTGGCATATTGTTTCCTTGTTAGTACGAAGCTACTTTATATAGCGGGCTCAAATGTCCTCGTAAACCTTTGGTAACCGTATTCTCATTGAACCATTGCTTACCACACAATCGTTCTAGTTCCCAGAGACTAGATTCCCACTTCATACGTGCTTCTAACTGCCCTTCAAAAAACCATTTGCTTAACTCGTTGTAAATTGCACCAGTTGGCTTTTTAACTTGCCATGTTGTGTGATCCCACTCCGGATATACACTAAAGTTTACTTCTTTGTAATACAATTCATCGTGGAACGAACTTAAATTAGACATGTGTTTGATTAGATCAAGTTTGTTATTAGATCGTAACCAATTAACCACAACATGACTTTGTTTAATTGCTAATTCGGGCATATTAGGAGTCCAATAGAAGTATTCGTCGTTTTCCCAGTACTCGCCTAATATGTCGTTGCTAGGTAATGTACCTGTGGTCATAATAACATCTAAGAATGCAAAGTAAATGTTATCGTCGTCGCGAAGCAGTCTAGGTTTATCTACCCCGTAAACAAATCCTACTTTCTTGCCTTTGTGTAATAAGTCATTGTGTTCTCTGAAAATCTTGTGAAACTTTGATCTAACCATGCAAGTAGGATCGAATCGAACACCAGCAGTATAAAACCAATCGCGGTCATCTGCTGCACTAATAATATGTCTTGTCCAGTCAAACACATTAACCTTGACATTTTTGTCTTGAACAAGTTTTTTAACTACAGGTAGTGCTTGTTTGAGTTCTCGAGTATAGTAACCTGGGTCTCTATCGAGTCCTAGGGTTTGATCTGCGTTTTCTTCAGCTTCAAAAGCGCCGAACATATAAATTTCGTCGAGTCGAATGTTGTTTTTAACAAAAGCATGTAGGATATTCCAACTATCAACACCGCCACTAAAGAATAACACAAGGTGATCATAGGCTTCGCGTAGTTGTAATGCACGTTGTTTGTACAGTTCGTCCAACCCAACTAAAGGTTCGAGGTCCCAACGATGCTGCTTAAACACAGCATCGTGGTAATCCCATTCGACATGTTTTCCACTTTGATTAGCTTCGAAGATCGCTTCGAGTTTGTTAAAGAATGGCTTACCGTTGCAGGTATAGACACCCTTGTTGTGGTACATGTATTGTGTCATTATGCAGGCACCGCATCCTTAACTTGCTTGCCCCATTTAACGCGATTCCACAAGCGTTCGTGGATATAAAATAGTGACATGTTAACAAAGACTGCGATAGTAAAGAATGCAGTTGCTTGGCCCCATGAACCTGTCATGAAATAAGGAATGAGGAAGTTGCTGCCATTTACAATTGCTCGCCATGTAAGCATTTTTGTTGTAGTTCTTGGATGCCCGTCTAGGAATAGCCATCCGTCTTTGGGTTTTTTATTCCATTGTAGCCAGTTCCAGGCACGTTCGTGAAGCCAGTAAAGAACGCTGTTAATTAATGCGCTCCAACCGGCAATTTGTAAACCGATAGCAATGCTACCTGTTACAATTAATCCATTGATAAAATGGCTAATGGTCAATAATACTCGCCACGAAACTACCTTGACCAAGGTACGTGGATGTTTTTCGATTAGTTTCAATTTTTTCTCCTAAAGATTTAATCGTTGTTACTGCAATTTTACTTTAAGAGCTAGTAGATTGTCTACATACGGAGCGGCGTTCTGAGCATAACGTGTCAGTAAAAGGGCAAACACCCTAGGCGTCACTGTTAATCCGACGTCAGCACTTGCTGGCGTTGCATTGATATTTATTAATTAATCGTTATTAACTGTTTTTTCACGAACACGACGATTGGCCATGATTGCTTTGGTGTATTCTGCGTCAATGAATAATTTACGAACTTCGGCGCGGCTTGCTTTATTGTCGATGCAGGCTAAAAAACGTTTGGTTGATTTTGATAGTTTAAATGATGCTGGGGTTTTCATAATGTTCCTTAAAATGTTTGGCGGACAGTATTGGATTCGAACCAATGATACCCTTTTGGGGTATGCTCCCTTAGCAGGGGAGTGCCTTCGACCACTCGGCCAACTATCCGTTGTGTTACTTTTTCTTAGCAGGTGCCTTTTTAGCAGCAGGTTTCTTTTCTGCTTTTTCAGTTACTACAGCAACCTTTCCGTCGGTGGCAGCTCGAACATCTGCTAACAATTGATCCCAGTCCCAACTAACATCTTTAGTGCCGTCGTCGCGGGTAATCTCAATCAAGTGTCCTGTCTTTTTACGAGTTACTCTTATCATTGTGTGTCCTTAGTTGTTAAAACCAGAAATTCTGGGTGAAAAAACAAATGTTGCTCGGTATGGGGTTCGTCGATTGCCTGCATCGATTAGTGCACGTATGTTCCATCCGAGGTTAACATATAAACATTTTTGAGAGTTGAATATACGTTTAACATATACAAACTGAAACAAGCGATCTTCGTGTACTAGCAGATATCCTTCTTTGGCATTGGCATTGTCCTTGATACCCGGGTCGCCGCTGTATGTTGGTTCAACATTGCCATCAATGTACTCCATTCCAAACGAATATGCTGGATTGCGCCACAGCCAACCAACTTCACCAACATAGGTAGCCACCAGTAACGGAAATTTAAAACGCCATTGCCAGTGTTCGGTTTGCCATCCGCCATCGCCTTCGAGACTATTGTCTGGAGTCATAAACCAGTTTAACCAACTAGGCAGCCTTCGCCCGGCACCGTATGCTGTTGCATTGTTTAAAGGACCATCTTGCACACCGGCAAAAAAAGGAAGCATAGGAGCAATAATAAATGCAATCGCAGTAATAATCAATGAAAATACTGCCATTAATGCGTATCGGAAGTAAATCATATTATCGTCCACGACCAGTGGTTCGTGTAGTAGGCTTTGCCCCTCCCTTAACACTACGAGCATTTGAACCAACTGTTTGTTGGGCATGTGCTACTGCATCGTGACCGTCGTCGGTCTTAACTCCTTGCTTTTTGTCTAGTGCTTTTTTTACTAAGTCTTTAAGGCTAGCCATATTTCCTCTTGAATTTGGTGCTGCTTGTCGGATTCGAACTGACGACCTACTGATTACAAATCAGTTGCTCTACCAACTGAGCTAAAGCAGCGTACATCTATATAGCACTGACTATTGCCTGTGCTAAAAAATTGTGCCAGTTACCGGATCTGGCGTTGACCTTTGGTTCCAACGGCTCCACAATACAGTATAATATTGCCAATCACCCCGACATGTTGACATAAACCGATAAATTATCTAATTACTTAAACTACATGGTTTAGCGGTCTAGGCTGTAGGTCACCTATATTACATAGCAGGACCGTTACCGTTGCGGAAACCCATCTTGCCGCCCTCTGCTTCGATACGCTTGTAAACATCTTCAAGAAGTATTGGAGCGAAGTCTGTGTGCTCTACGCAAACACAGTGGTAACGCGAGTCAATCTCATCACTGTATAAGATTGTACCTGTTTTAGCATCAACACCACGTGCCCGCTTTACACGGTGAGCATGTAAGTGTCCGTGAATGTTAACACCAAAACGTCCTAGGCTATCTGCGTGAATGGGAATATGACTTAGAATCATTCCATTCAGTACGTGGTATGCACGTAGTTCTCTAAAGTAACGACGGTATTCGTCGTCTCTAAAGATATCGTGATTGCCACGAATTAACACCTTATCGCCGTTTAGACGGTCTAGTGTCTTTAGACATCTACGATTAATAACAACATCACCTAAGTGGTAAACCTTGTCTTGTGGACGAACACGTTCGTTCCACGCCTTAATCATAAATTCGTCCATTTCGTCGGGATCATCCCAGGGTCTTAACTTAGTAAAACCATCTGGACCCATAAAGCGACACACGCCGGCATGACCAAAATGTGTGTCACTTACTAACCAAGTTGCTGGCATAGTCGCCTCCTTTCTTAATTAAATGCTATATCGCGCAGCACTTTGCTACGCTCGTTTTCTACTTCTAGAATCGCGTCCTTTAAGGTCTTTCCGCAAGTTCCAACATACTGTGTGCCTTCTGCCCACCATGCAAATCTTGCCATGCCCTCAATGACGCCGTCGAAGTAGTTGTTTACTTCGTCACGTTCGCTCATTGCGGTTCTCCTTTTTAAATTACATCCATTTTAGTTTAAACATTACAGCAGTTTTTTCGTCGTCGATCCTGACCACCCACTCGTGCTGAATACGGATACCACTAACAAACCCTTCCATTGGAAGACTTGCTGGTGATATTGACCATCCGGGACCTTGTATTAATGAGTGCTTCTCAAATGTTCGATAACCAATATGTTTTTCTAACCAGTTAACTAACTCATCGGAAGTATAGTCACCTCGGATGTTGAACATCATTTAAATATCGCCCTTGGATTCTAGATAGTCATAATAGGCCATCCAGTTGTCTTGTGGTTTTTCATCGGCGTCATAAGTCCACCCTAAGACTTGCATCATCTTGTGTTTGACACGCAAGTTAGGCGCACGAAATGCCTTGGCATCTTCAAACCCCATCATAACACCAACTTCTGCTACTGCACCACTACGGCAAATGCCAGCGTGGCAATGAACAATGACGTTCATGTGTTTATCCAAAGCACGTTGTAGCAGAGCCACAAGTTGCGCAGCTTGCTTGTCAGTGACCATAAACTCAACTGCATCTGGCATGTCGTCTTCGTTTTCCAGATCTAGAAATTCAAACTGATGAATTTCCTTAAACTCGTGCTTGGGCACAGGAAACTCTGTTGCAGGATCAACTATCTGGATCAGCATGGCGTTAGCGCCAACATCGATGTGATGGCCTTTTGGAATATCTGCTAACGGTACGTTTTGGATCCACATACTAATCTCCTAGTAAAGTACTATTATAACAAATAGTGATTTATTGGTCAAATGGTAGTAGACGAGGGTTACGATCCCTCCCGTTCCAGCCCATCTAGCCAGTCTCCCGAGTTTATAAGTCTCAGCCGCGCACCAGCGCCATCTACCGCAAATATGTTAGAGTGTCTCTAATAAGTTTTCGACCCTCTTTTGTCGAGACTTGTTTTTTCTGCCGCGCCAAGTTTTAGTTTGGCTGTGACAATTTGGACAAAGCACTTCGACATTCTCTCTTAAATTATTTCCGTTGTTGCCATCAATGTGTTCGTATTCTAATGTAATTCGTTCCTCGTTCCAGTGAGAAATTCCGCACTTGTTACATTTTCCTTTTTGTTCTATGATAACTCTCAACCGTTTTGCTGCAATTCCTAATACATCCCAATCTTGGGTCAATAACGATTCTAAATAATTTTTAACAGAATTGGGAGAAATCTCTTTAAGAAGTTGTTTTTTGTGTTCCTTTTCGTCGTTGCTAAGTGAACTCCAAAAAGTTTTATTGGCGTTGCTTTTCTTTTTTCTCGATTCTTCTGTAAAAATTCTACTATTCGCACATGTCCTAGAGCAATATACCCCAGACTTGTTATGACTATTTTTACATTTTGGACATGTCTTTGTTTGATGTTTTCTACCCATATCGAACCCCCATATACAATTATTTATGGTTGTGGGTTCAACATTAGAAAACTACAGGAGGGTTAATGGAGCGGAGTAGGAGAATCGAACTCCTTTGACCAGCTTGGAAGGCTGGGACACAACCAATATGCCAACTCCGCGTGTTTGGTTGCGGGGGACGGACTCGAACCGCCGATCTTCAGGTTATGAGCCTGACGAGATACCAACTTCTCTACCCCGCGATTAAAAATGTAATTATAGTTTATTTTTAGTTTTTTGTCAACCTTATAAGTAGTAGTTATGAACTATCGAATGTTAGTAACCACTTTTAAAGATGATATTAAACAGTTTCATATGTTTTGTTATTGCTTGGCAAAAAATTGGCAAGGTAACAAAGATTTAATTGTATGCTTAGGTAAAAACGACGACGAATCGGCGTTCAAGAAAATTACCGATGAGGTGTTTGACTCGTCGTGGAAAATTGAAATTAAACCTACACTACATGCTTATGGGTGCGGTCCTACTGAACAACAGGTTAATACCTTGCATTATAGTGTTAACTCGGGTGCCGACGATATACTTGTGTGGGATTGCAAGGATTTTTTACTGCGTCCTTGCGATATATCTGCGTTTAAAAAAGGTAACAAATATCGACATACCTATGTGTTGTTAGATCAAAAAATATCTAAGATGGGCTATGATCTCGACGAGATAGTCGACGGCCCTATTGATCATTACCCTGCTATTTCAAACATTAGACCTTGGTTGTGGAACGTTGCTCTTCTTAGCCGTTTGTGGACACACTTGAATACAAAATTTGGTGATTGTTCTACTTGGAAAATATATCCAGGGTTATGTGAAATTTATTCTTATTATCTTTTCGCCCTTAAAGACCCTATGCAGTCGGTTGAGTTTTTAGGACCGGAAGAAACACCATTGATGTTTGCTGGTGGATGGACACACCAGACCTACGAAGGGATACTTCAACAGGTTAAAGAATTTGATCAATGGGAAGACCGTATTGTTTGGAAGCACAGTCGTAAACTCGAAGATCCCCGATGCTTAGATGTTACCAAATCTATGTTATTAAAATACGGAATAACACAAGAAATTTTAGATCGAGTCTACGGATAAAATTGCCGCTTTATTCTGTTGTCAAGAAAAGCGGCAGAAAACTCCTGCTTACCTAATCTTAGGCAGCTAGTGCGTAAACTTCATCGTTTGCGTTTACTTTTTGTTTGCTGATTACGTCAGTCAACTCTCGTGTTGCCTCTTTCGCTATCTCGCCCTGTCGAAACCAGGTCTGCCCCATCAGAAGCACAATCTGTTATATGTCACCATTACTAGTGTATGGTCGATCATGCTTTTGGTGGAGCAGGGCGGAATCGAACCGCCGTCCACGACGCCTTCACTACGAAGGAATTACAACAATTCTTTACTTCTTTTTGTTACGCTCTTGGAACTCACGTTCCGCTGCTATTTGTGCGTACAATATTATGCCCGCTAGCACTAGAAAAAATACCCCATACATCATGTTAATCTCCGATAATTGGGTATTTATCTGGCCGGCTCTGCAGGACTCGAACCCACAACCTTCACGTTCGAAGCGTGATAGTCTATCCAGTTGACGTAAGAGCCGAATTGGTGGTAATGGCTGGACTCGAACCAGCAACAGACACCTTATGAGGGTGGTAGACTACCATTGTCCTACATTACCGAATTGGCCTGCTCGGAGAGGGTCGAACTCCCAACCTAGTGGGTAGAAGCCACTTGCTCTATCCATTGAGCTACGAGCAGAATTATAGTTAAAGGTACTGCTGTATGTTTAAGAGTCCTGTACAATGCTTGCACATTGCGCGACTCCCCAATTCAACGTGTAAAGTCGTAGCCAACGACCCGCTCAAACGGCGGCAGAGGCTGTGGGTGGTGTTCTTCCCTAGCAGTTGGGATTTAACTTGGCGAGAGTCAGTCTTTCGCTCACACCTTTAACTATAAATATGTTTATGATTTTAATAGCAGGATGTAGTTGGGGTTGCGGTGTTTGGGAAGAACATGAAAAACGTCCTTTTCCTTACTCTGCTTCTCGAGATAAACTCGATTCATTTTCTTATGTAAAAGAAGAACTTGACCGAGGTGTGCTAATTCACGGTGGCCTAGCTCAGTTTTTAAATGAAGACGGTTACGAAACAGCCAATATATCAATTCTTGGCTCATCAAACAAAGATATTATTGCTAAGATCAACTGCTGGATAGCGCACAATCCCGGTATTAGGCCTAGCAAAATATTTGTTTTTCAGACTGAATATAATCGAGATTACAAACATAGCACCAACGAAGATTTTTACAACCTTGATTCAGAAGATGAGTTAATTAACCGCTGGCTGGATCATTTTTATAGAGAGCTGTCTCGTATAGCATTACAAATACGTTCTCCTGTGTACATCATTGGGGGAGTGTCGGATACTGTAGATCCAACAAACTTTAAATACCCGGGCGTAAACATTGCTTGTCAAAGTTTATTGCAGCTTGTTACCACTGGTAATCCTAATATCGAACGCCCACTTTATAGTTGGTACACGTCTCAGATCGAAGGATTAATTGAAAAATTAAAGCAGACATTGCCGATCAGTGGAATGGAACAATTATTAAAAAATATAGAGCGCGGTTTCGAAAGAAACGACTTTGTGCATGCTAGCGGTATATATTTTTGGCCTGACGGCAACCATCCTAACAAATTATCTCATTATAAACTATATGAATTTTTAAAAAAACACAATTATGTTTAATTGGTGGTCAGGGACAGAATCGAACTGTCGACACGCGGATTTTCAATCCGCTGCTCTACCTACTGAGCTACCTAACCTTAAAAGAGATCCCAGCCGTGCGTCTAAACATTCAAAGAGGTTTAAACTACAGAGGACTGGGACATATTACTGGAGCGGCAGAAGAGTCTCGAACTCTCGACCTATACCTTGGCAAGGTATCGCTCTACCAACTGAGCTACTGCCGCATAAAACTCTCAGGCGACTTGCACATCGCCTTTCCCTTACCCGCTATTGTGCAAGACGCGAATAAGGAGTACCTTGGTGGGTCCTACCAGGTTCGAACTGATGACATTCTGCTTGTAAGGCAGATGCTCTACCAACTGAGCTAAAGACCCTAATTGTGGCGCTGCCTGTCGGATTCGAACTGACGACCTACTGATTACAAATCAGTTGCTCTACCAACTGAGCTAAGGCAGCGAAAAACTTGGTGGAGGTAAACGGGATCGAACCGATGACCTTTAGCTTGCAAAGCTACTGCTCTCCCAGCTGAGCTATACCCCCATTGAACTACTATTTATGTTTGGCTCCCCAGCGTGGGATCGAACCACGGACCAAATGATTAACAGTCATCTACTCTACCGCTGAGCTACTGGGGAATTGTATATTTAACCCGATTTGATTCTTAAATTCTTCGAACTTATTTTCGGGTAGTGTTGTTGTGATCCATTGATTGTATAAAGTTCTAATTGCTTGTTCTTCTTCTGGGCTAACTTTGCACTCAATGTGATTGCAAAGTCTAATAAATTCGTACCAAAATGTTTCGATGTTAGTGATTATACCTTTGAGTTTAAGTTGAAACACATCCGGGTCCTGAATAATTTCTTTGGATCCGATAAAATAGTTTACATTTGGAAAACTATTTTTATATAAACAGTTTAAAAAGTGCCACTCATAAACCTCAGTAGGATCAATGTAAACTAGAAAATTTCTGTCATTTTTGGAACGAACGTTGTTATGGTGATTGTTGCTGTCAGGATGACGAAGTTGCACTACATATTGGCCATGACTAATTTGCTCGTGCCATTGGCTAACATTATAAAATAAACCAATCTTACGTTCAAAATCGATCCAATTTGATTCTGTGGAAGTTCTATTTACAACTTCTCGATAGGACAGAAGTTCTAACTTTTCTTCTATGGTTTTTGGAAAAGTTAACAACTTACTGTCGACGAAACAGTTTACGTTGTTTAGTAAATTTAAACAACGACCTATGAAGTTCCCTGCTGCTCCGGGGAGAAAAAATATAACAACATGATTATAATGATAGTTCATAACAATTAAACTTGGTCGGAGTAGTAGGATTCGAACCTTATGCTCCAAATTGGTCTCAGTGGTAGGATTCGAACCTACGGTGATTCCTGCTCCCAAAGCAGGTGCTATCGGCCAGGCTAAGCGACACTGAGAATAAACTGCTTAACATACTCATCAACTTTGTGTTGAATTTCTGATTTATATCTGCTGTGCATATATTGATGATGCGTAGGACATAACGGAACTAAATTTTCAATTCTGTTATCGTTGTGGTCTTCATTTAAATGATGGACCGCAACTATTTTATCCTCGCCGCAAATTATGCACTCTTTCTTGTGCTGCGAGAAGCAAAGTGTTTGGTATTGTGTGCCTTTCCAATTTCCATTATTCTCGCCGCTTTTAAAATGGGTGTTAGCACAACTGCGACTACAAGTGCCTTTTGATGACTTATAGTTTTTAATTGGGCTACCACAATTTTTACAACTTACTATATTCTTAGGATTCAGGTAACACGAATCTTCATGTTTTTTAATGTTTCCTAAGGTAGTTTCCTTACTGCAATACTGGCAAGCAATCTTGCGATTCATTGCAACAAGTCCGGGTCGTGTAACTCTGTTTTTCATACTATTATTTATGCTAGCGTGTTAAAAACGAGAATTTCCCAAACCAGGTGCACTACCAGACTGTGCTATACTCCGTTAAAACTTACTTACCTTCTTGGATCTCCAGCAATGCAGTTACCGCTGGATGTATGTGTTCAAACTTGTCGCTGCCGCGATTGTTACGAGCAATTTGTCTTGCGCGATGCGCAGCAAGTAATACCAAATTAAATCGTCCGCCGGCGTTAACTGCGCACTTTTCAACGTCGAGTCTGTCTGTTCGAACAGGAATTTTTAATGCCATGGTGATCTCCTAATATTGGTAGTACTTTGATAAATTTTTAGTTTTTACTTTGCTGAACAAAATAAAAGCGTTTTTTTCTTGCAGTCCATTTAAAATGTAATTGTCGCTAGCGTGTAAAAATCTAGTATCAAACATAAGGACTGAACCAGCAGTCCAGTCAAACACATTTTGAATAGAAATATACTCTTGTTCGTGCGGCCAACAATGACTAAAATACTTTTGAAAGTCCTCGTCTGAGATTTGTTGATCTTTTGGTAATGGACCGTATGACTTTTTATAATCTACAAAGTGTAAACCTTCGTGCATTTGGTTTAGTAGAATTGTTTTTGCCACACATGTTTCCAAAGGAATAACAAATGCGTAAAATGGGCTTTCGTCATCGTTGCATTCAATCCATCCACAATCAGAATGAATTTCATATGGCGAAAATGAACGCAAATGAGAAAAGCTATGCGTAATAAGATCAGTTGAGATATCGCCGGGCAATGGTGACAGCACCATGTTTCTTAGATCTTGATGCTCATCTAAAGCAAGTCTATAACGAACACTTAGTAGTTGACCTAACTTTGGTCCTTCCCATTCGTGAAAACTTTTTGTTTCGACGCCACGCTTATCCACTTCTGATCTGAGATAGTTTAGCGTATCTTCGCTGTAGACATTGTGCAATATTTTAGTCTGTACGGTTGTAGACATTTTAAATCCAATACAAAATTTGGTGCGAGTGGGCGGAATCGAACCGCCAAGGCCTTCGCCGGCAGATTTTAAGTCTGCTGTGTTTACCTATTTCACCACACTCGCATAATTCGTGCCGGTTACGTGTAAACATCCGGCATATTGGGAACGGCCCAACCCCAATATCGTTCACAGATTTAATCATGAGCCATAGTTGTCTTTCCAACGTCATATGGTTATAAAGTTCTAGCAGTTGCAGGAATCCCACCTGCTTGCGCCAACAGGCAACTTTGGTTAGTACCAACTGCGTTTACAACCATATTGAAATACGCTAACCCTCCTTACCTAGGCGGAGGAGACATGGACTCGAAACGTATTTCAATATGGTGCCCCAGGTCGGACTCGAACCGACACACATTTCTGCGCCAGAACCTAAATCTGGTGCGTCTACCAATTTCGCCACCGGGGCATTGTTCTAAATTGTTAATGAACAGTACTACTTATTAAGCCACTATTATAGCAACAATTTAATTAGTGGTCAACCTCTATTTTGGCGCACCCGGAAGGACTTGAACCTCCGACCCTCACGTTCGTAGCGTGATACTCTAATCCGACTGAGCTACGGGCGCATCATATAACTTTAGTACAGTACTGTATTTCTTGTCAACCGTTAAGTACTTTTAAAGGAGTAACAGATGAACGATCCAATTAGAAAATTTAAAAATATCTTGCTTGAAAACCACATGATGTCAGGCGTATGCGTGAACTTGCGTTTGCTATTCGTGCTAAATCTGGTTGGGGCAAAGTTGGTGAAAACTTAGACCCAGTTGGACATGAAGACTCGGATATCAATAACGACGGTCGAGTTAACTCAACTGACAGTTACTTAAAACATCGTCGTAACACTATTAGCCGACAATTTAGCAAAAAGTAATTGGTGCTCCCACCTGGTTACGATCCAGGGTTGCTACATTACCAATGTAGTGTAATGCCATTATACTATAGGAGCATGGTACCCTAGGCGGGATTCGAACCCGCAATGTGTCTGCCTCTTAAGCAGATGCGTCTTCCACAGTTCCGCCACTAGGGCATAATTACATTTGTGTTTGGTTTATAACCAAATGTGTCGGTGCACTCTTGCTGAACGTGCTTTGGCAATAAAAAGAAATCCGATTCCTTGGCACACTCGGGCCACGATGGATCGCGTATGTCATTATAAAAGTTTTTAAAATGATTGTCAGCTTCAAATTGGCGTATTTGATCGCCGGTATAAAAACGTTGGTGATCCGACCCAGTGTTAACAAGATCGTCACATGACATTGATAAGTTATGTTGCTTGATAAAATTGTTAATTTTATCTAAATTTTGAAAATACATTGTACGAACCAAGTCAGCATTGTATTTGACCATGTTGTTGATATCGTTAGTATGAGATACAATGTTATGTGTCCAGTATTCAGCATTTGCAACAATCTTAGCAAGTCGATCTTCTTTGTCTTGTGTGCTGTCGTAATCAGGAAACGGCAACGTGTGCTCGTATGTTTGAAAAGACATTGAGTTGAGCTTTTTTAATGTGTTTGGAGTCGACGCCATTATAAAAGGATGATTGTTAAGGATTGTTCTCCACGTTTTTTCAGTAAGCCATGGATTATCAGCGATAGTTTGACTGTTCCATGGATTTGAGTAAAGTGTTTCTGGCACTATTGAAAACTTTGTTTGAGCATAAAAGTTCACATCGTACATAATGCCATTGTACGTGGGTTCTGCTAAATCATCAATAGCAGGTATTGTTATATCATCGAGTGTTTGCTCATGCTCGTCGACAAATTTTATAATCTCGTCTCTGCTAAGTTCTGGAATTTGATTGCACACATGAGCAATATTTTCTTCTCTGTGCTGTCCAAAACCAAACAAAGACCATTTGCAATCTTTTAATAAATTTGCTTGTTGTAATTTGTACAACAACTTAACTCTGTTTTCCGACGTTGGTACGCCAGTTAAAAACAAAAACTTTGATGCATTGTGGTTCCAAGGACTTGGTTGACTATTGCGTCGAAAAACAATAGATTCTCTATAGATTCTGTATAGAAAAAAATCTATGTACAACACACCATCGGCAAGAAAAGTTTTTTTCTGTGATTGATGCCAAGTATTACACAACAACAAAACTTTCCATGTCGGCTGTGCTTTTTTTAATTTTTCGATTGTCTCAGCGACTTTGTCTAAGAAGTTTTCATGAATCGCACACTCATAGATTATGTTTAGTATCAACACCAAATTATCTTGATTGCAATATTTTGCACAAATATCGGTTACAACTTGATTCGCACTAATACTTTGGAAGTTTAAACAACTTCGGTCTAGTACAATATGTGCGTAGCTACTCATGGTGTGATATTTATTGATCACACCAACGTCGATGGGACGAAATAGTGTTAAAGCACTACTAGTTGTCTACGGCGTACTGTTTCTACAGCAGCAACCAATGGGTAAAACCAGTAGTGAATAAAAAAGTCAATTGCGTAGTTAAACATGTCGTAAAAACTACGAACAACAGCTTCACGTTGGCGCTGTGATTTTGCTTGGTGAAAGTTAATAACTTGTGTCATAAACTTATTTATTGGCGGAAGCGGTGAGATTCGAACTCACGGACCATTTCTGATCGACAGTTTTCAAGACTGTTGCAATAAACCGGACTCTGCCACACTTCCTATAATCTTATTTTGATGTTACTAATTTTACTAACTTTTCTCTGGTTGAAGTTGATGCGGTGTTTAAGAATTCTCGATACGCCGACTCGGATTCTGGAGATGCATATTTACTACTTTGATGCTGGTACCAAAGCTGAAACTCTTTAGGATAGCTTAAGGACATTGTGCCGTTATTCCAAAATCCAAATTTGACATCAACTTTACCAGCAAGATCGTCAACGTATTCAATCTGACCGCGGAAAAAATCTGGGTCTGCGCATAAGTCGTAGTTGTCAATTTTTAAAGATTTTATTTCTATAAATTTATCTTCTACTACGTTGCCGTTGATTACCTTGGTATCGGCTGCTGCATCTTTGTTGCTCATTTTGAAACTAAGGTTATTAGTATCGCATTGTGGTAACTGTAATTTAATAATATGAGTTCCATTGTTCAGCAACTTGTTATAAATCAAATTGCCATCCTTGAGAATTTGTAAATTAGGCATGCCATTGCACTCGCTGGCAACGACAGTTAAGTCTAATTCCAGCGAATTCTTATGAGTTAGTTCATTGACAAATTGATCAAAGTTAGCTAAATGTTTTTCTGCTTCTGTTGGTTCATCAAAGTCTATGCCAAACTGTTGATAAAACTCGACAATTTTTTCTTTGTTTGATCCCATAACTGCTGAGCATTGTAGGTAATCTTCAGTTTCGCCCAACAAAGGTATGCGCATCTTCTTGCAAAGATCTACTACCAATAATTTTCTAAAAATACGTTCTTTGTACGTGTTAGAAGGATTGATACCGCAGTACCAAATATTATTCGGATCGAAATCACTGATAATAATTTGATTTTGTTCTTTGTTTTCCCACGCCGGTGTTTGATCGTGCATGATCATTGGCAATCCTGCACGAACACCTGACACACAACCTGAACGCACATAAGGCGCAATGTTTACAATCATTCGGCAATGGTCAACAAAGTCGTCCCATGTTTCCGACCAGTGTCCAACCATGAGCAGTAAGACACAAGTGATCTTGCGTTTACTAAATTTTTCAAGCTCGGCATATAGTGCCTCTACTGTGGTCTTTTTGTTCATTGCTGCAAGTACAGCGTTGCTTCCGCTTTCAGCGCCGATGGTTAGGCCTTCACCACCGCTGCGTTTTATTAGATCATACATTTCATCAGGAACGTCGGGTCTACATATATATTGTCCAGACCAAGTGATAGCCTTAGATGGATTTGAATCGTTGTAGTCACCAACAATTTCTAAAAATTCTTTAAACGGTTTAAGCCCGCCATTGACCAAACTGTCTGAAAAGTTAAATTTTCTCGCACCTTTGGTGTTAGCGATCTCAATCATTTCATTGGCTATGTCTTTTCCACCGCGATAACGATACTTTCCAAATTGTTTAGCAATGTCGCAAAAATCGCAATCTCTTACACAGCCCTTGCTGCCGGTAATTGGCCAACGTATTTCTCCATCGGCAAAGCGATAAAAGCTAAAGTCGTAGTCGCTATAATCTGGAATCGGTGACCTAAAAAACTCACTACGATGTTGAGTGTCGATAACGTTGGTATCAAAGCCATTGTTGTTTTGTAGTATGTTAAGAATTGCATCTTCGCCGTCGCCAAGAACTACATAGTCGGCTAAGTTTCTTTTTTCTAACAACTTACCATACTTTAATGTTTTTTCTAGTCCACGCAATTGAAACAAATCGTTAAACATTCTATAAGGGCCAACGTTTGCACCGGTACCACCGATAATTATTTTGCTAGAAATATTTTCTTGTTTGATACGTGTTAGCAACTCCCACGTGGTCTTGTGAGTCCATACTGAAAATACGCTGATGCCAATATAGAGAGATGGGTTATTTTTAAAATAAGATATAGTGTTGTTGTAAAAGTTTTCAACGATATCTAGGACTACTTTATCTTCGTTTTTGTTCGAAATAAAGTACTGCTGGACGCTGGTAAACAAGTCAACGTCATTGTTGCATAGTTTAAAAAGCTCATGCCCAAATTCCACAGTTTTAGCAGTATATCCGTTTTCAGTTACAACCCCTTTAAGGATTGCCGGTGCGCTATAGATGTGGTCTAAATTACTGTAAGGTATTGCACAAAATAGTATATCAATCATTGTCTCGACATTCTTCTACTGCTGTAATTATGTCGTTGACACGCTCTAGCATATCTTCTGTGTAAACAGTGAGTTGATGCTTATTTGATATACCTAGTAGGTACATTTTGAGTTTTAGTACTTCTGCTAACAACTTTTGTTTATCAGTCATACTAGTTCCTTTAACTGGGCTTTTAAATGCTGCGTTGCACTATAAATATTTATACTATGATAGAATATGCAAGAGCATTGTACCACGGTTGGTGCCAAGGGCAAAGTCTACACGAAATAGAGCAAGATCACGAAAAATTTATTTCACTGTGTAGCCAGACGTTTGATTACAGCGAAGATGAAGTTAGAAAACAGTTGTATCAAGAATCCTGGTTTATACGAGGACACAACCGTTAGCGTTGGAGGTGCAGACAAGATTCGAACTTGTGGTTTTACTGTTTTGCAGACAGTTGCCTTGGTCCACTCGGCCACTGCACCATAAAATAGAAGAGAGGTTAAAGGGCGGTTGTGCCCCAAACCTCTCTGTGTTTTTCGACAGCCTTTTGTCGAGCAAGAAATAATCTGAGTTTTACGCGATCTGAAATATCACTGTCGTCCGGATCAACAGTGATAAGTTTGGGTCTACTATAACTACGATGTATATCTAAGTCATCTGAATCAGGTATAACATCGTTGCTAGGTTCAAACTCGTGATTACTTTGCTGGCTTATCAGCAGCAGGCTTAGTTGCCGCTTTTTCGTTCTTGACAGCAGGCTTTTCGCTTTTTGCAGGCGTTGCGTCCTTTTTAACTTCCTTAGCAGGAGCAGTTACAGCGGGTTTGGCTTCGACCTTGGTTTCGGTTTTAGCTGGCTCGGCAGCAAAAGCGGTTACAGCAAATAGTGATGCTACAATAACGGCAAACTTGTTCATGTTAGTCTCCTTTAGAATGAACTGTAAGCGTTGTGCTTACACTACTATTAACGCAGGAGAGCTATGTTTCGTTGACAAGTTTTGGATACATTTATCCGAATTTTGGGGTGTCGTACGAGGTTCGAACTCGTGATAACGGAATCACAATCCGTCGTGTTACCACTACACTAACAACACCATTAGTGCCGTTACCTCCGGGGCGTGTTGGGATTAACGGCAAACCCATAGGGCCTCGCACCCTACCGATGTTGCTCACCATATAACTACGGTACTACGAGCAAGTGATATACCCCCGCCAGGCTTAACTGTTTGGCTGGGGATAAAGGATTCGAACCTCTGCATGGCGGAATCAAAATCCGCTGCCTTACCAGACTTGGCTAATCCCCAACAAATTGTATGGTTCTCGCGACAAGATTTGAACTTGTGACCAACGGCTTATCAAGCCGCTGCTCTACCACTGAGCTACACGAGAATTGTTTACCATATAGAAGCACACTAGGATCTTACCATGTCGCCAATGCTGCCTTTTCGTTGGACTTCAACCAACCAACATGACCCGGACTAATGTGTTTCTATATGGTAGGAGCACAGGGACTCGAACCCTGAACTGGCAGATTAAAAGTCTGCTGTGATAACCATTTCACCATACTCCCATATGGTCCCTCCCCAGAGATTTGAACTCTGCCCTCGATGATTAAGAGTCATGTATGCTACCAACAACACCTGAAAGGGATAGTCGTATGTAAATTTATTTTACGTGCCGACTAAGGACCATACGGGTTCCAGAGTCGACACTAACGTTTCGCACGTTTCATGTCATTTCCTTTTTATAAAATTGTTTAAGTTTAGCACGAATATTTGTGCCATCCTTTTTGTGATATGTACTAGAGTTTAACTGTCGATCATTGTACTTGCGATACCATGCCTTCATGCTACTCTCCTTTTTGTTTATTCATTTCCTTTTTGTGCGCTTGGCGTTCTGCCTTCCAAAACACACGCTTCCAATCTCGCAAGTGTTTCCACCATTGAGGGCTCGGAGTACGGATACCTTGTTGCTTGTGTGCCACAATACTCTCCTTTATCTACGTTTACGCCAAGTGTAGTCTGTGCCATTAGGCAGTACTCCTGCTACAACAGCATCTACACCAAAACGCCCTACTATATCATAACCATTACCTGAAATGGTTACAAAGTGTGGAATGGCTTGTGCCCGTTCCATTGCTAACCCAAGGCTAGCAAAAACTTCTTCTTGATCATCATATACTATTCGATACATTGTCAATTTTCCTTTCTCTCACATCTGACAATTACAGTTGTTTGGCTACCGGTGAGGGACTCGAACCCCCGTGGACTTCCGTCGGCGGTTTTGGAGACCGCTGCAATCGCCGCTATGCGAACCGGTAATTGGTGGGAGGTGATTTCGCACACCCCCCAATGCGATTTAGTCGCCCTGCTATGCTACCTGGGTAGCCCTTGCAGGATTGTCTCGCTTGAGAGAGTTTTCTACCGTTACGGGCTTAAAACCATGATCCATTACTGCGGAGCCCTGGGTACTCGTTTGCCTTCTGATCTCAGCGTCTATACTAAATTATGGCGCACCGTAGGGGACTCGAACCCCTGGCCTTCTGCGTGACAGGCAGACGATCTAACCAACTGATCTAACGGTGCTTGTTCTGTATTTTTCAATATTATTGCGCGGAAACGTATTTCCTGTCAACCGCTCGACTGCACGAACGGGTAAACTAAGGGGCACTAAGATACATCTTAGAAATAGTGCCCACAGTTTGTATAACCAGTCTGGCCAGCTAAACATTTTAGTATGCGGTTACGTTATATACAGGAATGTTTTTTTCTGCTAGGGTAACGAACTCGATGTTTGGATATTGCGCCGATAATTCGTCAATGATAAACGGTAACAAGAACTTTGTATTTTCGACATAGACTTGTTTGCCAGCCTCGAGTAACTTCTTACAGACTTTTAGTTGATGACTTTCTTCGAGAATGTTAACACCTGGTTTGTAGGTAATATACTCAAAGTAGTAAGGCAAGTCATTGATGTTGTCTTGTAGGAAATAATTAGTCAAGAATTTAACGTGTTGTTGATTGAATTCATCAATGGTATTGCCTAATCGAAAGTCGATGCCTAACTTGTTTGCGTAATGCACCATTGAGCGATTGTCTCGGGGAAAACAAGGTCCGCCGAATCCAAATCCGTGGCCCCATTGTTGTTTGGTTTTGACAAGATTTAAGTATCTATCAACTTGATCTAAATTGTGTTTTAATCCAGCATTAATTACGATTTGTGAAATCATGTTAAAGAAACTAATTTCGAGTGTGGCTTTGCAATTTCCTGCTAGTTTTAAAATCTCAGCAGTTGTTGGTTCAACAATGTGCACAGGTGTATCTTCGCCACACACTTCGATAAATAGTTTCCTACATTGTTCTGCAACTTCGACATTGTTTGTGCCTAAAAGTAAACTTTTTGGATCTCGAATGTTACGCATTACAGTTCCTTGTGCTGCAAATGTAGGACAATATACGACATTAACACCAAATGGATTTAGTAATTCTTGAATCTTTTGGCAGTTTCCTGGGTTAACAGTACTACCTACAATTAGAATCTTACCAGCGACTGGACCTTGGTGGTTAATAAAATCTTGCACTACTAAATCAACAGCAGAAACATCGTAGTCACCTTCAGGTGTACTCGGAGTAGCAACCATAACATAAATTATATCACACAAGTTGATAACATGATGGTTGTCAATGGTAAAATCGATGTTTGATTTTTTTAGAGACTCTTCGATGCCGGGCTCAGGACTGTCGATTTGTTTTTTTAATAACTGATCAACATAATCTTGTTTATAGCTACTAGCCACAACATTGTGACCTAGTTGTTCAAAAACCAATGCATAAGCAAGACCTAACTTACCTACACCAATAATACCTACGTTCATTGAGAATCCTTAATTTGATCTAATATCCAGAAATACGTTTTTTGTAATCCGTATTCTAGATTGTCTTTTGGGCACCAACCCAATTGTTCATTAATTAATGTATTGTCGCTGGTTCTAAAGTTAACGCCTTTTGGACCAGGAATATTGTTAATAGTTATTTGCTTCTCGGCTATAGTTGATATTAGTTTAGCAAGGTCATTGATAGAAATCATTCTATCGCTGCCTAAGTTCAGAGGTTGACAATAATTGCCATCGACTATGCGTTGAATTCCTTCTAAACATTGATCAATGAACAAAAAGCTTCTAACTTGAGTGCCATCACCCCATACGTCAATGGTGTCGTTGTTTTTGGCCATTGCAACTTTACGGCACAATGCTGCTGGGGACTTTTCACGCCCGTCGTTCCAACTACAAAGTGGACCAAACACGTTATGTAATCTAACAACACGAACATTAAGATTGTAGTTACGAGCAAATGCTAGATACAATCTTTCACTAAACAATTTTTCCCAGCCATAATCACTGTCTGGATCGGCCGGGTATGCTGATGATTCTGTAATACAAAGTGTATCTAAATTTTCTTGGTTGCCCTGTGGGTAAACACATGCACTGGACGTGAATAATACATTTTTTACACCTGACTTGACCATTGCTTCTACAACATTGATATTAATCTTTGCTGAATTATGCATTATATCGGCGTCATTGTTGCCAACAAAGATATATCCAGCGCCGCCCATGTCGGCTGCTAGTTGATAAATCATGTCAATGTCAGACGTAATTAATTTTTCTACTGCGATTGTGTCGCGCAGGTCGGCAATATAAAACTCATCTGCAGTTGTTTTGGAAAACTTAGGATACTTTAAGTCTGCTCCAATAACATAGTGACCTTTGTTTTTTAGATCATTGGTTAAGTGTGTTCCAATAAATCCGCCTGCGCCTAGAATTAATATTTTTTTCATAACTTTCTATTTAATAGGAGTTATTGCGCACTGAGATATTTTTGAATATGTCCGTGGACTCTCCCTCGGCTGTCACGCCTACGCTGACGTTTGCGCTGAGGAGCGACCTCAGACCGGAACTGGCACTCCCAAGGGGATTCGAACCCCTGTATCCACCGTGAAAGGGTGGTGTCCTAGGCCTCTAGACGATAGGAGCAAAAATTTGCTGTGCTACAAAGTGGTGGGCAGGGCTGGATTCGAACCAGCGTAGCCGGAGGCGTCAGATTTACAGTCTGATGGTTTTAACCACTCACCCACCTACCCATTAAAGATTTTGCAAGTAGTAGAGTCACCTTTATCTCTACCATTCACCTGATTGCATTAAGCCCGGGCCAGGTGGTGATCCGTTACTTGGGGTACTAAGCCAGTGTCCCTTATTTTTTGCTAGGGATTCGCGCCCTCCACTGCTTTACATTAGCTCGGTTTTCGAACACCTTGCTAACGTGCCGTTCTCTTGCTAACACTTGCAAAACTCGTAAGGGGCGCGGATGTTATGTTACCGTCGTTTAAGATACGCAAAACATCGTCAGCGTATCCCCCGTTTATTCACCATATGGAAACACACTTTGCCGACAGTTGCGTACTCAACTGTTTGCCCGCCGTCACTTATGCAGTATGTTTCAATATGGCACCGGTTTTTCCCTGTACAGGTAAATTTCCACCACCGGAAGGAAGAGTTGTACACCTCTTTACCATATCGAAACACACTAAACGAGGCGTCCTGTTTCGAACCAGTACCGGCTTATCTTTAGTGTGTTTCAATATGGCCCGTATTGCTACGGAACCATAAGTTAGCAGGCTGTTGAATTGATGTAGGCATCATATTCTTCTCTACTAACCCATTTTCTTGTGATAGGGTGTAATTTCTTCCCTACCATTTTTTCCTTACGTTTTCTACTTGTTTCTTCTGGTGTTGTTATAACACCTTTTCTATATTTCTTACCAGTTAGTGCTGCACTGATTTTACTAAACGTTGCTTGTTTTTCTTCCTCAGTTCTTGAGTGTATTGCTACAGCACCAAGACGAGAATGAGTTGTTCTTTGTTCTGGGGTTTTAGATTGGTTTACATGGTAGTAACCACCGTCGCCGCCTTTATTAATGTTATACACATCTTCGCGTAACAAGAATTCGGGTGTAACTATTTCGGACTCTGCTTTATATGCGTCTTCTCTATTTTTAAACGATGCAAGTATAGTCTTAGTAAAGTTTTCCTTACCGTACTTGTTAATTGCACGTTTTATTAAATGCCCTGACCCCATATAATCATCGTTTGGATTACTTGTCTTGTGAACTCCGACGTATATCTTACCGTTTTTAGTGTTTGTGATCTGATATAAGTAGAACATAATTTCTCCTGCCTACTTATTTATCAAAACGCAAAGTCTGCTGTTTTAAAGTGAAGCCGCTGAGATTATACGGAATCCTAGTATTGCCTCGAAAGATTATGATCTCCTTGCGGGAAACTTTCCTTTCTCATCCACTTACCCCCTTGCGGTAGATAAGTCCAATACCATGGCCGCATTTTTACGAGTTGCTTTTCTCGTTACCGTGATAACTACTCGACTATTCAAATTCCGTCTGCCTTGCGAGCAGTTCAAGGTCGCTAAACCCTTACGAAATTATTCTAACCGATACCTATTTGCTTGCGGCATTTAGGTAACTTGATTCACTTACGTGTCAAGTATTAGGCCATTTTCGTTACCACGAGAGGCAGACTTTGCATTTTTGTAAACAACGTTGGATTTGAACCAACTGCCGTCTCATTAACATTGAGATGCTCTACCAATGAGCTAGTTGCAACCTACGATGATGTGCTGCCTCAGTTGCTGAATACTCTTTTGGAATACCCAATACAACACACCAAGTACCTTTTGACTCGCGGTCTACTCAGTCATGTTTTGCGATCGATGTCAACGCTTCACAGCAGTTGCCACTAACCACTAACATTGCGTTCTAGCCCTTGGCTGCGACACCTCGGACACGAACACTACCCTTTCTCATACCAGTTGACAAGTTGGTTTGTATGGAAGTCAGCACCACCTGTTACTTTTCGTCTACTTGCGTTACCATTGCTGGCGCTTGAGCAAACGTTCTTCCCCATACACTTGCTTCACTGTTACATCCACCGGTCTTATCAGTGAACGCTATGTCGCCATAGTGAGCAGGCTTGCATAGATGAACCATTGCTGGCGCAGGCGTGTAGGACGACTCTGCTTTGGCTGTCTCGCGACAGTTATTCTAACGAGGCTATGCCCCCAAATCCTTTTAAACCATATTGTAGCACACTCCCAAACGATTGCCAATGTCGTCTGTGACTTCGCACAATCCTGCTAGGTAGCTACTCCTAGACTTCCTTGTGCTTCGGGTGAAGTTGGCACCCTATTTAGGCAAAAGTATGCTTCAATATGGTTTAATAGATATACAACTGCACACTCACAGGACTCGAACCTGCCAACAAAGCCCTGTTACAGGGAACTTTGCTATGTACCCGCCATATCTGCGTGGCCTACGCATTTGTGTGCATGTGTATATCTACTAAATTGTTAAAGATCAGTTATTGCTTTACTACAGTTTCAACAGTATAGCAATAATGCTATTTGTTGTCAAGCCCGGTTAGGCTTTATTGTTCTTGATAGTTCCGATACCACCCATCGTCACTAACAACCGTTGAGCTGGCCATCTCAGGCCCTGCTGTTTGCCCCAGAGAGTAGCAGAGGACTCGAACCTCAAGGAATCTAGAATGATGGTAATCACCACACCCCGTCCTGGGTCTACTCGTAAACCATATTAGAACACACTAGGATCTTACCATGCTGCCAATGATGCCTCGTCGTTGGACTTCAACCAACCACCAAGTTCCGGACCAATGTGCTTTAATATGGTGAGTTGGTTTTGGCTAGACCAACTCTAAACTAGTTTGCACTAATTACAGATAGTCTATTAGACGTCTGCGTTCATGTTGAGTATAGCCATTGTACTAGGAATCGAACCTAGACCACCTTGTCCTAACCTACTTAGTGATAGTCTCAGCTTGTGTGCGCACACATTCGAGTAGTTCCACCGTTCAGCCAAGGTATATGCAACCATGACACTATACAATGACTTCAGATTTCCTGAGTAGTATATCGGAGCAAGACGCCCAACATACCTTAAACTCTTATCCGCTTGACTCAGATCAGCCCGGGGGTCTTTACTCCCCCACTTACTCTGTATCAAGTTTCAGGTTACCATAGTGAAGACCACTATAGACTTCCTGTCGATTATCCAGTGACGGGTCGCCCTCCATCTATAATAGTCTTTACTATGGTGCCAGCTAGGTTGTAAACAACTAACTAGCACTCTCCAAATTGTTAATGAACGTTTATTACTTACTATGACTACATTATAGCAAAATGGTGATTTCTGGTCAACCACGTTGTAACTGCTTGATTTATAACACACTCCGCCACGGACTTTTCACTCCCATTTGGTTCCAGAATGTGTGTAGTAAAACAGACTGCTGACTATGCATCTAGCGTCCTAGATGCTGCCGGAGTTGAACCGACTACAATCTGCTTTACTACGCTACCTTTTTACCAGTTACGTTACCGCCGTAACCTTCTCATCCGGTAGGCCGCCCTCATTATAGCCGATGTTTATAGTGCCAGCAGGCTCGCGTTGCCTATTACACTTTACTACAGTACAAAACAAAAAACCCTAGTCTCTTTCGATTCTAGGGTTCCTTGGATAAGTTAGAAGTATTACTCTACTTCTGTTCCTCCGTGGAACCCAGGCTAATCTCTAGACCGCGATCATTACTTTGATCGTTTCCAGACACTGACCAATAGGTCGGCATTGTGCCAGCCTGTTTGGCTATGTTTCTAAACGATGTATGTAACGAACAGAGTTGCATTTGTTTTGTTGCTTCCTTAAAATTATACAATGTAAGCATTGTACGAAATTATTTATTTGTTGTCAACCTCGACGGAATCCATCTTGCGTTAACACCTTGTTACTTATACTACAACATGTAGTGTACGATTTTATTTATACCTTGTCAACCGAGAGCTACTAAAATCGGCGAAATATTGTCAAATACGCTTTTGGAACTTAATCGGTTTTACAGTAGCTTGTGTTTCGATCGGGATAGGGGAATCGTTGCAAAATCTGCATTGAGGTATCGGGTGTTTGATCATTTCTAAGAAATCCCGGATCTCTTCAATGCTAGAACTGGCATCACACGGTGTGTAAGCATTTAGGATTCGTTCTTCTTCTTCGGTTAGTTCTATATAGTATTGACGGTTAAACTCGCCAAAATGAGAAGCAGCATTACACTTGTGCAGCTTACCTTGATAAAATTCTGTACAGTTTTTAATGTTACAAACATCGTGGGCTTTCACTGGGTCACTAGAATGTAGTTTAAACGTTTTCAAATCGGCTTGCGGCAGCAAAGGTCCGCTAACATGCCAATGGATCTTGTCGAGCTGCACAGTTACTCCGTTTACGTCGATAAACTTGTATCCTTGCAAATTATCTTTGAATTTAACATCCGAGAAGTTAAATTGCGAATCACATTCATCTTGAATCCATTGCGGTAAATTCTTAAAATCGTCCCACGATTTACAATCGGGCCAACTAGCATCTTTGATGCGAGCATAAGACTCTGCCCAGTTTTGTTTGCTGTTAAAAACCTTTTCGATATCTGGATATCTGCTAGTGTCAACAATATCCTTTAGCCAAGATTTGACATTTGCAATCATATCATTGAGTTTACGAACATCGTGCAAACTTATTCTAACACTTACTTTATCGGCGTGCTCTGCTAAAAACTCGTACAACTTTTTGCTTTTAGTACTTCGATCATTGAGCGTGAATCCATTGGTCAGTAGATATCCATTGCTGTTGGGCCATAGTTCCGACAAACCTTTTAACCAATCCAAGTAGGTTGGGTTAAGAGTGGGTTCTCCGCCGTATAATGTCCATTCGTTGATGTGTACTTTTGTACTTAATTCTTGGCAAGAATCCTTGTAGTCATTCCACAATTGGTGCCCGGTTAAATCATAATTCGAAAGAGAATAACAGCCGTTGCAGTTTAAATTGCACTGATTGGTAATGTTAAAATCAACTTGAGGAATAATAACTTTGGTGCTTGATATCATAGATCTATTTATTAGCGTCATAATCTATGACAATCCATCCTAGTGCCTTGAGGTCTTGGCGTATCTCATCAGTTACATAACCTTCGGCAACTTCGCCTCGTGTGCGTGTGTCTGGTTCGTCTTCGTACGATCCGTTGATACCCGAACAGTACCAATCAATGTAATCGCCTTCTTGACGCATGTGTGCAACAATGCCGCCGGCATAACGCCAAGAACATGACCAACGTTGATCCTTGAGTATAGGTATAACGTCGATCTTTTGAAAATCATTGTTACATAGTGCAGCGTACAAGTTTTGCGAGTAAGTTCTGCTCAAACGTGCTTTTTGTAAAATCCAATTAGTTGACCGTAGATCGTACTCTAAGTTGTCCTTTTGCCATTCGGGATCTTGCTCTCGCAGTTCCTCATCCATGCGAATTTGGTCCCATACATCAAGATCCTCGGGTGCTTGTTTAGCCACGGCTTCGCGTTGATCCAACCTACTTTGGCGTTGGAAACTATGCCGTTCCGGACTAGAACTTAGTTTATTGGAGTTTTCGTTTTGGCTCACTGTTTTCTAAGGCCTGTAAAATTGCTGCTTGCTCTGCAGGATCAAGTTCTTCAAACATTTCATCAGTGACTTCTGTGCTGTTAGCAAAGAATTCGCCCGATGCTACTTGGGTTTCGATTAGTTTGATAAGTTCGTCAAGTTCTTCCTGAGTGCCTTCGAAACTATCAAAACATCCGGGTTCAAACACAACTTTCAAAGGTTTTTCGGACATGGTTGTTCCTAAATTAAATGGTAGGGCTGGCAGGACTTGCACCCGCACTCCATCGATTATGAGTCGATTGCTTTACTGTTTAAGCTACAACCCTAAACAAGTACACATTATACACAAAAACAAAGGGCCTGTCAAGGCCCTTTGGATCAAGCAAATATTTCCAAAGATGTACCGCACTCGGTGCAGAATTTGGCGGTATGCTTGTTCTGACGCCCGCAAGTATCACATCTCTGCTTTGCTTTGACTGTAACCTCCTTTATAACAGGTTTGTTGTTTGGCGTTTCGCCTAGCAACTTCAGCACAATGTTGTGCTTGGTGCCATCGCCATAAACGCCTGACACAGTACTAAACTTTTGATCAGACTTGCTGCCTGCTACAGTAATACCAGCATCGTTGTAAGATACATTCTGTGCCACAGCGTTAGTAACATCAACAATGGGCGCACCTTGAGCACCAATTGATACATTGTTTAAACTAGCACTAGTGCCACGGCCACGTAGCACCGAATTTGTAGCAAGCCCGCCCTGGGCTACTCCATAGTATGGTCCATAGTATGGCGTGTTAGTTTGATCCCAAGGATAACGGCCTGGGTCGAGCCCATTGGTCACAGAGTTGTTAATATACCACTGTGGTTGTTCACGTTCAAACTCAAACTCGATGCGAACAATACCATCTTCTACACCAATGCCACGATGGTTTTCAATGTTGCTGGTACGTTCAATAAACTTGAACTTATTGCCTTCGTTGAGGTTGTTGTTTTTAATGCTACGCTCTAGATTGCACTCACGGCCTGCATCAATAACTAAACCGCCAGGCGTCTGATTTTCACCATCAATGTAAACATTTACAATGGCTCGTTTAGTGTTTAGATTTTTTAATAGTACTGAGTATTCCGAGGCAAACGGAACATATACTTGGTCCTTGAATTCACGTAAGACCTTGCCATTAACTTTAATCGCCGCAGCGAACTTCGAATGATACATCATATTTTTCTCCAATTGTAACGGCTCACAGAGTAAGAGCCCAAATTTAAACTCCGTTTGGTGTGTCACCTGACACAATGTATTTATATATTGTTTCTCCCTATACGACTAAAACCCATATTAGACTTAATTTCTTTTAAGTTATCACGTTGTCTTTTCTTTTCTTTTTGTTTTTCTATTGCTGCTAGACGTTTTGCCTCACGTTCTTCTGGTGTAAAATTACCTCGAAGTTTTTGTGTACGAACACCAATGACTTTTCGGACACCTTTAGTATCTTCATCAATGTTTGAAAATTTGTCTAAAAAATGTTCGTCATTCTCAATCGGATACACTCTAACTTCTTCTGGTATTTTTCCAAATACTTCTTCATATACTTCCTTTTTAGAGAATTCAAACCATTCACCATTTATGCGCCGAGATTTATGAATCTCGTGTAGTGCTCGTTCTAACTGATGATGGTTTTTAGCACCCCAAACACCGATTACGTGGATCTTAAATGGTAATAGAATTCCCAGATCTTTAATTCGTACCTCGGGTGTAATTGATTTTCCGATCTTGTACCATCCAAATACTGGAGACCCAATTAGATAAACGTATCCGCTATATTCCATAATTTAAGTATAGCAGAAAAAAACTTATCTGCAAGTATTTCGGTTAAAAACGGCGATCTTGATTGATCATTTGGATGTATTCGTACAAATCTGCTTCGTCAAAGAAGTAACGTATGTCTAAACGCTTTGAATAAGGTGTACGAGTACGGGTTATCATTGTATCGTCAATGATAGCCAACTCAATAACATAGCCCCAGTGGTTGCGAACAGGGCCGTAATAAGACTCGTGCACTTTTGCGAACATGAAAATATTTATTGCATAGCAGCAAAAATGGTCGTACAAAAGCCCGCTTCGGCGGGCTTTTGATTAACCCACTAATACTCTACACACCGATGTCATTACTGCGGCAATACGTCCAATGTCGCGTAGTTGATCAGTTGTATATCCTTCTGCCTTCAATGTATCAAAATGAGCCTTTACACAGAAGTGGCACTTACCAACGATCGAAGCCGCCAAACTATATGCTTCGAATCGAGCCTTCGTAGTGCCACCGTGACTGGCAATGGCGTTCATTCTGAGTTGCGGAGGAATACCATCTAAGCCTCCGCCTACCATTTCAACATATGGATACCAAGTATTGTTTTGGGCCATGGTTGCAGCAGCAGTCATTGCTGCATCGCGCTCGACAGCATTTTCCATGCCGCCAAGAATGATGCTAACAATCTTACCATTGCCTGTAGCAACAGCAGCAGCAAGAGCACAACCTTGTGCTTCGTCTGCGTCTAAGGTGCTTCGATTAACAACACCGTCTAGATTTAAACGAGTATCTTTAGCGTAATCTGGTAACGCTTCTTTGAGTGTTTGTACCCAACTCACTTGTCTTCTCCTTGATCGTAAAACAAGTCGTTAACCTGTTGCATACGCTCTGAGGCTTGGTATTCAGCAAGGGCTTCCTGATACATTTCTTCAGTTAATCCATGCCACCCAATACATTCGCCAGTTGGGCTACGTCCGCATCCACAACTCATGATTACACCTTTAAAGTATCGCCGCCAACCTTGCGGTTGCAAGCACATAGTTCGCCAGTTTGTAGAGCATCAAGCACACGAAGTGTTTCGTCGGGGCTACGACCAACGTTTAGGTTGTTAATAGTAACGTGCTGAATTTCATTGTCGGGATCAACAATAAATGTAGCACGTAGAGCAGCACCTGCTGGCGCATAGAACACGCCTAGTTGATTGATTAGGCTTAGTTCGCCGCGTTGGGTGTCAGCAAACTGAACGTGCTTGATGTTCTTTAGATCTGGATGGGCTGTTTGCCAACTGACCTTACAAAACTCGTTGTCTGTTGAACCAGTTAGAAGTACAGCATCGCGATCTTCAAAATCTTGTGTTAGTTTATCGTAGGCAACAATTTCTGTTGGGCATACGAATGTAAAGTCTTTTGGATAGTAAACGATTACTTTCCATTTGCCTTCAAATGACTTTTCGGTAATGTCAAAGAAAGCATCATCTGGTTGGCCTGGCTTAACTCCGGTTACTACAAATGGATCTAGATTTTGTCCTACTGTTTTCATTTAAATCTCCTATGTTATGAACGAAAATGACGTAGAACTTGTTTTGTTCTACATGCTATAATTTAGCATAGAAAATTCCTAAAAACAAGGTATTTTCCATTGTATTTTTTAATAAGGTCTATTAGTCAATGCTATTGCGTTGCAATAAAAAAGGCACCTTAAAGGTGCCTTTTTGTTAGTAATTGTTTAAATTACTTTGTGCCGATGATTTCCACAACAGCACGACGGTCTGGCTGTAAGCAACTAATTAGTTTGCTACTGACTTGACCCTTACAGGAATCGCCTGTAACTGGGTTAGCCTTGCCACGACCTTGGGTGATAATAGCATCTGCTGGAACGCCTTGACTCACAAAGTAAGCCTTAACAGCCGCAGCCCGCTTTTCACTTAGTGCAAGGTTATACTTGTCTGAACCGATGCGGTCGGTGTAACCAACAACTGCAAAGATTTCAACCTTCGTACCTTGTGCTGACTTAATAACATTATTAAGTGCTGTCTTACCTTCGGGCTTTAGTGTTGCCTTGTTAAAATCAAACAAGGTGTCTGCCTGAAGTGTAACTTTGGCACCCGCTGGCGCAGCTTTGGCATAGCCGTCGCAACCTTCAACAGTTGCATTAGCCGGAGTCCAATAACCTGTGTGCCAGCATAGTCCTGTGCCACTTCTAACGACCTGACCATTAGTGTCAGTTAGATAACCCTGCGGCCCTTGTTGGGCAAAAGCCGCAGTGGTCACTGCTAGAAGAAGCGTTAGTAGATATCGCTTCATCTAGTTCTCCTTAGAAGTTTGTACGTAGACCAACACCGTATGTGGTTAGCATTTGACCACCAGTTGGCATTAGGTTAGTACCAGTTTGATATGGTGCCCATACGCCGTTAGCGTTGTTCTTGTACTGGGTGACCATGCCGTAAACGTTGGTGCGCTTGCTTAGATAGTAAGCCCAACCTAGGTTCCACTGTGTACCACCATCTTGGCCAACGTTAAAGCCTGATGTGTCGCTGGTGCTGATGTAAGAAGCACGTGGCTCGTTGTTACCAAAGCGATAGCTTGCACCAACGTAGATTTGGTTGTTGCTGCCCTTGCTTGCGCCTAGGTCTGATGAGTTGTTAGTACCAAGGCTGTTGCGGTTGTAGGCAACTGCTGCCTTTAGACCCGGTAGGCCTGTGTACTGTGCACCGACCATGTAGCTGGTGTAACCGCTAAATGGGGTTGTTGATGTGAAGCCGTTGTCAGCATTGACAGTTGAGTTTAGCTTGGTTTGTTGAAAAGCACCAGCAATGTTAACACCGTAGCCAGTCCAGCCCAAGTTCATTGATAGTGCGTTTTGACCTGCTAGGCTTGTTTGTGTGTTCAGACCAACTGTGTTATTGGTTTGGTTGCTTGTGCCGTTGTTATTTGAACCGGTGTAAGCGATCGAACCATTGATGCCATAAAGAGTTGGCATAGCATATTGTAGACCAGTTGCACGAACTGCGTTGTCGGCTTGGACGTAGCCAGTGCTGGCTTGATCAGTAAGACCACGATAACCGATGCGTTGCTTGCCCATAGTGTTGATTAGTACCGAGTCACTACGGTCGCCTGGGAATACATCAAATGTTAGTAGGCTAGCACGGTATGGAGTTGAGAAGTAACCACCTTGGATTGTACCGTACTTGCTGCCGAAGCCAACAAATGAATCACGCATACCACCAAATAGGTTGTTGCCGTTGCCATATGATGGACCTTGGTTGTTGCCAGTAACGTTAACATACGATTCCAATTGGAACAATGCCTTGTTACCGTTGCCAAGAGCTTCGGTGCCCTTGAAGCCAAGCAATGAGTCGTTTGACTTTAGATTAAATGCGCCACCTTCTGTACCGCCTGGTGCGCCAACACCTTGTGTTACGTTGGTGCCTTGTGCTGACACGTCTGCAACACCATAAATGGTAACGTTGCTTTGAGCGAGAGCAGCAGTTGACATTGCTGCGATTGATAGAGCGACTAGACTCTTCTTCATGTGCTTCTCCTTAGTTGTTTATAGGTTAATACTTAGTTAGTATTGCATTGCATGATACAAGAAATGTCGTGGTTTAGCGACGAAAACGGTGAAATTTTTAGTATTATGTTGTAAACTTACAACACTATAAGCCGTGTTTGTTCTCCATGTTAAGAATGTCTGCATATTTTAGTCGAAACATTGATTCAGCAGCAGCGTTATAAAAGTCAATACATACACACTCGCGATAGTAGCCTCGAGTTTCTTTGCTGACCCATTGTGTATGATGGCGATGAACAAAACCCAAACAGTCGCGCATTTTGCCGCGCATTAAAAACATACTAGGTGTACTAGCATATTCTTCTTTGAGCCGGGCAAGGATCATTTCCCATTGCCATTCACGAAGTTCAATTAGCCCCATCGCAGTCGATACATCATGTAGACTTTTTCTTCCATGCTGATCCTGGTAGGACCAACTGCCCAATAACCATTTTCATCGTAACTGTTACGCCCGGTACGTCCGTGTCCAAATGTTTCGTTTAGCCACTTTGCTTTTTCGCTTGCATCGCCTATTACAATAGGCACGTGATAAATTGTGCGAGTAACAAACTGCTCACCGTCCCAAATGCTTTTGTGAGTCGGCTTTAAGTTTGGATCGTAGTTAATTGTTTCGTATTGTATGTTAGTCCAGCCCATTGTTTTGCCATGCCCTAAATTCGTTAGTAACATCCTTACCACCATACTTTAACATAAACCATATGGCATCGTCTTGACTTTCGAACAACCAATCAAGTTCGTCCATGCCCGGGCCACCTAATATTTCAACTTTACCATGAGAAATGCGTTTAACCTCGTGCCACAACCCCCAGACAAGGTCGTTGAAGTCGTTGGTAGGAACGTGATAAACTTTGCGAACGGCTGTAAACGGAGGTTTCATTGCCACTTCAACATAAAGTAAGTTAGATATTCTTCGGGAATGTCTAGTTCCCAAGTATATTCTTTCTTTGAACCTGCAGGCTCGTACCAAGCAAAGTATAGTTTATCGGCACGTTCTTTGTCAATGTCGTTGGCCACGCACCATAAGATTAGTTCTCTGGCTTGTCGATAAGGTAAGTTGTTTAAATCAACTATCATCCCCACCTCAATGAAAATAACGTTGCATCGTGATCATTGGCAAACCTAATACCAATACGTCCATCAGCACTACGACCAATAGTCCAACGCTGTTCTTCGGGCAACGGAGGATTAGGCATATTTTCATCAAGCCACAGTCCTAGTGCTTGTAGGTCAACACCGTTGGCCCCACCTTTTTCTAATCGCTTATATTCTAAGTCTATCATGCATACCTCAACACAAACATAGTGTATAATTTTTCGTCATTAAACACGATGGTGCTAATGCCTGGGATTATTCCTAGAGAATCGCTGCCGTACATTTTATTTTTATCAATGCGGTCCTCGTTAATTTGACCGCCGTTATCTTTGACAAACTGGGTAAATGCTGCGGCACGTTGCTCTGTTAGTTCAGTGCGCCAACGTAGCGGGTTTCCGCGTAACCATTTTCCGCGTATGTTAAAGTATAGATCGGAATCTGTTTCGATTATCACGACCACCTCAACACAAACATGCTACGGTCTGACTCGTTTTTAAAATAAAACTTACCGTTGCTAAAGTTCCAAACGCCGCCTTCCCAAGTGGTATCGGGCACGCCAAAGTATTCCATACACCACTGCCCGGCCAGTTCATTGCGTTCAGTGCGATCGCTAAAACGTCCGCCAATAAGTTGCGCCCAATAACTAAAAGACTTTAAAAAGTCTTCGCCTGTGCGCATCTCTATAGGCTCGGGATAACGGGGAATTTGTAAGCCCATGTTAAAATGGCCTCGAATCACCTAGTAGTTTTTTTATTTCTTGACGGCCACAGTCTACACAAGTGCGGTGCTGTGTAAAGTGCAGTGAACTAGCATCCTTTTTACCATCTGACCAGCGAGTCCAACGGTGTAGTCCCCAGCGACATTGCCAGCGATCAACAAACAGTGGCTGATCTTTAAGTGCTCTCATTGTATTTTCTGGATGTGCCATAACCTTCTCCAAATGCTGCTGCAAACATAAAATAGATATCGTCGCGCATGATTAAATCTTCGCACCCTGCTGGTTGAGTATCCAGGTACCAAGTTTTGATGTTACCAAACCCATATAATCCCAATAACCACGTGATGGCCCCCTTACGATCCTGCAATGACCATTTATCGATAGGGATAGCAGTAAACTTAACCGTGTTGTTCATAACATTAGTTCCAATAACATCAAGTCTCGTTCAGCAGCAGCACGGTTAGGATATTTCCAAGATCTGCCAAAGTGCCCGGATCTGTTGCGTGTGGGGTCAACGATATTACGAACTAGATCAAACCGCTCGGGATCCCATGCAATGCTACCGTAGGAGTTTAGACTAAGCTCGTAATAAACTCTGCCCTTACTATTTGTGCGCTTGTCGATAATAAAGTTAGTGCTTTTAAATACTGTGCGCGAGCGATGTTTCATTGTGATAACCATTTAGATACGAACCAAGCCGCATCTTTGTCCTTGTTAAATGCTACAAAAAATTGTGTAGGCCAGTTTTCTTCGGACTGTGTTTGAATTGCCCAAGTACGAGCAAAATTCTTTTGACCATACTGTTGTTCACACCACTGACGAATGGCCCAAGCCTTGATACCCAGCGGACTGGTATTTTCTATGTGATAGACATGCCGCCAGTGACGGGCACTACGTCTACGTTGTCGACTGTTTCCGCTCACTAGGACCACCTCAATATAAATGCAGTATAGTCTGCTTCGTTGTCAAACTCTGCTGTTAAAAAGCCAGTTTTGCCAAAGATCATTCTACACCCAAATTCCTCAAGCCATATGCGCTGGCTTTCTGCAACACTAGTATCTCTGTTTGGGCAATACTTTGGCACAGCCACAGTGGTCCAAGCACGCCGAAACATATCAATGTTTTCCGGGACAGTAATGCCAATCATTTGTCCCACCGTAGTTTAAACCACATAGCATCACGCTCGTCACGAAAGTAAATGTATTCACTATACCCAACAGTAACCCAACGACGTTGTTCAACCGATTGATGGATATTGTTATCGCCAAAGTGTTCACGCAAAAACTCCAAGACCTTTCTTGGATTATACTCTGGGAATTTTACTCGAGTATGATTACTGAGATTTTCAGAATAGTAATTGCTTATTGTGGCCATTTTAGAATAAACCAACTGAGTGCTTGTTCGTTATTATACGATATTGTGCCCGTTGTGTAAACCGTGTACATTTCCGGATACCCATGTGCCCAATTGCCTAGTGTTTCGGCAGCATCAAACCCTGTGGGAATGATACAGCGGTATCTACTTTCAATAAGGTAATCTAAATTTCCCATCGCAGTTTAAACCATGTGCGTTGATGTTCGTCTTTGACCCGCCAAACGTTAAAAGGCATCCCCGGTCCAGTCATAATTTGTTCTGCGGCAATGAGATTGTCAGCGCACCAACTGCGAATTTCTAGCCAATTGTTGCTAGTGCGTATATCACGTTCGTCGCTGCAAAAACTATAATTGCCCATTTTGAAAAATTCTCCCATCATTGCCAAGTCCTGTGTACCTCCGCCACCCACTCCGAGCCATCGTATTCTTCAATAGTCCATTCAACGTCAGACGGAACATCTACTACTTTGAGTTCAGCGTGGCGTCCATAAGACTGTGAACCAAGTTCTTCAACGACACGCACCAACAAAGGATCGTCGCGAGCAATATCACGTGCATAAAATAACTGCGAGTCTAGTATTTTGTTGTTGGCTTGACGTTCGGCCATGGTCATGCGTGACCATGCTTCGGGACTTGGATCATATGTTGCTCTGTGCGGCCCCGGCGGCACAAGCCAATACAATGGTCCCAACGACATATATGTTTCTGTGCGTGGTTCGACCCAAACTTCAATGCCTCGAAGTTCTAAATAACGTCGAACGGCGGCCTCACTTAAACCAAATCCGCCGTGACACGAGTTAATTACAATGCGTTGAATGCCTTGTAATCCATTAAGCAGTTTGATTTCGTCTGCGGACAAATTAGGATCTTTTAGTGCGTCCATTTTACATCCATCTGTGTGCGGTGTATTCATTAACAAATTGACTGGTACTTCGGGAGGTAACTGGCATATGGCGCATTTGGAATCGATGTTCTGCTGGTCGCCAACGCTGTCGCATAACCCGAGTACCATGACCTGCGTAACCGTGTAGGTAACCGAAGATCTTAATCAAGGTGCGTTGATTAACCGGCAACGAATCGTAAAACGTGCTCCGTCCACGAGCGTGGTAAGGTAAGTTATACTGCGGAGTCAGTCGACCCTTGCGAGTAAATGCTCGTTGATCGTTTGGTCGAATTTTAATTGCTTTCATCACGGCTCATATCCTCGGGTGCTGTTTCTGTCCAAACACCATCTACTTTAGTTTCGTAACGTAGGTTCCAGGGCTTCATATCTTCCTCTAGCTTACGCTCGAGTTCTTCAAGTTGCCCCATCTTCTTCATAGCTTCGAGTTGGTTCCAGCGACGAAACTCCACAGTATTAGCCATCTTAACAAACGCATCACGCTTGTTGTCTGCTTGGCTCCGGCTTGCTTCGCTATAGCCACGAGCACCACTGGGGCGATGCATACAGTGAACAGCCGAGCTGGTTTTGTTGCGCTTTTGCCCGCCTGCACCTGTGCCCTTGGTATAGGACCATTCGCAGTCTTTAGCAGTGACGCTAAACAGTAGTTTCTTTTCCTTGCTCACTTAACTACCCCACTTTAACATAAACATAACTTGATCTTGCTCTGATTTAAATGCTACAACTTCCCAACCAAAATTTTCATCGTGTAAAATATACGACCCGTAGTGTTTCTGCCAAGCGTTCATTGTATTAGCCATGGTCATAATATCTGGACCACATTCGGCGATCAACGCTCGCATGGCATTACTAAATGCAGGTTCTAACTCTTTTACGGGTACTATTTTAGCCATAGTATAATTATAGCAAAATAGGTATTTCTGGTCAAGTGTATTTTAACGCTATAACTATGGCATCTGCGTCGGAATTTGTAGCAGCAAAAAGGTGGTCATAGCCGCCGATTTCATTGATATGCCATTGTCCATCGTAGTCGTCCTTGACACAACGAAACCATTCGCACATTGTATTGTTGCCTAGTTCTCGGTTTGGAAATGCAAATTGCTGAAAGTCTTTGATATAGGTCCATCCAAATGGACATGTGGTATCAAATACTTTGGCTGGGTCTACTTCGATAATATGCTTAAACTTGTAGTAGTAATTTTCTACTGTATGGGCGCGGCGACACACATTAACATCGCACCATGCGTCCCATGCACGTTGTTCAGCATCCTTGCCTGTGCGCCAAGTAAGCCAACGATCTTTGATCTTTGCCCAAATGCTCATTGCCACTTCAATGCAAACATTGTAGCATCTTCTTGGTTGCGAAAGTAAAACCAAGTAATACCAAAGGCGCTTTCCTGTGCCCACCGGCAATCGTTATTTTCGACCATTGCATATCGATACCACATACCACGACCATAATGATCAATGAGCCACAGACTCATTTCTTGGGCTTCGTGAAACCTCTCCCGGCCAAACTTAATTTCGATCATTCTCGCACCAATGACAATGCTACTTGTAATCGTTCTAGTGCATCGATGACCATAGGATTATCTTTGTACTTGAGACAGTTTTCTAACAACGTGGTAATAGCAAGGTTTTCTTGAACCTCGGTGTCAACGACAAAAACATTAGTTCGTCCATCGCTGGAAAACGTTTGTTGATACACGCCGTCTTGAACGTGTATGCGATCGCCTAACTGTAGGGCATGATTAAATCTAATTTCGCCATCAAATACTGAATATTCGTGATCAGGTAATTGTAGTAGTCCGTTGCGATATACCAGCATATTAAGCCCATTTTAGTTTAAACAGCACAGCGTCAGCGGCAAGTTCAAATACCCAACGTCCGTAGTGATGTTTATGTAGTCCTGCACAATTATCCTCGGCCCATTGTGTTATTTCTTTTTCTCGATCTGTGCCAGCAAACATCAAATCAATGACCACATCGGTCCATCCACATCCAGTAACTAACACATCGGCCAACACTTCAAAGTCAATGCTTTCACGCAAACTTTGTGCTGCTTGTTGTTCCATGGATTCTAAAACATCTAAAGGTATATTCATGTTAGTCGGGCCATATTAGTTTAAACATTGTAGCATATTCTGCCTTGGCTTTGCGAAACTTGATCTCCAAATAGTCTCCAGTTAGATAAGTCGGGCCGTTTGCGCTACCCTGTGCACCAGTGATTGGACCTAATCGCCAGTCCCAATCCCAACCTTGACGACCTACATTCTGCTCTAACCAAGGCCTATAGTGATCGTTCGGGTCGGCACTGGCAACTACGTACTTCGCTGGTCCAATAGTCCAATCCCATTGTGGCATAGAGTCGTCGATCTCTACAAGCCCAGCGGGCCATTTAACAGTGATTTTTACCCCGGGCATAAACTTCCACCACAAGGCTTTAACAGTCCCGAATCGGCGATGTATTTCCCACTTGGCCATGCTTACTTTATCCTTTAAAAATGCAGCTCCGTTGAAACTCATTAGCCCCACTTTAGCATGAATAGTGTAGCATCTGGCCCCATGCAGCGTAGTTCATAAACTGCGGTTGTTGAGTGTTCTCGTCGATCTACTTCGTACCTTTGAACTTGCCACCCTTTTTTATTGTCAGCCCAACCACCAGCAATGCGACTACTGGTTTTTTCTAAAACAACAAAGTTTTCTTTGAAGTTAAGTGAGATCCACGAACAAATACGATTCAATGAATTCTCATAAGGGTAATCAGACTTATCGTCGTCGGTCCGAGGTTGGAACCTAATGATGTTGGTAAACATCATCATTGAACGATTGCTGGGTTTTCTATGTGATAGAATCTTTATGTCCATTTTAGTAGCATCAGTGCGTATTTTTGTTCATCAACAACTTCCCAAATGCCATTGCCCGTTGGACCCAGCGGGCGAATTCCATAGTTTTCCAATGTATAGTCCATCCAGGTTTCAACCACTGACGTAGTCAAATGCGGAGTCTGCTCAATGAACTTAGAGTCAAACCAGTAATGATGGTACATGCGATCAAAGGCTGTGTTCTCGCTAACGTTAAATGTAATCATGACCATTTCAACCTAAACAAGGTTGCATCACGTTCATCAACAAATGTATATTCTGCTAACACATCATTGGTCACAGAAAAGTCGCTAACGTCTATGGTTTCGTATGTGACATAACTTGGGCAGTTGGCTTTGGCCCAACCAGCAATCCATGAAAAATGCGCATAGACATTCGCGTAGGGAATCTTTGAATCGTTTAGAATAACTTTGATCATGACCACCTCAAGGCAAACGCTAGATATTCTTGTTCTGTACGAAACCGTAGGTAGTGCGGATATGTGCGTGGACTCTTAACACGCACTCTGGGATATTCAAAGCCAAACTGTAGTGCAAGTTGATAATCGTAAACAGAATTAATTGATACAATCTTGCTGTTAGAGTAAATGTCAGCACAATGCCGGCTGAATTTCGTCCAGCCTACTGCATTTACACAGTTAATAAGATAGTTGTCCATTGCTCCATCTCAACAAAAATAACATTTTAGCACGTTCTGTAGCAAATCTATACTCGCCATTGAAGTACTCCCACTCACCGGGCAGGTTAGTATCGCACCATTTACACATATCTTGCCATTGTACATCTACATAACTAAGCCATGAGTCATCAGCAACAATATAAGGAAACGCTTCGTTATAACCAGTCATTCGCTCCACCTTAAAGAAAACATCATAGCATCTTGATCGTCTTCAAATTCAATAAAGCATTGATCACAATAACCGGGACTTCTGTACCAAGCGGCCCTGCAGTTTTCTTGACACCATTCGATCGCTGCTGCATCGTGCGATGGGTAGAGTTTAAATGGAATTCCAAGGAATGGATCTGCTTCTACCACGGGCTCGCCGTAGTAAACTTTATGTATAGGCACACGAGTACTGCGATCACTAAAAGGACGTTTATAAGTAATTGTCATAACCATTTCAACGCAAACATTGTAGCATCTTTGCTATCGTAGAAGTAAATGCCCCATCCACCCAAAGAATAGCCTGCACCTTCTTCTTCCTCTAGCCATTTTTGCATATCCGCAGTAATACTGTAGGCAGGTTTCAGATCGATATAAAATGTTGGCCGATCTATGGCTAGGGCAGTTTTCTGAATCATGACCAACGCATTACCAAGGCTAGATAAGTGGGCTCGTCCATGTCGACTAGTGGAATGCGGGTTTGCTCACAAATATAGTGATGCCACCGACCTTCTTGCTGTGTAAGCCAAAACCAAATTTCTTTGTCGCGAATTTTAACTGTGTACCAAGGAGCATCGTCTACAGGACCCTGATCAATGAGTTCGAATTTTTGATTCATTTTGATTGTAGCCAGTTCAAGTGCATCTTTAAGATATTGCTGTTGTTCAGCAGTGAACCCAAAAGATTTGCCTGCTTGGTTTGCTGCTTGCAGTATTTGTACAGTTTTGCTCATGACCACCAAGCCTGTGGGCGATCTGGGTTTGCGATTACATCAAGCAAACTACCATATTGATAACGTGTCCAGTCGTCGTGTGTAACATAGTCCTTTTCGTAAGCACGACGATAAATCTTACGCATCCACGCTAGTTCACCACCAAGTGTGCGCACAGGACGCCAGGCAAACCACTGCTTCCACGGAGTGAAAAATGGACCTTGTTGGGTGATAGATGACACTACACACCTTTTAATTCGTTGATTTTAGCCTGAATAATTTGTTCTACAAGTTGATTAAAAGTAATATCACGCTCGTGTGCAATACGCATAGCAGCATTGATAACGTCATCGTCGAGTTCAACTTCAATTTGTACGCGAGTATCGTAGTCTACACCTTGTACAATTGAAAGTGCTTTGTCTAAGAAGTCAGCAGCGACTTCCAAGTCAATAAACTTAGCACCATCGCAGGCTTCGTCGGGGTCGATGTCACGTGACTTGGCTTCAGCAACATGCGCATCAATGTATGCAGGATTTTGCCAACGATAGTAACGCTCACGAGCATAATCCCATGCTTCGGCTTGATATACTTCTTGCGATTGTGTATCAAATAGTAGGCTAATAGTATAGCCATCGGTTTCGCCATTCCAAGAATCTAGTCTGTAAGCATATGGCCCAAAGCACGACCAGCAGTATTCGCTGCCTTCGGTAATGCGATAGTTAACCGATTCCATAAAGTCTTTAATAGTAACCATTTTTAGTCCTTTTGATGATTGATTGATAATAATACTAATGTTAGCATACTTTCCCGGCGAAAGTAAATCCAATACGGTGTGGTTTGTCCACTAGCACGTTTGCCAAACTCACCGGCCCAGTTTTCTCTGACCTCCAGACTAGGATAGTATTTCCAGCCCCAGGCTCGTTTGCCCAAGCAATCTGCTACAACTGCTTCAAAGTTACGTGCTTTGGTATCCCAAAGATCGAACTTTACACCTACTTCGAACCCGTGGGTCTTGTAAATGTTAAAGTTACCATTTAATTTTACGATTTTCATATCCACCTCAGGATAAACATTACGTAATCTTCACGCCGACGAAAGTGCCAAGTTCCGTACTTATAGGTCCATGCACTATTCTTTAACCCGGACTGCCCAAACCGTTGCTGACACCATGTAAACATGTTGTAGAAATTGTTTCGCGGATCCGACTCGGGGTCGAGCTTATAGCGGAATCTCATGCAGTTTCCTCACATCCTTTTTCGTAGTTCCATTTAACTCGGCTGCCTAACGCAGGCAACACTTTGTCATACTTGTCCTTTTCTGATTTACATGACCGGGGCATACCCACGCTGCCTACTACAGCCATGCAATGCTCACAACGATAACCAATTCCGCTACCCTCATCAAAGTAAGCAACACCACCACAAGGTAATTTCATAGTCATGATATTTTCAACTCCACAAAGGTTAGTATGCTGGGATCTTTAAAGTAGATTCTGCGGCGATGCCGATCGTAACGCCAGTGTTCATTCCATTTAAGAGACTCACGCCAATTTGCAGCATGATCGTACCAGTGTTCGTCACCGTATATTTCACTAAAGGCTTGTACATACGGAGCAAATTTGCGGTGACGAACATGGCATTCTTGCTGAGTAAATTGCAAGGCATGAGTCCAAGTGCGGTGGCCGTGATGTCTGCGGTCTAGTTTAATTAATTTCATGCCCACCTCAACAAAAATATAACGTAGTCCTCATCACAGCAAAAGTAAAAAGTGTCGCGGCAGTTGGTATGCCAGCGAGGCGACAAGTTAGCACCACACCATTCAATCAGTTCTGTCCAAGTGGCTACACCGTTGTATTGCCAAGCGTGTGCTGTTTTCACTGGTTTGTTAGTGTATAGTAGGGTTAGTGGTTCCGCTGAATGTTTGTGCGGGGTTATGTTGGTATGCTGTTTCTATAGCAGCATCAAATACAATTTTGTCGCAGCGACGAACAAGTTCGTCGAGTTCAGCATCAGTAAGCAATCTAGGACTTGCTGTGCCTTGCAATACTGCTTCCATTAGATCTTCACGCATCATACTCTCCTTAGGGGCCTACGCGATCTACCCAATCAAATGCAACTTCTCCTTGAGGATCAAGTATAGTCCATTCAACCACAAGGTTTTTACTAGCCAGCAAAGCCTCGTCCAATGTTTTAAACGGAAATACCATGCCATCAAAGAGAAGTTTGTACATTTGAATTCCTTAGATACGCTTGCCAGGTTGAACTTTGATACTAGTAACGTTGTCGTGTGTTTCCAAATGCTCTTTTACACTTTCTAACGCACCGGTGGTCATTGTGTCTAGAGGAATGCTCTTAGGATCAAGTCCTTGCTCGGTCATTAGTGTTGCTACTTCTGCTTTAATATCAGCCATTTTATTTTCCTTAAAAGTTAAGTTGTAAGCGACCATCGTGGATGTCTAGCAAAACATCATACATGGTTAACTCTAGGCGAGCAGTATAACCACGGCGTTGCGCCCAGGTGCCCCAGTCACGCCAGGCAGTATGATGGGTAATGCGCTTACCAGTTTGGCGGCTGGTGATTTGCCATTCGCGATGATATCGCATTTCAAATGCATACCAACGACCTTGATATTCGATTTTAAAACGGCGGCACAAGTTAGTGCGGCTTTCGGCGTCACCACGAATATGCTGTGGTTTGTAACCCAAGGCAATATCACGCATGTGTTCTGCTTGTTCCTTTTTCTTTGAGCGTTCGATATATCCACCAATGCTGATCAAATCCTTGCCTGAAACACCCAGTAGGCTGATATAGCCCATGAGTTGGCAGATTTGTTCCTGCTTTGATTTAGGGAAACGCTTTAAGAATTGCATGTCCATTTTGGTCTCTTAGACTATTATTTAAGGTTAGATTCCTATTTAGAATACATACATTATACAAAAAACACAATTTCTAGTCAACCTAATGTCAACCCATGTAGTTACTAACTTTAACAAAACCCTGCACTATATGTTAAAAGGCGCAGGTTTAGATTGCTTTATTATGCCCTGTGCATTACAGCGTCCTATAATAGAAAGTCGTTGGACAATAACATTACCGGATAATATCGATCAATTGCCCTGGAATAAACCTAATTTTAGATTGGTTGTTCATGCACAAGATTTTGTTCATTTTCACGGTGATTTATGTGTTGAATTATATTGGTTAGAAGAAAATTTAAAACCAGAATATTTGCCTAAGGTTATATTCGTACATTGGGACCATGATTTAAATTCAATATATTCGGGACCAATTAAATGTGTAGAATTTGCCAGTCATAGTTTTGAAATAGCACACGGATTAAAAGAACAATACAGCAATTGGCAGCATGTTATTAATAAGAATTATTTTTATAATTGGCTATGTTTAAATGGACGACCTCGCGAGCATCGCAATCAAGTCTACGATTTATTAAAAGACACACCCAAAGGATTACTTACGCATAACATACACAGTCCTTTACCTTGGCATCCCTACGATAATTATAACTTCGATAACATAGATAACTTTGTTAGATTGCTGCCTGCTTATCAAAATTGTCGTGTAAGCGTAGTAACTGAAAGTTTATATCAAGATGTCGGCGGGATTATCACAGAAAAAACACTATTTGCCATTGCAGCACAACATCCGTTTATGTGTATAGGGCACCGCGGAATCCATCAACAAATTCGTGACCGTGGATTTCGCACGTTTGAAAACTTATTTGACTTGAGCTACGACTCGGAATCCAATGGCACACGATTGAATTCGGCCATTGAACGTAATTTAAGTGTGTTAACCGGTAACATTGACGTTGATGCTGTACATGAGCAAACTCAACATAACTTTGATTGGTTAATGACTGGCTATGCAGACAGCCTACGTGAACGTGCGCAGCAACAACTATTGGCCACGCTCTAACCAACTGCGAATATCGCCATATAAACTAGCCATCATTGCTTCGCGACTCGAAAAGAACACCACTTTGGGTGCGCCAGCCTTTTTAACAGAAATGTAGTAAGGTGCCGACAATTGACGATCCAATTGTAATATAGTTCGTTTGGTTATGTGTGCGGGATTAATATCAACTTCGTACCCGGTCATTTTTAATATTTTAGTTAATATATTATAACCGTTTAGAGTTAAACGCAGGCCGCCGTCGTTGCGTATATTCATCCAGAAATACATTATAGCATCGTCGAGATCTTTAAATCCTAGACGAATTTCCTCGGGCAGTTGCTCGAGTATGGCTTCGGTAATTTCTGTTTTATTTCGCATCGGGGTATATCTTTTCCCCGGCTTTTAATAGTACAACCGAGAATTTGTCGGTTTTAAATTGGACGTTAAGTTTTCTACATAGGTTAATTGCGTGACCCTTGTTGCTAAACGATACTTTTTTATACTTAGGACCAGGATACTGCACTAGATAATTACTGGTCTTTAGGTTAATAGGTTGGTCATCAAAGTACACAGCCCAAATGCCTTCGGACTGTAGCACTTGCTCAGTTTTGTAAGTAGTCTTGTTAGTTAGTTCAACTAACACTTGTGGTTTAGGTCGGCTCATAATAATCTCTCAAGATTATTTATGCCATAATATACCTAGATTAAAATGAGCTGCCAGCGATATCGACATGAATAATCTCGTTGAGCGGTGCTGTACGACGCAGTTCTTCGAGATCTAACAACAACGTGGTTAATTCTGAGCGCAGTCGGCGAGCGTCTTGAATAGAACAATTAAAGTCTTTTTGACCACGTGCTTCTAAGTGTTCAAGACGCTCGATGAACTTACGAATGTATAAATTACTCATACTTAAAGCCTTCTGCAGAGTGTGCAGGGCCGCGATATTCATAACGTTGTAGTAAAATTAACTTAGGGCAGTTCATGGTAACCCATTGCCCGTCTAGGCAAATTTGATACCAACCAGCGCAGTACCATGACTTAGACTTGCGCTTGGTAGTGTACATTGGTAGTCTACGTTGTACATCGTAAACTGCATTAAATGGCTGCGAATCCGTGGCAAAACCATTGACTTGCCAAGTAGCGTCGACTTTCTTTTTCTCTGGTGCTTCTTCAAAACGAATATTGGTCTTATTAGCCAGTGTTTTAATTGTTTTAAATTCAGCACTATCGTTTTTAATTGTTACGCGAAATCCATTGGCACTGGACTCTACTGTACCAACCTTTTGGTCGCCGTCTTTGAGAATCCAATACTTGTTTGCTACCACTGGTTTTGCTAGAATTGTCATTTATCTTACTCCTTCTGGTACAGTTACCATGCGATCAAATATATCAATATTATGTATATTTTTAAGTTCATCTTTGACCCAATCGGGCAACAACTCAATATCTTCTTTGGATACTGGGACTTGCTCGGGCCATGCTTGTCCTCGTATGTCGTTGTATATTGTAGTTAGTCTATAACCACTGTGAATATTATACTGCATCATAGTACCGGGGGTACTTTGTTTTGGATACGGCAGTTTTAAATAATTGCTATTTGACCAGCTTAGAAGCTTATCAAAATAATCTTGCTCGTCTATGTTGTAATCAGTGATTATGCTTTTGTTATATGCAGATTGCAACAGCAAATACTCGGGATATTTGTTTAGATGTGTTGAGCTAGCAACATTACATAGTGCACTGAGCAGTAAAAATTCATAATCGTTTTTTAGTAAATTCATCCAATAATCGTAGTACTCAGGGCAAGTAATCCAAATACTAGAATCTCCAACTAAAACAAACTTTATTTTGTCGTTGTATTCAAGTTCTTTTACTGCGTCGGTTACTGTGGGCCATTTGTTGTTGCCATAGTCGTCTTGACATATAATGCCATTGACTGCTAAATGATTTAAGCAAAACTCCAAATCGGACTTTGTAATTTCGTAGTCTTTGCCCCCATCAATATGACAATATGCTAGTGCACTGATATTAGTGCGTTGGTGCAAATTTCTACTGTCGTCAAGGATTGTTGTTAATTTAGAATTGGGCCAATGTTCGTTGGCTGTGTAAATGGCAGAACGCTCAATTGATTGATCTACTATATAAAATGTTTTTTGTGTTAGCTCGGACAGTTCTGTTAGTGCATAAGTGCTGCCGCCAACACCTATTTCCAATAGATCTCCTGCTTGCTGTGCAGCTAGATAACCTAGGTAATAGAATAAAAGGGTGTCAGAGTATGACTTTGTTGAGCAAGAAATTTTTTCTTGGCAAACTAAATTTAGAAATTTAGCACGATCAACTATCATTTAACACGCCTTTGTATGTTTCATTTAACCACTGTGAGTATTGACTAGCGTTTTCACTAGCGCGGTTCAACTCATATTTACCACAAAATTTCATGAAGTATGCACCAACTTGACCACAGTCTTTGTGACTAACTTGTGCTTTTATTGCTGCATCCACACGATTCTTTACTTCTTCGGGCTGCGCAGTTAGGTCAATAATGCTTACGTTGCGATTGTAGTCATCTAACACACGATGTTCTTCACCGTTGTGATCAGTCCAGCGTTGTAGCATTAAGTTATTCCACGCATAACCCTTATGTTCTCGATCAGCAAATGCCTCAGTGAGTCCAGTTTTATTCTTAGTGCCTTTAACTCTGACACCAGGATAAGCCGAAAATACATTATCCGACGCATCGCCGCGCATACATTTTTCAAAAAGAATCCACTTCGGGTCCGGAAGTTTCTTAAACTCATTGGTCTTTTTATCTGTAATGGCTCGACCTTTATCATCGAAATATCCTTTTAAATTAATTAATTCGCCCGAAATACCATTATAGCGTTCGACATTTTCAGCAATTAATTGATCAAAGTCTGTGTCTGAGCTAACAATAATATGATGATCATTGGGATGTAAATGAATCCAACGTGCAATAATGTCATCAGCTTCGGCATTGGGTTCGCGAATAACACTACAGTTAGTCTTGTCAGCAAGGTATGTTACCAGCGCATCGTAGGTTTCCCAAAACATCTTGTCTTCTTCTTGCTGTGCTTCTGTAAGTGCAGCACGAGCCTCGGCGCGATTAGCTTTGTAAGGTTTGTAAACATCTTTGCGCCACGAACGCCCTTCTAAGCAAAATACCACGTGATCTGCTTTAAAGTCACGATGCACTTTGTTAATTGAACTCAGTGTGATGTGTAGTGCATAGCCGACCTTTTCCCAAGGGTCGGTTGCACGATAAGCCACGTGACGTGCGCGGAAAAACATGTTAGCAGTATCGATTAGTAGATATTTCATTGTTTTACTAGTTCGTTATCAATACAGTATTGTAACAGATATTCGCCCCAAAAGCAATGGGCATCTGGACCAAAATGCCAGGAATTTGGGTTTACTGTTTTAAACCCTTGATTTTTAAGGATAAAATCAAATGTTAATGTACTATCGTACGGTCCAATATAACTTGCACCCCAATCTTTACGGTCTAAAATACTCTCAAAATGATTATTGCCATTAAAAAACACATGTGGAATATCCTTAATTTCATTATGGAATTCCCAAATGTCTTGATGTGCTTGTTGAGTTTTAGCAGCCCAATTGACATTTACAACAAATTCTTTATATTGTTCATTATGACTATCGGGTATATCATCTACACCTGATGCATTTATTTGATACATTGTGCCATCAATATCCCATTCTTCACGTTCCCATGTGGACCATTGTACGACAATTAAATCAGGCTGGTTACCACGGGCCAAGTACTCGCGTGTGGTACGCATAATACGAGCATTTGAACTGGCACTCTCTGCATCACAGTCTAGCAGCGCATATAAGTGATTGGCTAATTCGCAGCCAAAGCTCGCACGTAAATTATCAGGATGCGGTCGACGACCTAGCCCCCATAAAAATTCATCATCTTCGGCAAATGCATGTGGGTTTACACATTCTGCAGCCGCAGCATGGCTGTCACCATTTACATATACAATCATTGTTTTAGTGCTTTTAGGGTTTCTGCTTCGGCCACACGTTTACGTAGGCTACTAGAACTAAAACTGTGATCGCGGCTATTAAATATCAACTCGATGTTACGTTGATAACACTCGTCGAGCCCTGAAAAATGCTTGTCGGCATATTCTACACCCAAGATGCGCACATCCACAGGTAATATTAACAGCAAGTCGCGTAGATCTTGTTCGGTTTGATATACCACAATTTCGTCAACATAGCGACATGCTGCTAGTTGTATTTGACGTTCTACAATACTTTGAACAGGTTTGTTTTTAGTTTCTGGACGATCAATTGTGGGATCTGTTTGTAAGCCACAGATAAGATAATCGCAGTGGTTCTTTGCTTCGCTGAGCATGGCAATATGTCCAGCGTGAAACATATCAAACGCCGAAAATACGATGCCAATTTTCTTGCCTTCGACTTTAAGATCTTTAACTTTACTAAAAATATTCATTTGTATTCCAGTGTTATAATTCCTTTTTTTACACGATTGTAAAAAGTTGCCCTGTGCAGAATTCCTAATGCTTCCATAGCATGTTTAACTGACGGATATTCGATTTCGTTTATTATAACAGGTTTATACTTCTGTGTAAATGGCTTCCCTCTTCGTTTAGCCATTGCTCTAGCATGAGATTGCCGCCATACTTCTGTTTTTTTAGGTTGATTTTTTCTTATTAACTCTTTAGTTCGGTCCGAGTGTTTAAAACCAACATGCCCGTTGCTTTTTCCTTTTTTGCTACTGCTAATTTTTTTACTTCTTCTTTCTTTTTCGTCGTCGCTCAGAGTCTGATGCCAATATGTTATGCCATGTGCACGTTTACTAATAATGCTACTTTTATCGGGGTGGTGTGTAGTAGTGTCTCCGCCGGTGCCACCAGATGCAATGTTGTATCCAATTTTGCGATTGGTCGAGTCGAGTCTCGAAATCCAGTATATTTCTCTCTCATCGACATTATGATCGTTACATTCTTCTAGTACTTCTTTTTTAAAAGATTGCTGACCATATTTTTTTATTGCTTGAGCAAGAATAATGCCAGATCCTAAGTACATTGGATCGTTTATTTTTGCCTTGCCAACATAAATTTTGCCATTACTGGTGTTTGTTGTTTTGTAAATTATACTCATACAAGTATTTATTACATTCTCAACGTTTGACATAATTTATGTTGGGCTCGAATCATTTTAAAATTGGATTGGGAATTTCTAATTCAAACAAGTAATACTCGTCGGCTGTTTTTGACTTTAAAACTTCTAAGGTGCGCTGGTGCTCGGCTTCTTCACGTGTGAGATAAAAGCCCCCGCCGATGCTGTTGTTTACGGGCATTGTTCCTGCGGCTGTAAAGTACAGTTGATCAGCATTACGTCTGATTAACTGGTATATTTTAATTGTTTTGGGTGGAAATTCGGGTTTCATTGATTAGATCCTTGAGTTTATTATACACTAATTCGTTGCCCGTTGCACTTAAATGGTTAACTACGCCGGGATGTTGCTTCCAAATATCGTGAAAATTTAATTCATTTCGAATAACAAATTCATTGTCAAGTATAGGAAAAAAACTTAAATGAATTACTAGGTTGTCAATGGTATAGTACATTATGCGCTCTTTGATTAGATTATGCACGTCTACTGCATAGTCTAAATCAAATATCGATTCGAAATAATATTCTAAATGCCGATGATCCGGGTGATCCTGGCGTGCCATAACATCACTGTAGATTAAATCAGCGTTTTTATGTAGCCCTTGTTTGTGAAAAGGATGCTCGGGTACATATACACGATATGCACTAGTGTGACACACAATGGTTAAATCGTAGTTGTTTAAGTTTTCTTGTGCTAATTGCAACCAAACCTTGTATTCACCTACTCCTGCTTGTGCACGATTTGTTACTTGATAGTCATTACTGAGTAACGTGCTCCACCCAAGATATTCACCGGGCCACTGAGCAGCAAAACTGTCGCCAGCAACCAATATGCGCATTAACTTACTTCTCTGCGTCCGTTGCCTAGATCACGTGATTGTGTATAACGTGGGCTATTTGGGTCAGGATTTATTGCTTGCTCTTGTTCCCAAGTTTCTAAGACTACATTACGGCACACGTTTTGAAACCAACGATCTACAATGTCAGAATCTTTATCATCGGGACTGCCTTGATAACCTGCACGAATTAAATTCATTACGAATTTATCGTTCCAATCTAATTCAAATGCACCAGCATTTAAATTATCAGGGTCAACATCCAAACTTAGTATAGCCACGTAGGGTTCGCCCTTTTCGGTGGCAATTTCTTTGGCAGTCTTTTTTGGCCGGCGTTCTTCTTTAGGCTGCTCTACTTTTACAGGCTCGGGCTGTTTCTTTTTAAACCAATCAAACATAATTCTTCCTTAGAATAAATCTACCTTTTCCCATGGTAAATCGGGTTTACCAAAGTGTCCGTAATTAGTAGTTAATGAATAAATTGGGCGGAAAAGATTAAAACGATCAATGATGCCCTTGGGTGTCAGATCTACATGCTGTGCAACCCAATTGGTTAACTCACGCGATAAATCACTATCTTCGGTTTCAACGTAAAAACTCATAGGATCTGCGACGCCAATGGCATAACTGACCTGGCAAGTAGCCCATGGCGCCCGACCTGACGCCACAATGTTTTTAGCAATATAACGCATCATGTATGCTGCGGAACGATCAACCTTTGTGGGATCCTTGCCAGAGAACGCACCACCACCGTGTGGAGCATATCCACCATATGTATCAACAATGATTTTGCGTCCTGTAAGTCCGCAGTCACCGTCTGGTCCGCCAATGACAAAGCGTCCAGTTGGGTTAATGTAAAACTCAGTCAATCCCGGAATAATATATTCTGCGGGCAGTAATTCTGTGATAATATCTTCTACTACTGCACGTACAATATTAATGGGCACATGGTCGCGATGTTGTGTTGAACATACAATTTTGCGAATACTCACTGGGCGATTTGCTTCATCATATTCAAATGTTACTTGTGCTTTGGCATCTGGGCCTAACCAAGCAAAATCTACTGTGTGGCGTAGTTCTGCGAGTTTTTGTAGTATTCTATGGCTCCAGTATAATGCTGCGGGCATGTAGTGTTCTGTTTCGTTGGTAGCATAACCAAACATAAGTCCTTGATCACCTGCACCAAAGTTGTCTGTACCTAGCGCAATATCTGCGGATTGACTGTGCAACAAGTTAGTAACTCTAAGCGTATGCCAGTTAAACCCATCTTGCTCGTAGCCGATGTGTTTGACTGTTTTGCGCACAGCCGACTCAATTTCTTCTGGGTGCAGCACTAAGCCCTTGTATTCGCCGGCAACAATTACGTTGTCTGTGGTAACCATGGTTTCGCATGCGCAGCGCATAGCAGGATCTTGGTGCGCCATTACCAAGTCTAATACTGCGTCCGAAATAGCGTCGGCTACTTTATCTGGGTGTCCTTCTGACACGCTTTCTGATGTAAACAAATAACTCATAATAGTTCCTACTTAATAAGGTGCTGTGATAATACCATACAACTAATCCAAACCCAAAGCGTGTTAAAACCCACAAGAGTTGGTAGTAGTTTTTTATTACTAGCCCATATTAACGACAAGCTAGTGCATAGTGTAAAAAAGTACAACCACCACAACTGTATGCCAAAAATCAGACCGGGCACAATAATAACAGCCTTGGCACCCCAGGATGCAAATTCTACAATGTTGTAGTCGGTCCAATACGCACGTGTAAACCACATTTTATAACAATCCCGGATCTTTTTCAATCCTGAGTGATTATATGCGATTGCAATAAGTGTTGCCCATGCAGCACTAGCGAATAGTATTTGTTCAAACGTCATTTATGAATTTACCTTAATTAACTGCATTAACCCTTCGACTTGGCCGAACCAGCGATCTTCGATTACAGGCTCCCCGGGTCCAGTAATTATGCGTCTAGCGCGGTATGCCAAACAAAAGCATAACCATTTTTTGGATGCATAACAACGCCGTGGCCAAATCGACCATAAAAGTTGCATATTTGCTCGACGCATAAAGTAACCTTCGTCGGGCTCGTAGTACCAGTAATCATGCCTCATTATTTAATTCCAAGTTTTTCTAGTATAACAACACCCAAGGAAATACCAACGACATACTCAAAGTACAACATAATGCTGTCAATGGCACCAAGCACATTACCTGTGTGCAAATGATATCCTGTCATTATACAAGCAGGTAACAAACTAGCAACACCAGCGCACATAACAATAGAATTGGTTCTAAGCAAATGATTCCAAAAATAACTTAGAGTTAAGCCTATGCCCAGGGCAATAATAAAATCAGTTATGCTTGGGCCGTAACGGGCAATTGTGCCTGGATCGATTACGCCGCCTTGCACAGAAAAATATACAAAGCCTACCAGGACCAGTCCAATGGTATAAGCAGTTACATAGAATATTTGTTTTTTGTTATTGGAAATTGCACATAATGCCACAGGAATTGGAAACCCAATTTTGCTACCAAACACTAATAAGATTGCATTGGTAACAAATCCCCAACAACATATAATGCCGCAAAGAACCATAAGCAGCAATTTTGCTGGCAATGGGACGTCATCAAATATGTCGTATTTTCTGCTCATTTACTTGATATTAAAATGCTCTTTGAGAGCAACACCACACCC